AATAGAAATTCCTGAATTAACAGAATGGTTAGACTCTAAATTTCAAGAGTTTATTAAAGAACCAAACTTTAGTTACAGTCAAATCAAAGCTAAATTTGGAATAGGTAGGTTCTATTGTGAAGGTTTGAGTAGTGATGAAATAACAGAAGTTGAAGACAAAATAACTCAAATCTGTAAGAAAAAATGAATACCTTCAGAAATCTAATTAGAAAAATATTTCCTTATAGGATATATCATAAGAGATTGGTCTCACGGAAATGATTAGACTAAATATAAAGAGTTGCATAAGACTTTCCATATAAATAATGTAAAACTAATGAAAGATGTAGTAGAACATTATGGAAAAGATTCTAAAAATGAAGTTAAATGGTAACGGAAAGAATAGAACCAAAAGATGTAAAAGACGAAGACCAGATATATGTCGAAGAATGGAAACTTGTATATTCTGGTTTATTCTGTAAAAATTATAAACATAGTCTCCTTTTAAAAGGTATGCATACGCTGTATAAAGTTTTAAAGAAAAGTAAAATGAAAAAATAAAAGAAATGTTCATAGAATCTTTCTTCTATATTCCAATACTTAAAGATTTCATTAAGGAAAAATTCAATTGATAAATAAGCTACGAAGAAATCGTAGAATTAATAATAAGTAAACTTAAAAACATGACTGCTACAAAAAGCGTTTCTGTGTTGTCACCAACAGCACTAAAGAACATGAAAAGAAATGGTTGCTCTACTATAGAAGAGTACCGTGAAATACGCAAAAAGCGTAAACAAGCTGTAAAAGCTATCCAACAAGCCAGACATCGCAAAGCGAAACAAGGCAGAAAAGCAAAAGTTCCAAAAAATCAACAGAATCAAAAGAAAAAATAATGCCTGGATTTGAAATTCCCGACCATATATTTGAAGCCGTTGCAAAGAGAGCAAGAGAAGGAGCACCTGGTGCTCTTTCTATTGGCTCTAAGGTAATGAAGATTGATACAGAAGATGACCAAGAAGAACATACCGATGGTACAGTAGGTACTATTGTAGGAAGTTTAGATGTATCACATGTTCCAAGACCTCCTGGAATGACTTTAAATGTAACCCCGAAGTATATGTATCTTGTTGATTTCCAAGATAAACATGGTAAACCTGTGTTTGTTATGGATTTTAAAGTTGTAGCCTGTGAAAGTTAAACAGTTAATACCCTACGATAAAGATACGTTTAAAAGATACTCAGAAAATAACTTAGGTGGATGGGGTGGCTGGTTTAATGCCCACTACATTCATGATAAAGATAAAGTAGGTAAAGAACCTGACCATACGTGGGAAGACTACCTCAATGAATTGCCAGATGATGCTAAACCATATGCTATAGCTCTTAAAGAGTATATAGTTGAGAATGGAATTAAGCACTGTGCACCCTGGCATCAAAGTATAGGTGTACCATTGTTCGAAGATAATACGTATTCTACGTTTTCTTATAGAGCATGGGGCGATTTAATGGCCGCAATCTATACTACTCCCGAAAAGCCATTAACTTACATGGAATTTTATATGTAGTTATGACAAAAATAGTGAGCAAAATAGCACTGTTGCTCAGTGCATTCAATTTAGGAGCATATTCGTATGCTCAAACACATGGTAGTCCTATCGAAATTTACAAATGGGTGATAACAGGAGCATTCTTTCTGTTATTCCTAGTATTGGATATAACTCAAAAACCAAATTATAGATAATTTTAAAAGTACAATAACCATATGAAATATTTTGCAAGATTTCTACCAGTATTAGGAGAGATAAAAGAAGGTGATAAGGCTTTAAATCCTTCCAATAAAAAAGTTGTAAAGGTTAATGTTGCTTGTTTAAAACATCTTGTTGATGATAAATGGAAGAAAGTAAAACTGTTCCTTTGTAGCAGAGATATACAAATTGGTGATGAGTATTATAATTCAATTGGTTATAAAGTAGACCATACTTGGGATGAAGAAGCTATACAAGATTTTAAAGACTTTCCAGATAATATTTTTAAAGTAATTGGTGAAATTAGTGAAGATGCTATATGGGTAAAAGAAGGAGACGAGTTTGATGAATATAAATCATTATTTAGAGACGAAGACGGTAATATTTGGAAAGATAAATATGGTGCTGGTAAAATGGGGTATCCTGGAGAACTATTCGAAATATGTCGAGTTCGATGTCCAACATGTAAACAATTTCATTAATGCTACTATCAGAAGTTAAAAAAGACACTTTTTATCATCTAGAAGATAATGATGGAGAATTAATTTTTAGGTTATTAGAACTGACTGATGAACCAGATAGACCTTTGGGTGAATTAATTGAGAATATGAATTCTGGTTTGCAATACTTTACATATTATGAAAAAACTCCATTCTATTTTCCTCACAGAAATTGCAGATTAGCTACTCCTGAAGAAATAGATTTATTTAATAAGGAGAAAAAAAAGCATTTAATTATGTCAGAATTTTCAGGTCTTAATAATGAACAAATCTTAGAAAAAATAATCAAAAAATTATGATACATAAAATACTAGAAGAGATAGCTAAAGAATCAAGCACGACTGCTAAAAGAAAAATACTAGAAAAATATAAAGGAGATCAAGTTCTCCAAAAGGTTTTGTACTTGGCTGAAAGTCCAAGAATAAAGTTCTATATAAAGCAAATACCTACTTACACCAGTATTGGTGATCCAGGTTATGGGCTTAATACTGCACTTGCAGCCCTAGAGAATATCTATACTCGAAAGATAACAGGTGACCAGGCAAAGAAAACACTTTTTAACATGTTAAGTTTCCTGAGTAAAAAGGATGCTGATGTTATTAAAAGAGTAGTTCTTAAAAAATTGAATATAAATATGGGTGCTACTGAAATTAATAAGGTTATTCCTGGATTAATAGAAGAAACGCCTTATATGGGAGCTGTACCTTTCAATGAGAAAAAAGCTCAAGCTATCTTTGAAGGTGGTAAGAAAGCTTATTCTCAAGTCAAGATGGATGGACGTTATGCCAATTCACAGATTTTTGGTGGAATTGCCGAAATGGAATCAAGAGGTGGTGAAATTACATATATTGGAGATGCCCACTGCATAAAAGAGATGAAGAAATTCCCTGATTGTGTACTTAATGGTGAGTTAACAATGCCTGGATTCTCTCGTTATGAGAGCAATGGCATAATTGCTTCCTTAGTATCCATTGGTGGAAAGAAAGCTAAAGGTGAAGATATAACTAAGGAAATTGCTAAATTTGATGATGAGCATAGAATTTCCTATATTCAGGCTCTCAAAGAAGTAGTTTATACTTGCTGGGATATCATTAGTCACGAAGAGTATGCTGACTGTTCTTCAAAAACTCCTTATTCTGAACGTTTAGAACTGTTGGAAGATATTATTGAATCTAAGCACTTGTCAAATATCAAAGTAATTGAATACGAGATAGTTGACTGTTATGAAGATGCAATTGAACATTTCCAAAAGATGCTGAAACGTGGCGAAGAAGGTACTATTCTAAAGTCTATGGATGGAGAATGGAGGGACGGCAAACCAAGCTGGCAAGTTAAAATGAAACTAGAAATAACTGTCGATTTAAAAATCACAGGTTTTCAGCAAGGAACTGGTAAGAATTCTCATGTTATTTCTACCTTATTTGCAGAATCTTTCTGTGGATTACTTAAGACTAAACCTACAGGTATGAAAGAGAAGACGATGGAATTTGTTACAAATAATCAATCTAAACTTCTAGGAACTGTAGTTGAAGTTGAATGCTCAGGTTTATCTCATGATTCAGAAGGTAATTATTCATTATTGCATCCACGTATTATACGTTTAAGAGATGACAAAATGACAGGTGACACTCTGGAGTCAATAAAAAAGATTGAAAAGGCAGCTAAAACCTTAAAGAAAACTAAAAAAGAAACAGTGTGAGAAAACTTTTTTTAGATGATATAAGATTACCTATTGAATGTGTAAGTTATATGTACAAAAGAATAGGAAGTAACAATTCTATTTATTTAGAAAATGATTGGATTATAGTCAGAACTTATGACGAATTTATTAAAGAAATTATAAATAATGGGTTACCTGATATTTGTAGTTTTGATCATGATTTGGCTGACGAACATATTCAAGATTATTATAAAAAGGAACCAAATGGACAATTAGACTACCATAAATATAAAGAAAGAACTGGATTTGATTGCGCAAAATGGTTAGTTGAACACTGTATAAATAATTCATTAGAATTACCTAAATACATAATTCACTCATGGAATCCAATTGGTGCTAAGAATATTCAAAGTATTTTAGACACTTTTAAGAAATTCTCTGAGTCTTAACAAAAAATCTTTCAATTTTTTAGTATATTTTATTGAAAGCTAATTCCTATGTTCAAAACAATCATCTATACCTCTACACTAGTTGTTCACTACTTATTAGCCTTCCTATGGCTAGAAATTACTGGTGTAATTGGAGCCATCCTTATGATATCTCATTGGGGGTTATTGGGTGGAAGATGTTTCCTGACATATATTGAGAGATGGGTACACTTAAGAATATTGGGTGAAACACACCTATCTCTCAATTTTTCAGAGACATTACTTTATAAACTTATAAACAATACTTTATGAAAAGATTATTATTAATATTTGGGCTATTTCTGATAGCCTTGCCTGGATATTCAGAAATTTCAAAAACTATACAACTTGATAGTTTGACTGTTAAGATTACTAGTTCACCAAATTCTAATAGAGTAGTTATAATTTCTTCAAGTGAAACTAAAGAATACACTACACGAAGAGCTATTACAACTTCCTTTGAAGAATATATGATTTACGATACTTATACAGATAATAACTTTAAGCTTATATTAAGTATTGAACCTGATAGAGCTTCAATTGTATCTGTAGAAATTCAGTACTCTAAAAACGAACCAATCCTAAGATTTTTTCCATGATTAAATACATTGTACCTGATGAATCGTTCTCTACTGAACGATATCTCTTAGATCATTTCCCTGATGGAGTAGTAAGATTCGAAACCTTCACAACTGATGGGAAGACTCGAGAAGAAGTCATTAAGTTTATAGAAGAGAATGGATTCCCACTTCGTCTGATATATAATAACCATTATGTAACTCCAGATAATACTTGCGTTATTAGTTTCCTTGCAAGATATGACTCAAAAAACAAATTTGATGTACGATATAGTTTTGTACATCAGTTTAACCATGAGACTTTCACTAAGGATATTATTAAAGTAATGGACGTCTCTGATGAAGACGAAGGTGCAGAATTCAATCTTATTACCATTAATAATGGCAGACCAAGAACTGTTACCAAATCCCTGAAAAAGCTTCTTCAAATAGATAAGGCTAATTCTTATAATTTTAATTGTACTGTGGATGAAATCCTGGAAGACATTAAAAAGTCTAAATCTGGATTAATCTTATTTACTGGTCTCCCTGGTACAGGGAAAAGCTCATTGATTAAATGGCTGGCTCAACAGGTTCCTGAAAGAGCATTCTTTTTCTTATCAAATAGCAATTTACATATGCTTTCAGACCCAGCCTTTGCAGATTACTGCTTAGAAAATCTGGAAGATTGTGTACTTGTCTTGGAAGATTGTGAGACAGCTTTAATGGACAGAAGCAGAAATGCTAGCCATGACATTTCCAATATTCTTAATATGACAGATGGTATCATTGGTGACATGTTAAACATAACAATCATAGCTACCATTAATACTACAGACGCTGTAGATAAAGCTCTGTTAAGAAAGGGAAGGTTAATTCGCAAGGTTGATTTCAATAAGCTGAAGAAAGAGCAAGTTAAAGAGCTTGCACAATCTTTAGGGTTTGAGATGGAACCAAAAGAAATGGTGTTAACTGAAGTCTATAATCAAGCAAGCAACGGAGTAGAAGAAAAAACCAATCCAGTAGGATTTAAACTTTAATTATGTGTCTATTTATTGCAAAGAAGAAGGCTAGAATTGCTAGCAAGGACATTACTGTCTATAAAATTGTAAAACTTGTTCCTGATTTAGAAAGCTTTAAGTGTATTGAAGGTGATTTTCATCTTAAATTTCATATGCTTTCTGAATTTCATAATTTTGAATATAAACTTAATAGAGAATATAAAACTAAAATGAAACTAAAAAGAATTCCTACCTGTTACAAGTACAAGGATAGATATGATTTTGAAGTTAATTCTGGTTTTCATTCTTGGTCTAAACCTAGAAATGAGCTTCATATGCTTGAAAGCGAGAAGTATAAGTATGTTCTCGTAGAATGCATAATTCCAAAAGGTTCAGAATATTATGTTGGAAAACATAGTTTAGGTGGAAGTAAAGGAAGAGTTTCGAATAAAATTATAATTAAAAGTATTCTATGGGAAATTACAGAGAGATCGCAGGTAATCTTATAACACTTGCATTGCAAGGTGAATTCGATGTTATAGCTCATGGTGTGAACTGTTTCTGCACTATGGGCAGTGGAATAGCACCTCAAATGGCTAAAACTTTTGGCTGTGATATGTATAGTTTAGAAGATAATCATCAAATTAATCGCGGAAACTTTAATAAACTAGGTCAGATAGAATTCAGGGATTTTCTAGTAAGCACTATGTCTGGTGCTCATCCTGTAAATTATGCTGGAATCGTTACTCATGAGTTTAAATATCCATTAACTGTAGTAAATTGCTACACTCAATATGGTTTTGGCAGAAATCATGAAAATGGTACTGACATTCCCTTAGATTACTATGCTTTAGCTACCTGTTTAAGAAAAATAAATCACTACTTTAAAGGTAAACATATTGGACTACCTCAGATAGGCTGCGGACTTGGAGGAGGAGAATGGGATATTGTAAGTAATCTCATTCAGGAAATTATGACTGATTGTAATGTAACTGTAGTTATCTACGACAAATCTTAAATATGGAAATTTCAAAAGAACAATTAGCTAAGTTTGCAGTTTTTCATGTTGTTACTACAATGAGACATCTTGGAATAGCAACAGATGAAAGAGATCAGATAAATATGCTTAGAAGTATGATTGAAGATCTTGATGATATGAAATTTAGTGGAGCAGATGATATAGAAGAAATGTGGAACAGCTTAATTCTATCACATTTTAAAAATGCGAATGACGGCAGGTAGATTTTGTAAATTAATCAAAGTGTCAGTTAGTGATAATCCAAAAAAAGGTGAGGCAACTCAATCTAATAAGTATTATCAAATGACAGAAAAGAACGGACAAATAGAAGTTGAATATGGTAGGGTGGAGAGTACTAAAACTATCCATCACTACTCCATTTACGAGTGGGATAAGTTATATAACGCAAAAGTTAAGAAAGGTTACAAGGATGTTACTCACACAGTAGCTGTAGAAGTAGTTACTTCTGAAAAGGGAACTGTTGAATATGCTACAATAAAGGAAGCAACTGTTAATAATTTCTTAACATTAATGAAAAGATATACTGATAATCTAGTAAAATCTACCTATTCAGTAAAGGCTACAAGTGTAACTCAAGCACAAGTAGATGAAGCGCAAGCTATTCTTGATAACCTTAAGAAGATAGACAAGAAAAACCAAAAGGAATTTAATGCTAAACTGATAGAATTATATACTATAATTCCTAGACAGATGAGACATGTTCAACATCATCTTTTGCCTAGTATTAATGTAGATAAAACTCTAGATCAAGAACAGGATAATCTAGATGCAATGGCATCTCAGGTAGCAATGTTAAATCCTAAAACTTCCAAGAAACAAGAAGACAAGAAGAAAGCAGAAACTCTCATAGATGCTCTTGGAATTTCAATAACTGAAATTGATAAGAATGAATCCGACTTGGCTTATTTGCTGAAACAAAACTTTAGTCAGTACTGTAAGGTAAAAACAGTTTTTAAAGTAAATAAACCAAAAGAAGATGTTATCTTTGAAAACTGGCTTAAAAGTCAGAAAAACAAACAGACTAAAATACTCATTCATGGAACACGCTGTACTAGCGTAATTCCTATATTAGAACAGGGGTTAAAAATAAGACCTACTGGTAATTATCAATTTTCTGGAAAAGCATATGGAGATGGAAATTATTTTTCAGAAGTAATGCAAAAGTCTCTTGGATATACTGGTAGAAACAGTGATAAGGTGATTCTTGTCTATGAAGTACATACAGGAAATCCATTTACTTATGATGGTTGGTATAGAGGTAATTCTTTTAGTTTAAATTATAAAGAATTATCTTCAAGAGGGTATGATAGTACCTACGTGAAAGCAGGTGGTGGTTTACTAAATAGTGAAATTATAGCCTATAGGGAAGAACAGTGTAGAATTAAATATATCATTCATTTAACAAATTAAAATGTAGTATGAAAGGCAAGAAACCTTTAAAAGATCTCAAAAAAGATTTACTCGAAGCAGTAGTCGTAAATTTACTTAAAGCTGATAATCAAGTTACAACTCTTGAAGTTAAAACTGAACTTCGTCAAAAGTATTCTGATTTATATTGGGGACAAAGTGAAGTAAGTAATATAATGCAGGGAATGGAACAAAGCGGGAAACTTAATTATAAAGATAACGGAACTTATCGAACTTACTGGGATCCATCAAGACCTTTTGGTAATCAAAAATCTTCTGCTAAGCCTGCAAAAGTAACTAAAGTTAAAGCTGGTTCTTCACCTAAAGTTTTTACGAAGGTAAGTTCTGGAGGTAAGATTTCTCGCAAAAAAGCACTAGAGTTAATGAAAAATAATAAAGGTCGTTTCTTTACAGCAGTTTTTATTAAGAAAGATAATACAACTAGAGTTATGAATTGTGCTTATATTACAAATCAAACAACTTCTGACTTAGGTTATGTTAAGGTTAAGGAAACTAGTCAATTAATATTGAAGAAACCTGCTATCAGGAATTTAAATCTTCAAACATTGACTGAACTCAGAATTGGTGGTGTAATGTATACCATAAAATAACATTTTTCGGATTTAGTCAAGGCCCTGGGGATGCTACCCAGGGCTATTAATTTCAAAACTATGAGCTTACCTTTTATCTTTTTTATTATTATTGTTCATTGGATAGGAGATTTCGTATTACAATCTGAGCAAGAAGCTATGAATAAAAGCCACAATATATTCTGGCTCTTACGACATACTTTTAGGTATACTATATTTTGGGAAATTGCTTTACTAGTATTAATTGTTATTAACTTTCATCATCCATTCTTTGTGTATATTCCTTGGAGTTTTACAAAGTTCTTAGCTATTACCTTTATCTGTCATACAATCACTGATTATTATACATCTAAACTTAACAAAAAGTTATGGGAACAGAAAAGAGTTCACGATTTCTTCGTAATGGTAGGTTTTGATCAATTATTGCATTACATACAATTATTTCTGACTTTTAAATATATATTCTTATGAGTGATGATTTAAAAGTTAATCCAGATAGTCCTACTAGTCCTATATCTTTAGATAAATTTCTAAAACTTACAGCAACTGAAAGGAAGGAACTTACAGTACTTATTGATGGTACAGGTTTTGGAATTAAAAAAGATTCTCTAGAACCTTTATATATTACTCCAGATGAATGTAGAACCCAGGCTTTATATTATTTGAATAATAAGTTTAAAGATGGTAAAGCACCACTCTACTTAATTCGTTATCTAGACTTTATGTTTTTTGATGCTCCATTTATATCAGAAGATGAAGTGAATACAAACCCTAATAGTTATATTGAAACAGGAAAAAAGATTGTCGATTTCCTGGAAAATGCAAAAGATAATGATGAAGCTTTACAAGTAATTGGATTAGTACAACTTATAGCTGGAAGTCTAAATATGGCTAGGAAGGCTGGAGCTGGAATTTTACTTTATATTGATAAACCTGAAACACATCTACACCCAAAAAGACAGTCTAGATTTATGACTATGTTTCAACATATCAGAAAAGAATACGGATATGAGCCTACAACTTAAAACAATTCAGGAAGTTAATAACTTCAAACGTTTGGCAAATCAATCTAAAATAATTTATGACTATACCTTTAAGAAAGGTAAGTACATTATAACACTAGAACATTCTGAAAAGAATGTAGAATTCTTAAATGAATTAAGATATGAATTTTAAGAGAAGAATCCTTCTGACCATTTGCTTGGAAGAAGGCTTTCACGTTCACGTGGAAGGACAAAATTTTACCAAAAAAAGACCATATGAACACCATGAATTCAACAATGGAATGGTCAAAGTTCGATTTCCCGATCCAAGGGATTATGCCAGTGTCAAGAGCGACAAGGTACGTGTAACAACTCTTCCCGAAGAGACTGTTCATTATTTCACTACAGACGAATCTGCGCCTAGGCACAAGTGCAACGCGAAGTTCGAGTGGAAGAAATGGTCTCCAAAGAGAAGATTGGAGTATAACCTGGACACTCTGGCTGAAGGTAAGCCTTATACCTATGAGTTTATAGGTGACTAAATCAGGGGAGGTTCACCCTCCCCATTTTTAACTAAAAATTTTTAAAAGTGCCTCCTAAAACACAACAAAATGTACCAGTGATTGGTGCGCAAGACTCAACCAGAAATTGGAGCCAGCATGGTAATGCTTTTATAAAAGTCGAAACAACCAATGTTGTCCCAAGATTACCTCAAGGGATTCTTACTGTCCATTTTAAACAAAGTGGAGAACCATTCCTGGTTTTGGACAGACTTAAATTCACATTCCCTTACAAAGTCTATCAGACTGAAAGAAAATTTGTCGAAAGAGTCAACATAACTTTTAAGAACACTAACGAAAATCTGGGTATTCTTTTGAATGGTATCAAAGGAACTGGAAAGAGTGTTACAGCAGAGCAAATCTGTAATGACTTGATGAAAGAGTATGATATGCCTATCATTCTGATAACTCAGAACTTTGGAGGTATTGATCACTTCCTCTCAAGTATCGACCAAGACATCATTGTTTTTGTAGATGAATTTGAAAAAACTTTTGCTAATTCTGAAGATGAAGAACGTTGGAGTGGTGGAAACCAATCCAGGGTATTACTGTCCTTAATGGATGGTGCACTTAAATCAGAGCACAGAAGGGTTTTCGTATTTACTACGAATAAGGTGTATATTGATGAAAACTTACTGGAACGTCCAGGAAGAATTCGTTACAAGAAAGAATTCGGAGATTTAACCAAGGAAGCTGTTGAAGAGATAGTAGATGATATGTTACGTCATAAACAACATAAAGAAGCTATTATAGCTTATATCAGTACCCTGAATATAATCACAGTGGATATCGTAAAGGCAGTAGTTCAGGAAGTAAATATCCATAACGAAGAGCCTGAAGACTTCCGTGATGTGTTCAATGTTTCGACTAAAAAGTCTAACAAATGGGATATCTATGAAGGTTCTTGCTTGGATCAAACCAATAAGTCTTATCTGGGACTTAAGAAATTGTATTCTGGAGTTTCCATTTCTCCAAGTGCTGAATGGGAAAATGCTGATATTAATGATTACGAACAATGTGACATTCATTTTGGCAGTAAATATATGGGAATTGTTGAGAACATCGAAGAAAATGTTATCACAATCACTCCAAGAACAGAGGACACTACTAAGGATAAAAAGAACGAAGGTAAGAAATATACCATAGTTCGTGCTGAAGTATTCCACCCTAGCTACACATTTTAAAAACACAAGTGTATGTCAAGAAAAAATAAAATTTTACAGGCTCTGTGGAGTTCTGATGGCTATTTTGCAGGATTAACTAACGATGATATTATCTATATCTCAAGCCACCTTCCTGATGAAGATGGTGAAGGTACTAATACCAAGATAGAAGATGATTCTGCTGCCTTTGATCATTCTAAGAAAGATTACGTCACTGCCTGTGGACTAAAACCAAAAGACTTAGAAGACTTTATTGATGATTTACGAGCATTTGCTACTTCAGAACATGAACATGCAGTATCTGCTGTAATCGAAGAAATTACTAAATATTCCAAAAAGTCAGCTAAAGCCAATCGAGTTGTTGCTTTAGTTGCCTACAGACATTTCGAATCTCAGGCTTTAAAGGAAAAAATGAAAGACATGCTAGGTGGACTTGGCGGTGGAGGAAATCCTCCTGATGATATTCTTAGGATTATTAAGAAATTACGGGATTTAAATAAGGATAGTGAAGATGAGCAATAAGAAATTTCATATTCTTTTCAGAAAACCAGGAGATATAGATACTACTGGTAGAAATTACGAAAATACCAATATAATAGCAGCTATTCTGGCTTTCGAAAAGGAATTTCCAGAAAGTGAATTATTGTATATTGCATCGGAAGATATATTCATGGATTTAAGAAGGCAATTGCCTATTCCTGATGAATTTTCTGATATTCTTAATCAAAAAAGGCATGAAAATAAAATTCGTGAGAATGAACTCACATAGAGTGAAAATGTTAGTAGATGATAATGTAGTAAATGACAATATTTTACATCATGAACCATCAGGAGTTGATCAGAGGGGAATAGCTCTCTATTCATACGCCAAAGAGAACGCTATAATGAATAGATTTGAAGATTTTCAATTTGAATCCCCTTCAATCAAAAGCGAAATAAGGTTTAAGTATTATTTCATTTGGGATAACTTCGACCAAAATTAAATTTTTTATTTCTTTTATTTTTAAAATCTTAAAATGAACACAAGTGTTGTTAAGGTGAAACATGTTGGCTCCGTCCAACCAGCTAAAAACGGAAATGGATCTTATCAAACAGTAACTGTACAAGAGTACAAACTGATTTCAGTAGGGTCAAAAACAATTGAAGCAGCTACTAATCGTATTGCTACACGCAATATTTGGAGCGAGCGTAAACAGAAAGAAGGCGATAAAATCGTTAAGGCTGACCCGTTATTTGGTCAACTGTCCGTAGGTGACTATGTTGCAGGTCATATTGAACAATTCAATACGACTCCTTACATGATTGATGGTCGTGAATGTAAAACTTATACTGGTTTAATCTTTGAAGGTGAAAACAAGTACAAGTACGTGAACAACCAGCTTAAGAATGAAAATGCAGTAGCGCTAGATGAAGATGGAACACTGACTGGAGAGTTAGTAGCCAATCTGAAAACTCAACCTGCTGAATAATAATACTAGTGAGGGGAGGGAGAGACCTCCCCTTTATTTTTATCTAAAATCAAAATTTATGTCAGTTTTATTATCAAAAAGATTATTTCTTTTAAATTCAAAGACCAAATTACTTTTGTTAGCTGGAATAAATCGTCCTATTATTCCTGCTCAAGTTACTAAGTTAGCTAAATCTATAGATAAGATGGGCTTTATTAGACCAATTGTTGTAGCAAAAATTTCTTTTATTTCAGGAAAACCTCAGTATTATATTGTTGATGGTCAACATCTGTATTTTGCATGTCTTAGAAATGCTATTCCTATTGAATATACTCTAATAAATATTGAAACGGAAGAAGAGCTAATTGAAAAAATAGCTTTACTTAACGCTTCTTCAAAAAGTTGGACACTACTTGATTACATTACAGCCTGGAGTTATATTAATAGTGATTATAAAAAACTCAATCACTATTTTAAAACATATGATTTTGAATTAGGAGTACTTTCTTCTGTTCTTTCAAATAAATGTGTTTCTGCTACTACTGGTGGTGCTGTAAGTATGACAAAATCAATAAAAAATGGTACTTTTCAAATAGTAAATGAAAAAACCAATGTCGAAATTCTTGACAGGTTAACAGATGTCTTAAAGATTATTCCTCGTCTTAACAGACAAGAGAATAAATTTGTTTGTTCTGAATATGTTAATTTTTATCGTGCAAATTCTCATAAATATAATCATAAAAAGTTCCTTCAAGAACTTTCCGTAAAGAAGAGTCAATTTGTTTTGGCTACTCACGAACAACATGCTCTAGTTGAGATGTTTGAAGATTTAATTTAATAATAAATTGAAAATATGTACTTAAGTCAAGCAACTGAAGAACAATTAAAAGCTCTTGATTCTCAAGCTTATGAAGAAGGAAAACTTCTTGAGATTAGAAACAAATTTGGGCTATTACTAGGTGTAGGAACAAGCATATCTGCTTTTCATACAATGAAAGACAAGAAAGGAAACCCGTGCTTTAATGTAATTAAGCACAAATTCTATGATGAGAAGGGCGAACTGAAAGAAAAGGTAGTATATGATGTCGCTTTAGATATCTATGACCCTAAAACTTTCAAGTCTTCTAACGAGAAGATTCAACAAAGTATCGAATTCAGTGAAAAATACTGGGCTTCCCGTAAGGAAGTTTGGGATAACACTGATTCTGTATTAAAAGAATGCCCTGGTGTTTTAATAAATAGATTACGAACCAAACAATATAATAAATGAAAACTTACTTCGAACCTCTAACAGAAAAAGAGCATATGCTCTTATTAATGATCCACAATGGACAAAGATTCCATAAGGATAACTTCAAAGAAGAAATAACTGGTCTTAAGGAAAAAGGCTACATCTTCAAGTCTGGTGCAGTAAATACCAGAGGAACAGCATTTATTCACAAAGCTCGTCAAGGAAGAGTATCTATTCAGGATATCTTAACTTACTCAACTCTCAAATATAAGCAGGAACTTATCAAAGAACTCAAGAGAAATCTTGAAATTGAAGAGATGTTAGGTCAAAAGTTATTTGATCCTATGATAAAGAAAAATCTTGTGAACTACAAAAAAGAAGAAAAATGAAGAAAGTATTTGTAACATTGATAGTATTGACTATCCTAGTAATTCCCATAACATCATGTGAACCAAATGATCCAGTCAGAACTGAGGATGGAACAACTAAAGTTGTCGAAGATTATGGTTTATTTAATAAAGAAGTTATGGATTCTACTGTAACCTATCAGATAAGCCCAGTTTCAGTAATTTGTTCTGCCGTTTTTATTGAGACAATATTTGTACCTATATGGTTAATTGGATGGTATCTTTGGGAACCTGTAGACAATCCCGAATGATGAGAACCATAGATCAACAAGCAAAAACTCAAGGATATCGAAAAGTCTTATGCTGAATCTTTGAAGAGTGTAACAGCTCCTGCTGATGAAGTAGTTCTTCCAAGCGAAGAAGAAACTGAAGATAAAACTGAAGCTTAATCGAGTTTCTCTTTCAGAACTTGCTGGTAGATGTCTACATCATATGGGACATCTGCCTCTGGTTCTGGTTTATCTGAAAACTTCAGAGAATCATTTATATCTGCATCATCAGTATCCTGCCAATGTTTAACATAATCTTTATGAATTGTTATTTCTTGCATGGCCTGCTTTCCATGAATAGTAGTAAAGTCAATGGATAAGACATCTTCAATGTCTATATCAACTACTTCGCCCGTGGGTAAACTGTATTTCATCATTCAAAAATACAACAAAATTTTAATATTAATTTAACTTAACAATTTAATAATTATGGCTTTACGAATAGTTCACATTTCTGATACACATGGAGCTAAAGGACACTCCAAATTGACTATACCAGAGTGTGATTTATTAATTTTCTCTGGTGACTTGGGTGGGAGAACTTCACCAATGGAAGTAGTTGAGTTTTTGCTGTGGTTTGAAAAACTACCAGCAAGAAAGAGAATTTTTATACCTGGAAACCATGATATCTGTTTAGACAAAAAGTTTGTCGAATCACGAACTGAACCTTTGTCTAGAATAGTGCTTAGTGATTACTATACAAAAGCATTAGAAATTATAAAACAATATCCAAAAGTTGAGATGTTGAATGATTCTGGATGCGAATTTGAAGGATTAAAAATATGGGGTTCTCCTTACACACCATCATTCAATAGAGAATATTGGGCATTTAATGCTGATAGAGGAGAAGAAATTCAGAAGGTCTGGAATAAAATACCAAAAGATACTGATATTCTAATTACGCACGGTCCTCCATTTGGTATTTTAGATAAAGTAGAAATTAAAGAACGAACTGCATGGCATGAAAATGGTCATGTTGGATGTAAAAACCTTCAAGAAACCATTAAGTCTAGACTTAATACTCTAAAAATACATTGTTTTGGTCATATTCATGATAATTATGGAGTTGCTTTGGAAAAAGTTAGTAATTCTAGAAGGGTTTTATTCTCAAATGGAGCTGTTCTAAATAACAAATATGAAGTAATTATTAGAGAACCTTTAGTTATTACATTATGAAAACAATAAATATTCCTGAAATAGGAGATAAAGTTACTCTAAAATATGGAATGCATGTAAATGTACCATACAATACTTTTAATAAGCCATTACTGGATGAACTGAAAATAGATTTAACTACAGTAAACCCAGGACAAATGTGTTCAGTTTATATTTCAGCATCAGATATGATTATAGTTGAAAAGTATCTTATTGCAAGAAAAGGTACTGCATCTTCTGTTGTTATTAAATGGAATAAAAATAAGATTGTAGTTCCTATCAAAAATTTAAATGGGTTATATTTTTCAAAAATAGATTCATTATCTTCAAAAACTATCGTATCTATTAAACATTACTCTTATTGGAAACAAAGAACTAGGGGAATAATTCAAAATAAGGTTGAAGATTTAAGTATTCACTACTCAATTGATGGAGTTAAAAAGGTATTACCTGCTGTCTTAGAGAGAAGAGCAACAAATTCAGTAGATACTAAATCTGATACTCATCGAATAATTTCAAATTCTAATAATTTAATTTATACAGAAACTGAAATATTCTGGAAACATACACCCAAGCTAAAAGCTTCCAGAGCTACTGTAACTTCTTTTATTTTGAAAGCAGAAGGTCTAAAAAGGAAAGATTGTTTAATAAGGGCAAGAATTTAAAATTATGAATATAGGAGATAAAATAAGAGTACTTAACAGCTCTAGCCATCCTTCAACTATTGGTTTGATTGGAGAACTTGTAGCAGAAATTAGTGATAGTTATGGAAATTTCTATCTACTAAAATTTGATTTTGATATATCTACTGGTTGTGACGGTCATGTTGATTTAGAAAAATGGACGACTGTACAAGGTATAGTTCCAGGAGTTGGTACATCAAAAAAAATTTTGTTATTACCAGAAAAATAACCCTAAAGAAAATTTACAAAACCAAGAACCAGATTTAATACCTATTCTTGAAGATATTATTAAAAAATTATTATAAAAACTAAAATTATGGCAAAGAAAAGTAAAGAAATTCCTAATGGAATGATACTATGTCCAGATTGTGGAGGTCGTGGAGAATGTGTAACATCTTGTTGTACAGGAGAAGTAATTTCTGATGATTGGCAAATGTGTCCTGTATGTCACGAACATCTTGGAGAAGATACTTGTGAGTTATGTGGTGGAACTGGATTTGTTGATGAAGATGAAGAAGGTTCCGATATGTATGATGGTCAATTAATTGCAGAAAATTTATCAGATTTAAAGAAGGAAATATGAATGACATAATAGGTCTTAGTGTCCTAATGAAGAAATTATTAGCATTTATTCTAGCATGGATATGTTACGGAATAGGAAATTTATTTTGTCAAATTTCCCACATAAAAATTAAAAGAAATGGAAAGAAAACTTATTGGTTCGATGGTTCAGAAGAAACTTTTCGTTCAAAAATAGGTTTTTGGTTATCAGATAGATATCAAATTTGGATGTTTAGGTCTATGAGAATTCAAGACTGGGCAGGAAATAAGACTCCTTGGGAAGAAGTTGAAGATTAAGATTGCAGAATTCATAAGAATTTTGTACATTTGCAAAATGAAAAAGATTTTAGTATTAATAGATGAAGGAGGAAGTAAATATCATAGATTAATACTTCCTACTTTATTCTTAGATAAATCAAAATATGAAGTACATTACTTCAAGGAAGACTACGTTATTGAGAAAGTAGTAAAGAATTATGATATAATCTTTATTAATTGGTTCCAAAAGACAAAATGTATATATCTATCTTTATGGCAATTCAAGTATGGATTCAAGATATATGTAGATATGGATGATTATTGGATACTTCCTCAAAGACATCGTTCATATAACTTAGTAAAACAATATACATATCAACTTGAAGATCAAATGATTCTGGCTGATAAGGTTTTTGTATCTACTCCATTTTTAGAAGGAAAATGTAGGGAATATAATGACCATATTATTCTACGGAAGAATTATCTCCCTATAGATAATAACCAGTTTATAATTGAGTCAAGGGTTTTAAACAAGGAAGATAAAATTAGGATAGGAATTATTGGTTCCTTATCTCATTACGATGACTGGCTTTCTATTAAAGGTCAAATAGATAAGATGACAAAAGATAACAAGATTCAGGATGATGTGGAGTTTGTAGTATGTGGCTATTCTGATGATAATCAAACTACTAAAATTATGTGGGATAGAATTGTTAATCTTTTCAAATATAAAAAGAACGGTAAAGATATTTATCCAACAGTATATAAATCCCAACCTGTAAAATCATATATGAATCTTTACAGGAATCTGGATATTTGCCTAGCTCCATTAGAAAATTCAGATTTTAATAGAGCTAAATCAGAACTTAAACTATTTGAATGTGCTTATAAATCAGTACTTGTTATTAGTGAAGGTATATATAGAGAGAAAGGTTACGATGAATACTGTCTTGTTGATAAGGAAAATTCATATTACGACTGGGTTAAGAAATTGTTAGATAAAGATTATTTGAATTCTTTAAAGCTAGAGTATTCTAAAAAACTAATAGAGAAAAATGAAGAAAATAGAAAAATTTACGAATTAGAACAATTTTTATGACACCATTGATTTATGCAATAAAATACAAAGAAAATCAAGATATTGATGGGTATATTGAATATTTTAATACACGAAAGACGATAGATGAAAAGTCATATCTATTTGAATATCCTTGTATTATAGATATAATAGAATCCATAAATCTTGAAGCAGAACAATTAGTAGGTATTTTCTCTTGGAAGTTTCCATTAAAAACAGGATTATTTAATAAGAAACTTCAAATGTTAATTAATAAATATCCAGGATACGAAATTTATGGACTATGTGGCCAGGAGCTTAAAGGTAGGTACTTAAAAATGTCATACAAATGGCATCCAGGCTTCGAATATATATTCGAAAAACTATGCTCTAAACTAAATTTGAAAGTTAAAGAACCTAAAATTGTTATTTATTCTAACTTTTTTATAGCAAAATATTCTGTCTATAAGAAATATATAGATGAGATTGTCAAACCTGCTATTAAAATATTAGAAGAAGATGAAGAATTAAAAGAACTCGTATGGAAAAACGCCAATTACATTTCAGGTCTATCCAGCAAAGAACTAGAACAACTAACAGGTCTAACTCATTACACCTTCCACACGTTTATCTTAGAAAGACTAATGAGTTTATATATAGAGAAGGAAAATCTAAAAGTAAAACAAATCCTATGAGTGCAAAATACTTAAAATCAACGGCAGTTAGAAATTATCCTCCAGGAACAAGATTCTTATCTATTCATACTGATGGTATTCCTAAACATGAAGTTATTGTAAAAGATTTTTGGCATACTGATGATAAGGGAGATATATGGTTTATGGGCTTAGAAAATAATGGTGTAGTTTATCATAACGGGAAATGGGCACCTATTACACTGGATGTTAAAAACATTTCAGAAGAATATAGAGAAGCTAAATTAGAATTACTTGAAACTCTTTCTAAAGCTATGGATGAATTAGAAGAAGCGCTAAACAATATTGAATGACAAAGATTGATGATATTATTATAGGTTCAGAAGTATCAACAGACGTTCATAAAGATTATGGAAATTCAGGTATTTTAGTAGCTATAATGCACTATTCAAATTTAGATTATGCACTCATTCAATATAAAAGAAATGTTAGTGAAGGAAGTGGAATTCAAGATCCATCATATAAAATATTAAAAGGATATTATCCTGAAGACTTAAATAAATGTGCGTGGTGTTTACTAGATTCATTGACTATAATTTCAGAACCTATTGAATACAAGCTTGAACAAATCATAAAAAAGTTATCATGAAATATATTACTTCAGATACCCACTATAATCATTTTAATATTGCTAGTTCACAGAGTAACTGGCAAAGGGGATTTCGAAACTTCAAATCTTTAGAAGAACATGATTACCATATAGTTAACTGTATTAATAAATACGTCAAGGAAGATGATGAACTGTATCATTTAGGAGATTGGAGTTTTGGAGGAATAGAGAATATCTGGGAATTCAGAAAAAGAATTCTATGTAAAAATATTCATTTATTTCTTGGAAATCACGATATTCATATAAAGAAAAATAAAATACTTCCAAATGTTTTAAAAGAAATGGGAACTATTGGAGTATTTATTGAACCAGGAACTATGGGAAGTAATCATGATAGAATTGATGAAGTCAGAGCTAGAGAGCTCTTTACATCTGTAAGCAACGCAGGTCATATAATTGAAGGGGAAAATATGATTTTCTGCTCTCACTATTCTCATAGAGTGTGGGATCAAAGTCATAAAGGTTCTCTACACTGCTATGGGCACTCACATGGTTCTATTCCTGATTGGGGTAGAAGTATGGATGTAGGTGTAGATGTAGCTTACAAATTAACAGGAGAATATAGACCTTTTTCATTAGAAGAAGTTGTTAAAATCCTAAATTCAAAAGAAATTTCAATAGTAGATCATCATGAATCAAGATAATAATTATGAAATAATAATCACTTCATGTGGTAGGTGGCATTTAGTAGATAAGTGCCTTAGTTCTTTATTTAATCTTATAGGTGAAAATCATAAGATTACATTAATAGAAGATTCTACCAGAGAAGACATGAAAGAAAAAATTGAAAAGAAGTTTGGTGAAAAAATAAACTTTATTTTTAATGAAGAAAATATAGGACAGATAAAATCTATAGATAAAGCTTATTCTCAGATTACTTCTGAATATATAGTCAAAATAGAAGATGATTATTATTTTCATGGAAATAAAAATTTTATTCAAGATTCAATTGACATCTTAAAAGAGAGACCAGATTTATATTTCATATGGTTAAGACATTTCAAGAATTATCAGATAAGTCACGGGCTAGATTATATGAAAAATTTATTTGAATCTGGTATTCATAAAACTTCAACTGGTGTTCCTTACAAAATTTTAACACCAAGTCATTATGGTGACTGGAGCGGTTTTACATTCATGACTAGTGTAAGTAGAACTGCTGACTATAAAAGAATATTCCCTGAAGGATATGCAGAGTGTGCTGGAGATAAGATTGGTGTGTTTGGAGAAAAGGCTTGTAGTGACAGAGCCAGATATAAATATAATTTAAGGTCAGGACAACTGATGAATGGTTGTTGCGAGACTAATCACATTGAAACTCTATACAAATGATAGATATTTATATGTTGTGCTTTAATGAAGAAAAGTTAATACAGTTTGCAATTGATCAGCATAGAAAGAATTTTCCATCAGCTAGAATTATAGTTTATGATAATGAGAGTACTGATAATTCTGTTGAAATAGCCAAAACAAATGGTTGTGAAATAAGAACTTTTAAGACAGATGGGACTTTTAGTGAAGCAATCCAGATGAATCTAAGAAATAATTGTTGGAAAGAAAAATCTGATAATGAGTGGGTTATGGTTGTCGATTTAGATGAAATACCTCAAATCAATGAAGAACAACTCAGAGAAGAAGATAGGAATAGTTCAACAATTATATATCTAGAAGGGCACGATTTTGTTGGTGGAGAAACTGGATTTGATTTATCTATTCTTGAAAAAGGTATTAGAAATGGTGGTCATGATAAAAGGCACATTTTTAAAAGAACTGATATAAAGGAAATGAATTATGGAGCAGGCTCTCATCAATGTAATCCTATTGGTAAAATTGTTTATTCAAGCAAAAAATATAAGACTTTTCACTACAAATGGATATCCTACGAATATGTAAGAGATAGGCACAAAATGTATGCTGAAAGGTTAAGTAAGAAGAATAAAGAAATGGGTTGGGGATGGCACTATAACTGGAATGAAAAAGAGTTAAGAAAAGTCTACGAATCCTTATTAGGAAGTTTAATAAATATAAAGTAATGGAATTGAAAAAATTATTTGAAGAAAAGAAGTATAATAGTGATAAATTTACTTCACATTCATATCTTGAAGATTATGATAGATTATTCTCTCCTATAAAGGATGAAGTTAAGTCAATACTTGAGATTGGTATACAAAAAGGTGAATCTCTTTTAATGTGGAAAGATTTATTTCCAAATGCCGAAATATACGGTGCAGAAATTAATCTTTCATCTTTAACTATAAATCCTTATCAGGATAGAATTACAATTAAACAAGGAGATGCATATACTCATTCTTTTTTAGATTTATTTAAGGATATTAATTTCGATATTATTATAGATGATGGAAGTCATCTTGTCGAACATATGGAATTCTTCTGTAAATATTATCCAAAAATTCTAAAACCAGGAGGAATAATGATAGTAGAAGATATAGCTCATTTTCCGCATGCAGAACAGCTTTTAAAAAGCTTACCAAAAGAATTACAAGAAAAAGCCTATATTTCAGATTTAAGGCATATAAAAAATAGATGGGATGATGTACTTTTAATCGTAAAATAATGCCATTATTTGTTAAAAATAAGATAGTTTTTATTCATATTCCAAAAACTGCTGGTAGTTCTATTGAACAAATATACAGAGACCTGGAAGATGATATATTATTTTTTAGTTCAACAGATTTTATTAATGGGCATAGTCCACAGCACTCTACTTATTTAGAATTAAAAAAGTGGAATATGATTCCATCTGATTTCAGAATAATCTCAGTTATTAGAAATCCCTATGAAAGATTTATATCAGAATTTAATTATCAAAAAGGTCATTTAGGAAGAGATTATCTTAATTTAGAATTGTTTACTAAGAGCTTTTTTAATCCTGATAATAGGTATGATTGGGATAATCATCAACTAAGTTGCTCAGAATTTCTTAGAAGTTCTAATGCTGAAATAATTAGATTCGAGAATTTACATGAAGATTTTGAAAGACTAACTGGTTTGAAAATGAATCAACATATATTAAAAAGTAAAACTGAACTTAAATTTGAAGATTTAGATGCTAAATATAAAAGAATTATAGAAGAATTTTGGAAAGAAGATTTTTCTTCTTACTATTAAAATAATAATTATGAAATTTAAAGACTTACCTACCGAAATAAGAGAATTAGCAATTGAAGAATATAGAAGGCAACACCCTAGAGTAAAAAATCTTAGTAAAATACTAGAGAAAGATACTAATTTAGATATATGCTGGATTAGGACTGAAGCAGGTTCTCGTGCATGGGAACTTCTTGATAAAGGAAAATTTACAGCATTTTGTAGATTTTATTCAATAGATGTTCCTGCAAAACCTGTTAGCACTGTTGCAATTCTGAAAGATATAATTTCAAGATGTGAGACTACTAAAAGAACTACCAAAAGCAATACAAGAACATATAAATCGCAGGTATCATCCAAAGTGGTTAAATCCAAATAAGTGTATTGCTCGTCTATTTTCTTTCTCAGAAACTGTAGAAGGTGCTGAAGTATGGCACGAAGTTAATAAAGGAAATTATGAACCTTGGTGTAAATTTCATTTTTATGATTTTATAGATATTGCAGAAATGTCTCAGCATGATAAAATGATTATAAAGCAAAGAGAAGAGAAACAAATAGAAGATTTAGAATTAATTTTAAAGAAGTTACATGGAATTTATACCTGAACAAAGTTGTGAAAAATGCGGTACTAAACTAGATGCTGTAACTATGCATGATAGAACTAATGAATTGCCAGTAAGTGGTGATTTTTCTGTTTGTGCATATTGTGGAGAAATTGGAAGATTTGATGAAGAATTAATAATTCGCCCTTGGACTGAAGAAGATAAAGAGAATATAAAAAAGGAGCATCCTGACTTATATACAAATTTAATTCAAAGTCAAATGGCTATTAAACATATGAGAAATGATAATATCAAACCTGCGAACTTTTGAAGAAGCTCTCGAAAGATATAAGAGATTACTCAAAGAGAACCCTGACAGTACTTTTTATAAAGGATTAGTAGAAAATACTAAAGAACTTATTGAAGATATTAAAAATCATAAAATTCATGGACTTCGCCTTCCAATAGATGATAAATTAGAAGAATTGCCACCTAAAGGCGATGATATTTTTTAACTAAAATCAATAGAATGAGTCACATATTTTATCTATTTATAGTCTTTCCCATGTTATGGGAACTGATTACTATTCTGGATACAGTAAAAGTCCAAAATATTTATATTAATATTAAGGAAAAAAATGGAAAGGAACCAACTACTGAAGAAGGCTGTGTTTCAATATTCATGCTTTCATATATAATTTGGTCTTTTGTAGGATTGCTGACTTTCCAATGGCCATTATTTTTAATGCTTATTTTTATAAGTCTTATACCAAAGAGAAATATTATAATTCGATGGATAGATGGTGTAATAACTTTTATGCTACTTCTATTCATTTTACTTAATGCCTACCATTTTCATATTAATATTTGGCATTTAATTATTAGTTAATGAAGAATATAATTACTTTTGACTTAGAAACTCCTAAAGCTTGCTTTTTGGCTAGTTTCTACAATCCCAAGGATAATTCCTGGCATGATTTTTTAATAAATCAGTTCCAGAATGATCTTTACAAGATGCTAAAATACCTAGAAGAAAATAAGGATTGCTTCTTTGTTGGATATAATTCTCTAAAATTCGATATGCAAGTTATAGAATATATTATTCGTAATTATCAGGATTGGGGAGAACTTTCAGGACTGGAAATCGCTAAAAAGATTGCCTATTTTGCTACTGAAGAGATTGACAGAAGTAATTATGGAATATTCTCTACTTATATGGAGAGTGAATTTCATTACAAAACTATTGATACACCAGCTATTTGGCACTTCTTTAATGAAAACAAGCGAGTTTCTTTGAAGCAACTTGAATTTGAGATGAGAGCTGAAACTATAGAAAATATGGAGCTGGACTTAAATGCTGAAGAATTTACTCAAGAGCAGATAGATGATATGATTCACTACTGTCATAATGACGTTCTATATACTTATCAGCATTATCTCTTTACTATTGGTGAAACTGAACATCCTCTTTATAAAGGGAAAGATAAAATTAAAGATCGTCAGATTATTCTTGATGAAGTTGGTCTTAGTTGTATGAACTGGGATGATGTAAAAATCGGAGCAGAGTGGAACAAGAAAGACTATATGGAAATGACTGGAAAGTTAGAGAAAGAACTAAAACCAGACAAAGTTAACAGCTTTTATGGTAAGAAATATTCCAAGTTTTTTCCTGATACAGTTACTTTTCAGACACAGAAGATGAAGGATTTCATAGAAAAACTAGGAAATACTTATATTTTGGCTGAAAAACAAGAATTTAAATTTGACTTCAATCGAGAGTTAACAGTTACTGTTGCTAGGGGTGGATTACATTCTTGTGAAAAGGGAAGAACTTTAATTCCTAAAAAGGGAGAGAAACTTCTCCAAAACGATATTGGGTTAATGTGGCCCAATTAAAATACCTTAAATTGACTGGAATAGCTTTAGAGCTTCGTACACTCCCTACAGCAGTAATGCTTGTAGTATAGTAAAAGAGATGAAGATTAGCCAATCAGCAGCCAAGCATCCTAATAGGATGAAGGTTCAGAGACTAAACAGGGTATATTTAACATTCATTTAATACTATTAGTTGGGTTCTCCGAACTCAATATAAAATATCAAATAGAGCAATACGACAAGAAGACAAGAGAATTAATAAAAGTTTGGGATTCAATCCAAGATTTAATGAATTCTCATCCTGAATACAAAAAGCACAATATATGCTGTTTGTTCTGGAGAAAAACCTTCTATGTATGGATTTATTTGGGAAAAAAGTCTTAAAAGTTAAATAATGATATAGTCCGATCTCATATGAGAGTATGAGTTAACAATGGATATGCACAATATCCTAATTTTCTAAAGAAGGCAGGTATATATCCTAAGCATTTAGGGAAGCAATGGAATTCAATGCTTGTTGGTAAAATTGAAAGAAGATTAACCTATAAGCAAATGTATAAAGAAACCAAGGAACCCAAGTATAATTCCCTGCAAGAAATGGGAAAACTTAGTTTAAATGGTGGTGCGTTATATAATTCCATAGCGCACAATAAATCGGATAAATTGCTGGGAAGCCAAGAAGTTGGTAATCAGCAGCCTATCTAAAGATTAAATGTCTTTAGCGGGTTCAACGACTAGATATTGAAACTAAAGTTAGTAGGAAGGAAAGATGATATCTCAGCCTTACTCTTTGCTTAGAAGAGAAAAGTAGCAGGTAACTGTAGCTACTACTAATAATTTAGAATATAATATATCCAAGAACATCCGACAGTAGAAAATACTGATGATATAGTCTGAACTGCATATATAACAAAGAAAAATGCAGAAGTAGAGATAAAGAACTCTACGATAACAAAATGATGGAAGATTAAATACTCAAGGTGACTGGCAACAAGATCCATGTGCTATGCTTAAAGTAACTATGGGTTGCCAACTAGAAATTCTTATGATAGTTGAGGCTTTAATTCTTAAAGGATTTAAAGTAACGTCATGTAACACTAAAAAAATTGGTGTTGTAAAATTCGGTTAATTCAGGGGAATTCCTTAGAGATTTAACTACCAAACATTTGTAGTAATACAAATTGTGGCTGAACTAATCATTCAGGTATGGTAACAAGGTTAAATATTGGAAAATCCTGATCCAAGCTTCCAGAAAAAGGGAAGAAGGAGCAACGACTATCTCGCAAGAGAGTACTGGAGAGATCTGGGAAAAGCCGAATATTATACCATCTGTATAAAATCATTTTACAGATGGTTTGGATATATCGTAAAATCTTCGTATATTGTAATATGAAGATAGATATAAATCAAGAAGTTCTCAAAAAATGGGGAGTTTATAAAGTAACAAATTTGATTAATAATGAAATTTATATAGGTTCCACTTCTGAATCTTTTCAGAAAAGAATTTGGAAACACATGAGTGATTATCTTTCATGGAAAAACAAAATGAAGAAATCTTCGTGTCCTATACTATACAACTCTTTTAAAAAATATGGAATTGATAATTTCAAAGTTGAAGTATTATTTTACTTTAATAGAAAAAAAGATTCCAAAACTAATGAAAGAATTGTACGATATTTAGAAGAGAGATTTATTAGAAGTCTTAAACCTGGATATAATATATGTCAATTTCCTACTAGGGGAGGAATTCCTAATCTTGGTAGGAAATTATCTAAAGAATGGAAACAAAAAATTTCAGAAAAATCAAAACTTTATAAACACTCTAAAGAAGTTTATCAGAAAAAATTAAAACAAAATAAGCAATCAAAAGCTATATATAGAATAGAAAACGAAAATTTTTTATTTGAAGGAACATTGGCTGAGATTTCTCAAAAATTGAATGTATCAGAATCTTCTGTATATAAATGGAAAAATAATAAAAATAATTCTGAAAGAAAATTTAAGATTACAAGACTTAAATCTCAGAAAAAATCCATTAAATTATACAGCAGCGATGAAGAAATTATATTACACTCTTTTGGAGAGTGTGATAGATTTTTAAACATGTGGAAGGGTTTTACTTCTACAAAGATACTTCAAAAATCTGATAAACTTTTAGAATATAAATACGAACTTTTATAATAAAGATATAGTCTGATCTTACAAGAAATTGTAAGTTAACGCAAATGGATGGTTGGGACTGTATAGTACCTGATGATAGATTTCAAGAGTATATGGATTTAGTTCTACTCTATGAAGACAAGATAGGGAATAAAGAACTAGGGAAAGTTGAATTCACTGAATTTGAATGGATGGCTCAATTATCAGTTAATGACTATATTGCTAAGAAGAAAGGTGAATGGGTTGATGGAAAATTCAGACCTCACAAATCTGTAGAACCTATGGACGAGTATAAGACTAAAGGAGACTTTGCATGTGACTTTGAATTACATAAGAATTCATCTTTCAGAATTATACCATTAGCTCTCAGAGAATATTTTGCAAATGGTACTAATCCTGAAGTATTTATAAATCAACATCAAGATATTTTTGACTTCTGTGCTAGAAGTAATTCTGGTTCAACCTATATTCATTATGGATATAAAGGAAATCAGAGCTTTGTTTTACCTAAGCTTATTAGATACTTTGTTTCTAAGGATGGAATTAAAGTTAAAAAGATAGTTAAAGATGATGTTGATACTGGAGCTAATGACCAAAATATTAGACCAGCAGAGTACTTGAAGACTGTATGCAACAAGTTATCTCCTAAAGATTATAAAGATTACCTAGCTTCTGTAGAAAGGAAGTGGTATATCGAAACGGTCAAAGAGAAGATATTCTTAGTTGAACACGGTAGAAAACCAAATTTAGGTTACAAAAATGAAAATCAAGCAAGCTTATTCTAATGAAAAAGAATAAAATTCTACAGTATGTTAAAAAGATTAGACGTGAGTATGCCAAACAAGAAGGTCATATGGACGGAAGATTTAAAACTAAGGTAGAAGAATCTAAAAAATTTAAAAAAGAAAAATATAAAAAAGATTATGGAAAAGACAGTGAAGATTACTAAACTTGCTACTCGCCTGGCAACAGTTGAAAAGAATTTAGGTGAATTAAATCGTATGCAAAGAGCAAACTCTGAAGGCTCAAGAACTTGTTACATTAGTGATGTTTATTCTAAAGTTGAATTAGATGTTCAACGCAGTAATTCTGTGTATAAAGCTTTAATTAGTAGCTACGAAGATGAGAAGAAAGAAATTCTAGCAGAATTAAAATCTTTATATGTTGAAGAAAAACCAGTTGAACTAGTATCTCATACAGAAGGTGATATGGACTAATATGGTTATTCAGAAATATGTCAATAGTAGCAGGGTTCCTAAAACTTGTGCTAAATGTAAAACTATCATGTCTCCAGGTCATGGTGCCTGGAGTTTGGTTCCAAGTGTTGGTGAAAAATTTACTATTTATTTATGTCCTTCTTGTTATGTAGACGTTTCTATAGAATATTCAAAGTTGAATAATAAGAGTAATCCGATAGATGCTTGGTTTACAAACCAAGGTTATTCTCCAATTCTTGAAAAAAAATTAACGTTAGAAGAAATTATAAAAAGGTGTGAATAATTTAATAATTCTTTAAGAAGGACGTAATATTTATGTCCTTCTTAAAGTTTAATTTTGCCACAAAACAACCCAGATGTTATATAAAGAAGTTAAAGCCTATCTTAGGCAAGGAATAACAGTGATGCAGGGCATCATACTTCGGAATATTGAGAATGAAACATCAGAATCTTTTGAAAAGGATTGGGAATTTGAAGAAGACTTCAGAATTCTAAGAACTAAAGGGCTTATTGCTAGTAACAATAAGTTAACATTGGAAGGTAAAGAAATTCTCAATAAGGCAAAATCCGAAGATAAGGACTATTTTACTAGTCTACATAAAAGATTACAAGCAGAGCTGATGAGACTTACTAACAAGAAACAGATAATGTTTCAAGGAAAGTATGCTTATTTGTGCAATGCAACTGACCTTAAACTTAAATTGCAAAGAGTGATGAAAAAGTATGGGATAGAAGATTTGAACAAAATTGAACTTGTTCTACTATCTTATATTAATATTTGCGCGCAAAATAAGTTTGAGAAAATGAGTACCTTAGAATACTATATCTTGAAGGATGGTATATCTAAGTTTGTTACAGATTATGAGAATTTTGATGGTTTAGTAGAAGAAAAGGTAGGAGTAGATGAGTACACAACTGAAGGATAAATTAGCCAGTTCCATATTGATGGACGAAATCCAGAATGGGTTGCTGGGTAAAAATGAAGGTATTCCACTGAATGGTAGAATAGGTTCTAACGTTCAAATACGTAGAGCAGCTCTCTATTTATTGGGTGGATTTGCAGGTTCAGGTAAGACTACTTGGGCAGATGAGATGTTTGTACTCCAACCATTCGATTACTTGAAGGAAAATAGATTAATTGGTAAATATAAGGTAATCTACTGGTCTATGGAAAGACCACAGGTTCATAAGTTTGCTAAATGGTTATCTCGTAGAATTTATAAAGAACATGGAATACTAATTCCTTTTCAAAAAATTCTAGGTTGGTATAATAAATCTAATCCTTTAACTATGAATGAGTTGGATTATGTTCATGCTGAGAAAGAATGGTTAGATGAATTGCTTGAGACAACTGTTATTTTTAATACTGGGAGACAAAATCCTACAGGTATCAGAAAGTTCATTAAGCAAATAGCTTTAGATCATGGAAGAGAAGAAAAAATTAATGAATATAATTCGATATATCATCCAGATGACCCATCAAAAATATGGCTTAATATCTTTGACCACATTGGTAAGCTCAAAGGAGAACAAAATAAGGATAGAAAGACTCTTTTGGATGATTTTTCTGATGATTGTTCTAACTACTTTAGGGATTATCTGGGTATATCTTCTTTATACATTTCTCAGTTCAATAGAGGGATTTCAAATCCAATGAGAATTAAAAATGGAGATGTAGAACCAATGCCAGAAGATTTTAAAGAGACGGGAGATATCTATGAAGATGCAGATATGGTTTTTACTATATTTGATCCTTGGAGATACAAGGTTCCAGATCCTAGTGGTTTTGATTTATCAAGATTGAAGGATTTGGATGGAAAGAAATACTATAGAAATATCAAATTAATGAAGAATAACTATGGTATAGAAGATTTAAGATATGGTTATGCATACGAGCCAATATCAGGTATATTCAAACTCCTTCCTAAATTAAAGGATATGCATCCTAGCATTTATGACGAAGTTCTGAATGGTAATTATTATTTGAATGACGCTTATTAAAAGAAGTAAAGATGAGTTACAGCAAGCCGCAATAGATGTCTACTTCAAGAGACAAATAAACGGAATATTCTACCTGGCTCCTAGAGTTGGAAAAACTAGAATAGCTCTTAAAATTGCTGAGAAATTAGGTGCAAAAAAAATATTAGTTCTAGCACCTAGAACTGAAATTAAAAATTCTTGGATTGAAGAAATTCAGAAATTAGAACTAAATATAGAAATAGAATTCGTGACTTTTGCAAGCATGGAAAAATTTCCTGATTGGAAAGGAGACTTTGTTGTAGTTGATGAAGTACACGAATTGAGTAGGAGACAGATAAAAGCTCTGAATCTTATTCTAAATAATAATAAAGCTATTCTCTTAACAGGGAGTATGACTTACAAGACATCTGAGGAGTTACTAACAGAATTAGGAACTCCTGTTCTATGCAAATATTCCATAGAAGATGCTATCCAAGACGGAATTATATGTGATTATGAGATTTATGTGCACGAGGTCGATTTGGATAATATTAAGAGTATTTATACGTCTAAAGCAGGGAAAGGAATTACAGAGAAAGTTAAATTCGAACAACTTCTCTATGTAAAAGATAAAATGAAGGAAAAAGGACAAGATAGCTTTTTTATGGATGTGAAGTTAATTCAGATACTCCAGAATAGCTATGCTAAAATAAGAAAAACAAGAGAACTAATCAACATATATAAGGACGAGAGAATCTTAGTCTTCTGTGGAGCAACGGAAGTTGCTGATGATTTAAATATACCTTCCTATCATTCAAAGAATAAAGAGTCTAAAAGACTTGAAGATTTCTGTAATGGTAAAGGAATGCATCTTGCAACAGTAAAGTTGGTACAATCTGGGATTACAATTAAACCTATTAATAGGGGAATAATTAACTACACCAATGGAAATCCAGAATCCACTACTCAAAAGATTTGCAGAATGTTAACAATTGAATACGATAATCCTGAGAAGAAAGCACAGATTCATATAGTATGTTCTACCGAACCATTTGAGAAAGAAAGACTTAAAACAGCCTTATCTTTCTTCGATAAAAGTAAGATTAAAAAATTGTGAAATGTAGACTAAAATACTTGCTAAATAGCCTTATTTTGTTTATCTTTACAAGAATGAAATACTATATTTACAGTCATACTAGATTGGATACTAACGAAGTCTTTTATATAGGTGTTGGTACCAAATATAAAAGTGACTACAAATCACGAGTTTATAGAAGATCTACTGACAGAAGAAGTAGAAATCAATTTTGGAAAAATATTGTTAATAAAACAAAGTTTAAAGTAAGTATACTTTTTGAATCGGATGACAAGATAGAAGTCAAAAATGAAGAAATTAGATTAATATCATTTTATGGAAGGAGAGATTTGGGAAAAGGAACACTAGTCAATCTAAGTAATGGAGGAGATGGAAATCCAGGATATTGCCTTTCTGAAGAACATAAGAGAAAATTGTCTGAGATTGGAAAGAAAAGAAAACAATCTAAAGAAACTAGAGAAAAGATATCTAAAATATTAACAGGTAGAAAAAGAACTAAAATTCAAATTTCATTGATGAGAATTCGTTCTCTAGGAAATAAAAATGCTCTTGGAAGAAAACATACTGAAGAAGAATTAATTAGAATGGGAAATTCTCATAAGAAACCTATTTTACAATTTGATTTAAGTAATAATTTGATAAAAGAGTGGAATTCAGCTAAAGAAGCATCTTTAGGAATTGGAATGAAATCTTCTTCTAGTGTTTCTTCGGCAGCAAATGGTAAAGGTAAATATAAGAACCACATTTGTAAAAATTATAAATGGATATATAAATGAGTCGTACATATTTTGCCAAAGTTGCAATTGTTGGCCAATCAGGAACAGGAAAAAGTTATTTGACTAAAACAGCTAACCGACAGACAACAGGTTATATTAATTTTGAAAGGAAACCATTGCCATATAAGGCAGAGCCTTTTAAATATGAAGGAAAGCCTAGTACTTGGGCTGGATTTGTCAAAAACTTTCAAGACTATCTAGATAATAAAGATATAAAACTTATTATAGTAGATAGTTTTACTATGGCACTTAATACTCTAGTTAAAGAGATGGGTGCCAAATATACAGGTTATGATATCTATAAATTTTACAACAAAGCAGTTTATGAATTCCTAGAAATTATGCGTAGTGCAGAAAAGGATATTCTTATATTTGCACATGATGAATTATTAAAAGCTGATGGTGAGCAAGTTAAAAGAATGGCTACTCACGGAAGAGAATTTGATGGAAAATTAGAACAGCATTTTACGATAGTTCTTTATACTGGAAGTAGATATAAAGATAGCAAACCAGAGTACTTTCTTAAAACGTTTGAGCCTAATACAAGTGCAAAGTCTCCAGAAGGATTATTTCCTAAACTGGAAATCCCTAACGATGCAGATTATATTATTAAACAAATAGAAAGTTACTACAGAATCTAAAAGAATTAATTTAAATAACGAAAAGCACTAAACATGAATGTTGGAAAAGAATCTACAGGTTACAAAAAATTTGTTGGAGTTGGTCAATTCAAAGTATTAAAATTTAATCCTACACGGGCTGAATTAAACAAAATCCTTAATTATGAACCAGAAGGTGAACAGAAGGAATTGGAATATACTAAAGATGATTATGTACTTAAGTACAGAGACCAGGAAGGAAATGAACATGAATTAACCTGTAAACAAGTTTATGTGGACGTTTGGTTGGAAGAACAAAAGACTAAAACGAAACACAAGGTAAGATTTACAATCACAAATCAAGTAAGAACATCTAAGGATGCTCGTAAATCACAATGGATTAATCAAGTAGGAAAAACTACATGGGTAGACGAAGAATCAAACTTACCAGAATGGTTCACTCATTTTAAAACTACAGACAGACAAACTAAAGCAGTATCAACAACTCCTAAAGTTTATAGAGAAGCTTTCATTGGAGAAGAAAATCTATATGATTTCCTAGCTAAATGGCTAGAAATCAATAGCTTTAATGCAACAAATAATATGTTCATAGACGATATGAATAAATTCTGGAATGGTAACATGAAAGAATTGAATACTCTAATAGATGTTTTTGAAGATAATACAATAATGTGTATCTTAGGCATTAAGAACAAACAAGTTGTTGATGAAAAAGGAAATACAGAAGACAAGGAATATCAAACCATCTCTACTCGTTATTTCTGCCCTGGAAGATTTATGAAAATTTTCAGGAATATGTATGAATTTGCTCAAGACAAGAGAAATGCTATTGAAGAAATTAAAGCAGATAAGAAATTGTACGATTTAGGAAAATTTATTTCTGAATCTATGGATGAAGAAAATGGTTTTAAAGACTTTTTCTTAATGCAGGAAGTGGTTGAATATACTCCAGAGATGAATGAGTTATCAAAAACAAATTCAAGTATAGTGGACAATGATTCAAGTTATTAAAAAATTTTAAAAATTAATTAATCAAAGCCCTGGGGAAACCTGGGGCTTTTAATTTAACTTTATGTCAGAATTAGAAGAACAACTCGAAATTTTTATATTAGATGAATTAGAAAAAATTAAGCAAGAAGCAATTAAATTCAGAGATTCTGGAAAAGGAACATCTACTAACTTAGCTTTTTTAACTGGTCAGACTCTAGCTTATGCTGAAATAATGAAATTTTTAGAATCAAGATAATGAATATAGAAAGGGATATATCTCGTGACTACATTATGAGTAAAGTTTCGCCTTATGAAATTTACTCATTATATATGCCCTGGAAGTTCGTAATAAATAGAGCTTGTCAAAATCCATTAGCAATTAAGGATAGGCATCCATCTTTTATTATAGGTAACAAATATGGAACTTTGACTCATAAGGCATTTAATAGTCCACATTCTGGAGATTGTATAAATTTTGTAATGCAAATGTTTAATCTTAATTATAAATCTGCTCTTGATAAAATTGCTAAAGATTTTGGTCTTAAGGAACAGGATGATACTAAATATACTAGAATTATGTCAGAAATTAGCAATCCTGAAGTTGCTGATTCTCATGTTCTTCTACAGGTTATTCCTAAGAAGTGGAACCATTATCATATTGATTATCTAAAACAAGGATTTTTAGAACCTAAAGATTTAGATATATCTGACGACACTACAGCTTTTGCTGTAAAGAGCTGGTATATAAATAAGAATAAACAATATTTAAAATCAGATGAAATCTGTATAGCCTATAATCTTAAGAATGAAAGAGGTGATTGGTTAAAAATATATAGGCCACAAGCTGATAAAAAGGATAAGTGGAGAACTAATATTCCTTTTCAAGAAATGCATGGACTAAATAACATGTTAAATTGTGAAATTGGAATTATAGCTAAATCTGTAAAAGATGCAGCATTCATTAAAAAATTTATTACTCCTCATGTATGTGTAGTTCAAGCTGAAGACTATGCAGCTATGTCTGAACAAAATATAGAATTCTTAAAGAAAAACTGTAAGAGAATCTATACATCTTTCGATAATGATGAAAAGGGAGTATTAGCAAGCAAGGAAATTAATCAGAAAACTGGTTGGGGATGGATTAATGTTCCTCATATTCTTCTAAAAGAAGGAGTAACTGATTGGTTTGATTGGGCAAAATGGGCAGGTAGCCCAGAACCAGTAATTAAACATTTTAAAAATAAAGAAATTTATGAAGACACTAGAACAACGAATTGAAGATTTTAAAAATAACTCAATTATAGCAGCTAAAGAAATGATGTATGAAAATGAAGGTAGACTAAACCCATTTCTTACAGTTCTTGCTCAAGAATTAAATGGTAAATTTAAGACTGGAGTTCTGTCAGTACCGAAAGATTTAATAAATGATACAAAAGCATTATCAATGGCTTTACCTGCACTAATATCAATTCTGCAAGTTACTGAACAAACTTCAGTAAAAGCCTTCTCTTTTATAGCTCATGCTAACATGGTTATTATTAAGAAGGAAAATATAGAAGAAAACGAACCAACCGATGAAGATATTCGAAGAGCTAAGAGAAGGGATGTTCTTGTTGCATATCTAAGTACTCCAGTAAAAAAGTTCTGTCCACTCTATATTTATGATATAAAGAAGACTGGGAAGAAAGTTAACAAAGAAGGAGAATTAGTAGATGAATTTGATTTGATTGTAGATCAAGATACTATAGATCATTTAAGTCAAAACCTAGATGCAGAAGAAACCAGTCCATTTTCTGATGTATGGAAAAATGTTGACAAACTTTTAAACAATGAAAAAGAAAACTAAAAAAGAAGTAAGATTTGATATTATAACTTTAAGTGCAGGAGAACTAGAAGGTGATTTTTCTGATTTAATTCCTATGATTACTGATACAAAAGCTTATCTTAAGAAGAATCACATATATTTTTACGAAAAGAAAAAAGATGAGATTGAAGCTTGCTATAAGTTTAGTTTTTATCATAATATTTGTTATGATGAATCTGATGAATTTGATATTCAAGGGCATAGATGGGAAACTGATGAAGAATTTGAAGATAGAATCAAAAAGGAAAAAGAAGAAGCTAGAATTATTTTAAACTTACAGAAACAAAAAAAAGCTGAAGAGTATCTGAAGGAAATGGAGATTTATGAAAAAGTAAAAAAGAGACTAGGTGAATAAATTAGACTGGGAAACATTTAAGGATTTGTTTCATCCAAGTTGGCATCCTAAAATGCAAGAAATTATTGAAAGTCCTGAAATGTGGAATACTTTTCAATTCATTAAGAATGAATCAAGAAGAGGAGTTAAATTAACTCCACTCTCTAAAGATTTATTTAGAAGTTTTCAGGTTGATTTAAGTCAATTAAAACTCGTCTTAATGTTAATGGATGTTTATCCACAATTCAAATTCAATAAACCTGTTGCTAATGGAATAGCTATGGATTGTGAATATTACGGTTCTATCAGTCCTTCCTTAGAGAAATTCTACGATGCTGTAGAAGACGACTGCTATAAGAAAGGAACTATGTCAGAAGCTAAGAAGAATAAAAGATTACAGTATCTTGTAGATCAAGGAGTTATGCTCACTAATGTTTCTCTTCTAACAGAAAAAGACAAGAGTGGGAAACATATTGAATTATTCAAACCTTTCTGGAGTCAAATTTTTGATAAAATATTTGCTCCTATGGATGGATTGATTTTTATAGCTATGGGAAAAGAAGCACAAAAAATGCTAAATCAATACTCTATTCCTTTTAACCATTACGTATTAGAATGTGAGCATCCAGTAGCTGCGGCTAGAAATAATAGAGATATGGAACATAAAAATGTTTTCTCTAAAGCAAATAAACTTCTTGAAGAACAAGGGAAGAAGAAAATAGAATTTTTATGAAAAAGCTAAAGAAATTTATAAGAAGAGAAATAAAAAAGACATCCGCAGTTCCTCCTTATGATGAAATGTCAAGAGGAATTTGGATGGGAAGGCTTCTCACACTGGATGAAATTCAGAAAGAAATTGAAAAATCAAAATTAATTAAAATAAAAAAGAACACAAATGGCAACAGCAAAATCAAATGTAAGTAAGAATTTCATCTTTACAGAAAAATTGGAAAAAGCAATGAATATTGCATACGCTACAGGCGAAAATATAATCTTATATGGTAAAGGTGGACACGCAAAGTCAGAATTTACTGAAGAATTTTTTAAAGATAAAGGTATAGTTCCCTATGTTAAAACATTAGGCTCTGGAACAACTACAGAACAATTGTTTGGAGGTATAGATATTAAACAGCTTAATGAATCTGGAAAAATCGAATATCTCGTTGAAAATTCTTTCATGAACTACGAATATGTAGTATTTGAAGAATTATTCGATGCTCCAGACTATATACTGGAACAGCTAAAAGACATTCTTACAAGTAAAACTTTCAGGAATGGAACACAAAGTTTTCCCATCAAAACTAAGTTGATAGTTTGCTGTACTAATAAGACTCGTGAAGAATTTTCAAAGAATGATTCTTTAAAAGCTCTTATGGAAAGGTTCCCGCTAGAAATCAAGGTAGAATGGAAAGATTATAATGAAACCACTTACGGTCATCTATTCAGAACTCGTATGGGTAAAACTTACCCAGAGTTAAGTTATATCTTAGCTAAATTACATATTGCAGGTACTACAGTATCTCCACGAACAGCAGTTAAAGCAGCTCGTATGATAGATGTACATGGCAATTTGGATTGCCTTGAATTTTTGGCAGACTTTTCTGGTAAAAATTGGTCTATGGTTAAGACAGAATTAGAAAAATTCGGAAACTTAAAAATAGTTCGTACAATATTAGAAGATACTGATGAACTTGTTAAGATTTGTAAAACAATGAAACCAACAACAGCAGAAGCAATTAAAAGCATGAAAGAGTCAATTAAGGAAATTTCAATGAATGCACTGAAAGTATCTAAAATGAAAGTTGATGATGAAATGATTGCTATTGCCAAGGGGAAAGTTCAAGAGTATACAAAATTTGCGACAGATAAACTAAAAGAAGTAGAATATGCAACTGAAAAGAAGTAAAAAGTTATTTATTACTGAACATGAACATTACTATACTCCAGGAGATTATTATTCTAAATATCTTTTAGAGAAAGATAATGTATCTAATGTTGATATATCTATAGAAGTTTTTCAAGAATTCTGTAGATTCTTCTTTCACGATATGGTTGAATCTAAAGACTATATTGATTCATATTATCATAGTAATAAGTTAGATGATGAAGGAAAAAAGGAACTTTCTATGAAAGAACCTTTTTTCAAGCATCTTGAGATTCTTTCAGAGAAAATTCCTGGATATACTCCAATAGAAAAAGCTATAAATCTGATTCATATTATTAATGAAAAGAATGAGAAGGATGGTAAACCTCAACCTCAAAAAGGTAGAAGTAAATCTCAATCACAGGATGAAAAGGAAAATCAAGATCAAGGTGGCGAAGGCGAAGGTGAAAATGGAGAACCCCAATCTGGTATAGGTAGACATAAATCTCAAGATGAGAAAAGAATGGAAGAGTTTATGTATAAAGTAAATATGGACAAGATCGAAGAAGTAATTCCAGATAAGGAAATATTTCATTCAAAAACTGCAAATCTTCTAATCAAAAACGATAAAAACTTGACTGATTATAAGAAGAAGATGAAGTTTATGCGCAGAATTGCTATTATCGAAGGTCTTGGAAAAAGTTTTGAGATTAAGAAAACAACTCTTGAAAAGAAGGTTTACAATTCAGATAAACATGCTCACAGAAGAATGACTGAATTTGCTGAACTTGAAAGTATTCTTTTATATCAAAGATTACTTCCGCACTTTAGTGCTAAATTAGCTATAAAAGATCTTATAATTAATTCTCCAGTTAAAACTGAAGAATCTAAGCAGAAGATTATAATGCTAGTAGACTTTTCTGGATCTATGAGCTCATACCAAAAACAGGATTGGGTTAAAGCAGTTCTTGCTGACAGGTTAATGTATGCTATTAAAGAAGAATGTGAAATTTTCTTTAGTTTCTTTCTAACTGAATATGAATTAGACCATAAAACATTCAAGTTTACTCATATTTATAATGAGAAGACTGCTTTAGATTTCTGGAAGAATTTTAATGATCAGCCATCTGGTGGAGATACTGAAATTGGTAAAATTATAGAAAAAATACGTATAGAGATTGAAGATAATCACAAGCTTTTCAATTTAGATATAGATTTGTCCAAAGAAAAACCAGAAATTTTGGTCATTAATGATGGTAAACTTTGCCTAGATATATAGCAATATATATCTGTAATCCTTTTAATTGCTGGGAAGGCTTAACATTAATTTAAAGTCAATCAGCAGCTAAGTTTCTAAAATTTCTTTATATTAGTGAAATACAAGATTAGTAATATGAGAAAACACATTTTTAATGAAGACTTTTTTGAAAATATAGATTCTGAGAAAAAAGCCTATTGGTTAGGTTTTATTTGTGCAGATGGATATATTAACAAAAAGGGGAACACGGTTGGAATTACTTTGGATAAAAGTGATGAAAATCATCTATTTAAATTTCTTGAAGATCTTAATTCAGTCAATGGTAAAATTTATCATAGATTTGGAAAATTTAATAAAGATTGTAAAGAAACAGAAAAGGCAGTATTGGACTTATACAGTACTAAAATGAATACTGATTTACAAAAACTTGGAATAAGTATTTCTAAATCTACTACACTTGATAAAATAAAAGTTCCCGAAAAGCTAATGAATCATTTTATTAGGGGTTATTTTGATGGTGATGGTTGTGTATTCGAGTATTGGATAAAATATGGAAAACTTAAAGAAAAGTTAAGTTTTTCGCCTGGTTTTACTTTTGTTGGTACAGAAAACTTTTTGAATTTTATTCAAGATTATCTTCCGCATAAAGTTAAACTAAAGTTTGATAAAAGAGCCGATAGTTCTTATACTTTATATTTCAGATCTATGAAAAGATTTATGGAAATTAGAGATTATTTGTATGAGAATGCATCTGTTTATTTAGATAGAAAAAAGAAAAATGTGATAAGATTTCAAATCTTATAGAAAAAAGTTCAACGACTATCCCGCAAGGGAGTACACTCAAGTGAGTGGAAATGGAGGACATCCTAATGGGATGAAGATATAGTCTGATCTCATAAGAAATTATGAGCTGCGAAAGCGGTCAAAGTCTAACGAACTTTGATGAACATAAATGCAAGACACAGTAAAAACTTCAAAATTCAATTGGAAAACTAATGCTCTTTGTTTGTATCAAGAGAACCCAGAGCTAAAGAAATTATGCGAACGTACTGGTGGATTATATAAATCAATCAACCAGCACATATAAATTATAGATATGCCAATATATAAGGTATCTGACTTCTACTCCCCAGGCAACAATAAGATGAACGTCTCTTTCAGAATTTCTGACGAGAAGATAGAAGCCTGGGGAGATAGACTAACAAGTAAAGAATTTTTAGGAAAGGTTATAAATACTGACAGAAGCCCATCAGCTTTGATGGATCTAGTAATGCAGGAAATGGATGACTTTGTAGAAATTAATGGAGTAAATGAAATGGCAGGTTTCATGTTTATTACAGGAATTAATGTAAGGGATTTATTTAAAAAAATAATTGCCTTAGAAAGACAAGGAAAATTAGATGAATATTACGAAAATTTTACCGATGAAAACAATTGATTTAAAAGAGATAGTAAAGGATATTAAAAATGGCTTTTCTCGTTTTAAAAGAGATGATAAAGGTTATGGAAGTATCCAAGAAAAATACGGTTTATCTGAGAAAGAAGTAAAGTTTATTAATCAACAACCTGAAATTAAAGGTTTGAGATCAACTAAACCAATAAATATAGAGTTTCTTGACCAATTGGTTAAGGAAAAACAAGAACAAGAAGTACCACTAATTAAAAACGAAACCATTGTTAAACCATTCATTTAATTTTATGAAAAAATATATAGTAAAGACAAACTTAGTAGAAAAGGAAGAAATTTTCAAATTTTTGGCATTATCTCAGGCGAGTGGTTTATGTGCACTTCTAATTGGTGTACCAGGAACAGCTAAAACAAATATAGTATTGGACTTCGTTAAAGCTCAATATGACCTTACAAAACCAGAAGAAGTAGAAAGATTCAATGCAGAAGGATTCTTTATCTTGGAAACAGATGAAGGAACTAAAAATTCTGAAGTTAAAGGTAATGTAAACATTAAGAAATTAGTGGAAGAAAATAAGTTTGAGATTGACTCTCCAATTACTAGAGCAGAATGTATTGTAATTAATGAAGTAGATAAAGCATCATCTTCTTTAAGAAATACTTTCTTGGGAATTATGAACGAACATGTATTGTTTAATGGCGAAAAGAAAGTTCCATGTAGATGGGATGCTTTCATAGCTACTTGTAACAGTATTCCAGTAGATGAAATTAACTCTCCATTTTGGGATAGGTTTATTCTGAAACATACAGTTTCTCGTTTAAATCCGAGTCAACTTTTAAGTTATCATACAAATGGTGGAAAGAAGATTGTTAATGAAATTGAAATTCTTATTCCAGATGCTAGTGATATTGAGAGTATTATGATTCCAAAAGCTAAACTTTCAGCTTTCATTGAAGCCACCTATCAAAGAACTTCAGACAGAACTCTGAGTTTCGTACCCGACTTAGTAAAATATACCAAGCTTATATATGGTCTTACAATGAACGAAGCTTTAATTAAAGTTTGTATGTTTATTACGGATATTTCTACAGCTCAACTTCTTGCTAATAATTTAAATAAAGTTGAAGAGAAGATTCTGAAAGATATAACTAATTTAGCTAATGGAGATTGGAAAACTCAGGAAGTTTTTGAAGCTGAGAAAAAGAAAATCATTCGTAATATTGCAGCTCAATATAAAAATGGTGAGCTAGAAGACGAAGCTATGGCTAAATTTAAACAATATATTTCTGAAGCTGAAACTTCCTTCCTTGCTACATTACAGAGTGTGTCTCCAAAATTGGCTGATGCCGTAGAAATAGTAACAGAAAATGAATCATTCTAATGAGTAAATTCGAAAGAAATAGAGGTAATACGGGATGGACACCCAAACCACGCAGTTATGATTTCTACGATTACTTTTCAATGGAGAAGGATGATTATGATTATTCTAGCTATAGACGCTATGACTATGATTACTTCACTTTTGATGAAGATAAACATTGTATCATTAATCCCCTTCTCCATTCATTAGATAAACGTGCATTGGATAAGATTTACGATGCCATCGACCATCCAGTTAGGGACCTTCGTGAATTGATTCCTCCACATTTCATATATGACTTATATTCTTTGTATTACAATAAAACTAAGTCTACTACATGGGATATGGAAAAGAAGTTCAATGAAACTAAAATCAGGCTGTTACAGAAGTTCAACAAAGAGAAATATAAGGTGCTATCAAATGATTCAGCATTAAATACCTACTTTTTTCTTAAATATATCATTCAAATTCTGAATAATCATTATGCGGGATTAGATGAAAAAACCCTGGAAGATATTAAGAATGGTATGAAGAAGAATAATTTTGAAGATCTCTCTGACAAAGACAAACCAGAAGAATCTGAAGATGAAAATCAAGATGATTCTGAAGATGAATCTGAAGAACAAGAAGACAATCAAGATGACCAAGGTATACAACAACAGGATGGTCAAGAGCAACAAAAACAAAACCAAACTCAAGGTAATCCTCAACAAGGAAAACCTGCAAGTGGTCAAGGAAAAAACTCTAAACAAAACTCTTCTGGAAAGTCTAAGTCTAAACCAAAAGACGTAAGTAAATCGGCAGGTAATGGTTCTTCTGACGAGAAAATGCTTTCTCCAGAAAGAATGTTGGCTGAATTACAAAAGAAAGGAGTTCAAAATTCAACTCCTGATAAAGAATCTATTCAAAAATCTGTAGATAGAGTTGTTTTTGATAAAGGTATAGATAATGCTATAGATAAAGATTTTCATAAGGTTATGAAAGAGTTGAGAGATATGAATAGATCAGGGTTATTAAGTGAGAATTCTAGTCTTCAAGATAAGAATATTCAGGATATTATTAATAATTTGCAGAATTTGGGTAAAATTAAATCTCAACTTTCACAAATTATTGTTAATGAAGGTACTCTTAAACCCTTGATTAAGAAAATCTTAAATGAAAGTCGAAGTTATTTTGCTGCTCGAACAAAGGTTATTCAGAATGATTTAATTAGTGCTGATGATTATCTAGGGATAAATGATCTTGAATTCTTACATCCAGTTCTTAAGAAAGTCAAATTACTTGATATATCTGTTAATGAACATTTACCAATAGGTAAAATTAATGTTTATTTTGATATATCTGGAAGTATGATTTCTATTGTTGGTTCTACTAAACTAACTGCTATTACCTTGACAAAAGCTATTATCTTCAAAATGAAGAAGTTAGATATGATTAATCAATTATTTCCATTTGGTAATACTGTACGTGAACCATTAAAACTGGAAGACAATATGCGATTACTACTTATGGATGCTAATGATGGAACTCATATAGAAGGAGTCTTGGATCACATAAGAAGAATGGGACAGAATGCTGTGATCATAACTGATGCTGAAGACCAAGTTACTAGTTACACAGACAAGGCTTTCTTCATAGGAATTAATACTAATTTTAGGAGATTTCATAGAGATGAATACAAAAAGAATAAACAACTCTTTGTTTATCGGGATGAAATTGGTACCTTTGATTATCTATGAGAATAAGAAAAACAAAACGCCTTAAGACTAAGGTAGATTTTGAGTTTACAGAGGAGGGTGGTGTTGTACATCATCCTCCATCTGTTAGACTTAAGATATCCAAAGATTGTGGAGTTAGTTGCTTAGTCTATAAAGATAATAAATGGGTAGGAATTAAAGGTAAATTAAATTGGATAAAGATTAAGAATGACTGAGAAATTTGGTTATATTTATAAGATAACTTGTATTAATGATAAGCTTCCATGCGCTGGATGGATATATGTTGGAAAGAAACAATATCTTTATAAAAAGAGAAAGAAACTTACCAAAAAGGAAAAGCTTATTCCAGAAAACAAAAGAAAGAAATCTAAGACCGTACATGTAGTAGCTGATCCTAAAGATAATTATATGGGTTCTTCAAAAGAACTCAAAGAAGCTATTAACAAGTACGGTCTTAAATCTTTCAAAAAAGAAATCATTGACTATGGAACCTGTAAGGCAGATTTAGCTCTTAAAGAAGTAGAATGGCAGTGTAAACTTAACGTTTTGAGAACACAAAAATCTTGGAATAATTGGATAGGTTGTCGTATCTTTAAGAAAAATTTAAACAATGCAGATAGCCAAAAATAAACCCATGAAGGAATCACAGTACAGAGAAATTAGAGATAGAATTTCTTATTCATCATTAAAACTTTTTTACTTGGATAGACAAACCTTTTACAAAAATATAATAGTAGGTGAAAGGAATGTCGTTAGAAAAAATGATGATATGATTTTAGGAGATTTAGTTGATTGTCTCTTTTTTACTCCAGAAGAATTTGATTCTAAATTTAGTATTGCATCCTGTAATAAACCTACTGGACAGCTAGGTGAGTTATGTGATGAAATTTATCAATGTACTTTAAAGTTTGTTGATGAAGAAAACAATGTAACTGAGAGTTTCTCCAGTATCTTTGATGAAGCAGTCAACAATTTAAAAAGAGCTGGAAAATTTAAAGGTAAAGAATCATCTTCAATTCTGAAATTATTTACAAGTCCTGATAAGGATGGAGTTATAGCAAAAGATTACTATGATGAATGCAGAAGAAGCTTTAAAAAGACCCCTGTAGATCATAAGATAGTAGGATATGCACAAAAAGTTATTGATACTATAAAAGAAAGTCAGAATTTAGCATCAAAAATTCTATTTGATGAAACAGATGAAGACCACGAAGTTATAAACCAATTAGCTGTATTATTTCAGGTAAAAGGTTTAGATTTCAAATGTATGATGGACAAAGTAATAATTGACCATAAGACAAAGACAATCAGAATGTATGACTTAAAAGTTACATGGCAAAATGAAGACTTTATGGCTAATTTTCTGAAAATGTACTATTATTTACAACTTGGAGTATATACTTTAGGTATTTGGGAATGGATGAAGAATGATAGACCTGATCTTAAAGATTATGAAATAGAGCCTTTCTCTTTTATTACAGCAGATAGTTCGTCTAGGACTTACCCTATTGTATATAAAAGTAATGAAGAATGGTTACAAAAATCTCTATATGGATTTACTTTACCAACAGGAAAGAGATTTAAGGGTGTATTCGAGCTTGTGGATGAAATAAACTTTCATCTTAAGGAAGGAAACTGGAAATCCAGTAAGGAAGTACTAGAAAATAATGGATTACTCGAATTAATAAATATATAAATATGGCAAAGAAAACGACAGATTCCTTTACTGGATTAAGTAAGGCAGAACAACTTATCGAATTAAAGAAGAGTTTAGAGAAAGATTATGGTAAGGGTTCTATTATGGGAGCTAATGATTCTGCCCAAGAACATCCATGTATTTCAACTGGTTCAGTAGGACTAAATAAAGCTCTTGGCATTGGCGGATATCCAAAAGGTAGAATTGTAGAGATATTTGGATGGGAGAGTTCAGGAAAGACTACATTAGCTTTGGAAGCTATTGCGGAAGCTCACAAGGCTGATTCTCAAGCTCAGTGTGCTATAGTAGATGCTGAATATGCAATAGATTTAGGGTATGCTAAAGCTCTAGGAGTTGATATTGATAGATTAGACATATCTCAGCCAGATTCAGGAGATGATGCCTTGAATATTACTGAAAAGTTAATTAAATCTGGACTTTATGCAATTGTAGTTGTAGATTCAGTAGCTGCTCTTACACCACAATCTGAAATAGATGGTGAAATGGGAGACTCAAGTATGGGCAAACATGCTAGATTAATGAGTCAGGCTATGAGAAAATTAGTAGGTATTACTTCAAAATCTTCCACTGTTCTTATCTTTATCAATCAAGTTAGAGAAAAGATAGGTGTAATGTTTGGAAATCCTGAAACAACTACTGGTGGAAATGCTCTTAAATTTTATGCATCTGTAAGAATGAGAGTATCTCGTTCAGTAACTACTGCTAATTCTATCGTTAATAAAGATGATGAAAAGATTGGTAATCAAACTAAAGTTCAGGTTGTAAAAAACAAATTAGCACCACCTTTCAGGGAATGTGAATTTGATATCCGTTTTGGAGAAGGGATTGATACTGCTGGAGAAGTTCTAGAATTGGCTGAAAGGTTAAAAATTATAGAAAAGTCAGGCTCGTCCTATTCTTATAATGGTACTATTCTGGGAAGAGGTAAAGAAGCATCTAGGTTATTCTTACATGCTAATGAACCTTTCTTAGAAGAAATCAAAGAAAAAATTTCAGATTCTTTTAAACCACAGGAATTTACTCCAAGCGAGAAGGTTCTTGAAGAAAGTCTATTATGATAAATCTATCTGACGGAGAAGATATCCCTGGAACTGAAGGCTCTACTATAAAAATAACTTTAGGTAGTGGTTGGTATTGGTCTGGTGCTTCAACTATAGTACTTACTCAAGAACACATTGATAAGATGATAAAAGAAACTGAAGAAATAGTTGCGAAGGCTGAAGTAATGAAGCAGACTGATGAACAAAAATTACAAGAAATAATAAATAAACTAAATGCAGGCAAAAATTTATCAGAGACATAGACCTGAGCATTATTCATATACTTTAGAACCAAAAAGTCCTTTCGTTATAGGAAGTTGGTATAAAAATGATGGGATGATAATCAATTATCAGGGTGGAAATCTTGCATATGGATCTACTTGTGAAAAATGTAGACCACCTTATGGGTGGTATTATAATGAAGGATGGGGTTCTTTTGACGGAAGAACTGGCTGGAAACCAGCAACCACTAAGGAAGTTGGAAAGATGTTACTTGCCATAGCTACTCTTGAAGGATTTGTTCCTGGAAAGGAAATCTCTGGAATTGATGGCGAAAAATCGCATAGCTTTTTATCAGGTCCACTAACTTTTGATGCAAGTCAAGAATCTGTATATTTTACTACGGAAGAAGGTATAAGACATAATGTCTACAGAAAAGGTACCTGGGCTGATGTTATAGGTAAAGCTCATACTTTAACAAATGAAGAAAAATTAGAAGAACTTTTAAAAAAATTATAATGAGATGGTTTGTCAAAGAGTCCCGCTTCGCATCTCATCCAGAAATGAGAAGAATGGTAGGATGGGGTAATGGTTATGTAGTTGTAGATAAAGATAATAAGTGGTACGGAAAAGATTATGAACAAGTAGAATGTCAAATACACGGTGGTTTGACTTTTGGACAAAAGATTACTGCTGAAATGCTTGAACATTGGCCAGAACTTAATCCTACTGACTTAGATTTGTGGCTTTTTGGATTTGATACTGCTCATTATGGAGACAATCCAACTGAATGGCCACAATCGAGAGTTGAGGATGAAACTAAATATTTATATACACAATTAATGTAATATGAAAAATACTGTAATAATAAAAAACTATACTAGAGAAGCATTTGAAATAGCTTTCAAACTATTAGCATTAGATAATGCTCCTTTCGGAAAGGAGTTTAAATGTTGTGGCTATAAAATAATTAATAATGAACTATTCCTATTTAGATATTCTGATAAGTGTGAGAAATTTCCTTATGAATTTAATCTAAAACAAACAATAGAATTTGCATGGGGGTGGTGGGAAAATAACCAAAAACCTAATGAAGTTGAACCTGATACTGACGGAAGTACTAAAGTCGCATATGAAATTAGTACTGAAAGATCTGGTGTTGGTTCCTTTGACTGGGGAACATTTGTATCATTAAAACCAATATGGTTCGTCTATGGAAAATAAGGAAGAATTTAAAGTGGCAGATTTTGTCAAAGAAAGTAATAGAGTATATTTTTCTAAGTATAAAAATGGAAACTTTTATTATCTAGTAAAGAAACTTAAGGATATGGAATATTATGAATTCCCAGTTCCTATAAATGATATAGGAGAAGGAACATTATTAGCATCTGATAGGGCTTTAACTTTCATACGTTGGATTAATCAGGCTATATTAGATAAAACTTTAGTAAAATATTTAGATGAAATTTTCTAATAAAGAAGAAAGGAATAAAGCTTTCTGGATTCATGGATTTTCTTCTGGAATTCTAGAAAACTCTTGGTATTATGGTTCGGTATTTGACTTTGAAAAGGGAGATTTTCCTAGAATTGACGTCTATACCAGTCCAACAGAAATAATTGATGAGTATAACGTATTTCTTAATGGTAAGAATTTAGGTAAATACTCTTTTAGTGAACTTATAAATAAAATTAATAATGACAATACGAAACTATCAGATTGCTTCAAAAGCGACATGCTTTGACTTAAAAGACTTAGGAAAAAATCTTTTACATATGGAATTAGGAATTCATACAGAAATTGGTGAATTACTGGATGTATATAAAAAATATCTAATGTCTGGAAGTAAGGATTTTAATGACGAACAGGCTCTGAAAGAATTTGGAGATATATGCTTTTATGTTGTTAATGAAGCTTCTTTTAATAATTTTGATTTTGATGAGAATTTTAAACCAAAAATGATTTTTAGTAAAGAAGCTAATCCAATTATGGCTATAATGGATTTTCAAAAAATTAGGCTGTTGGGAGGATTTCTCAGATATGAGGATGTGATAAATCACCTATTCAGTATAGCTACTGTAATGGAGATAGATTTTGATAAAGCATTGATAATCAATGTAGAAAAGCTTAAGAAGAGATATCCTGATGGTTTTTCATATGAAAAGTTATTAGAGAAAGAAGCCAGAAAATTAAGTAAAGTCGAAGAAAAAGTGTAAATTGATATGAGGATTAAAGAAATATATGGACTCTGTAAATCAGGGTCAAGTACTCGAACCCTCAAGAAATTACTTTGTGGAAAGTATATAGGTTCTGGACAATTTAGAGATGTCTATCTCTTGAAGGATAATCCAAGATATGTGGTTAAAATTGATAAAGGTGATGAATTAGCTGCCTTTCCTAATGTTACAGAGTGGAGAAACTTTGTAAATTATGAATCATATAAACCAATAGGAAGATGGCTCGCTCCTTGTATAGCTATTAACAAATCTGGTTCTATATTGATACAAGCTAGAGTAACTAAGGCAAAGAAATATCCTAGAAGGATTCCAGCCTGTTTTATTGATACTAAAAAGGAAAATTTTGGCATATATAAAGGAAGGTTTGTATGCCATGATTATTCCTTTTTATCATTTAAACAGGTTAGTTTAGATTTAGAGCAGGTTGAGTGGTGGTCTATTAAGGATATAGGAAAGACCGAAATTTATATAACATAAGAAATATGACAAAAGGAATTAAAGAATCAGAAGGCAAAATATCATATAAGGAAATTTATATTCCTTTTAAAGACGCAGTTGCTAAAAGAATGATGGCTAACAAGCATAAATATCCAGAAGGGAATTATCTGAAGGATATTAGTAAGGATGAACTTTTGGATGCTTTAGAAAGACATCTAAATAAAATTAGATATCCCTATAAGGATGACCCTGAAAGTATAGAAGATCACATTATTGCAGTAGGCTGTAACTCTATGATGTTATATGCTCAAATTATTGAAAATGGAAGAGATAAAAGAGTTCCTGGAGAAGGAGAAACTAAAAAGTGAACAAACAGTTCAGCTTATTAAAGGAGATGATAAAGTCTATATTCCTTTGAATGAGCTTATTGCTAAATATCACCTCTTCTTAAAGCAGAAGAGTTATTTGAAATAACTTTAATATTCAAAAATGAATAAGACTACTAAGTTCCTATACCCTTTTTACTCAGACTTCGGGGGCGAGTTTAAATACATTTATGAAGATGCTTTGCGTATTCTTTCTTTGTATGTAGCGGACTATAAATATAAGAATTATGAAGATTTCTCAGATACTAAATCTTTTTTAGATGATAACATTATCTTCATAAATATTTCCCGAAAAACAATTACTTTTGAGAAGAATTTATTATATATTCAAGGACATAGAAACTATATTACAGATTACGAAGATGAAGAAGATAAACACGTCATAGTCATGAAAGTTGATGAGCCTCATAAAACAGCTCTCAGAAACCTAAAACTAGGTCTCTATTCTAAGATGTACGATAAGAAAAATATTGAGAAATACTTTGATAAAAGTAAATCATATTTTCTAAAATACGACACTAAAAAATATGGTGAAGTTTCTATCACAGAGAAAAACTGTTCCCTTATTATCCCGAATCTTTCAAAAGGTGAAAGTTTTGATTACAAGAAATTGAAAGTAAGCACATACCATGTTCTTATGAACAGCCTAGAATTAAGGAAAAACTTGGAATGTTTATTCGAAGCTTCAATTCCTAAAGATACAGAATTAATGGATCTTCCAAGTCTAAGAGATGAATGTCTTAATTATGAAATAAAGGAAGAGATTGACCAACTACTGGAAAATATAAATTTAGAACAATAATGACTGAAAAGATTTGTAAAAAATGTGGTATTCTTAAATCCACAGAGGAATTTAGTCCATATTATGGAGAACCAAGAAAAGTTGGAATAACCAGAAATATTTGCAAATCTTGTAAAAGTAAAAATAATTTAGAAAGACTTAAAAATAATGAGTCTAGAAAACTTAAGAATAAAGAGTATTTAAAAGATTATCACAAAAGAAATAATCATTTAGGTAAACTTAAAGCTTATAGGGCAGTTGATAAAAGAAAGGGAAGAGATAGTATTACTCTGGAAGAATTTATGAAATTATTAAATTCAAATCCAGAGTGTTATTATTGTGGACTAAAATTAAGAGATCAATTAGGACTTGATAGAAAGGACAACTCAAAAGGGCACTGTCTAGATAACGTAGTGATATGTTGTGAAAAATGTAATCACTTATTAACTGATATTCCATATGAAGCAAAAGTTCTTTTATCTGATGGTCTTAAAAAGATTACAGAAAAGAATTTATTAGAAGATTGGGTCATTAAGACCAAGAGAAGAAAGGAAAAAAATGGGAATAAATTATAAAGATCTTGCAAAAGAAATAAGTACGCCTTGGGGAGAAATCGGCTATATCGTAATGAAACGAACATATGCACGAAGAGTAAAAGAGAATGATAAAAATTCACCAACAGAAGAATACTGGCAAGTTGTACAAAGAGAGATTGAAGCTTCGGATGCTCAACTTGGAGTAGGATTCACGGATGAAGAAAAGGAAAGATATTTCCAAACCAGGATGGAACTTAAATGGTCTGTTGCTGGCAGGTTTATGTGGCAATTAGGAACTAGAACAGTAAAGAACTTAGGATTACCAAGTTTACAAAATTGTGCTGCTGTAGTTGTTAATGAGCCTATAAGACCTTTTACATGGGCGTTTGAAATGCTTATGTTAGGCTCTGGAGTTGGATATAATATTCAACGCCATAATGTCTACCAAATACCAAAACTAAAAGGAAAAATTAAAATAGAGAGAAGGGATAGTGAAGATGCAGATTTTATTGTTCCAGATACTAGAGAAGGCTGGGTAAAACTCTTGGGAAAAGTTTTGAAAGCTCACTTCTATTCTGGAGAAGGTTTCTCTTACTCAACACAACTAATACGTTCAAAAGGTGCTCCGATTAAGGGATTTGGAGGAGTAGCTTCTGGACCAGAAGAATTGTGCTGGGGAATGGAAGAAATTAGTAAAATCTTGAATTCTAGATCTGGTAAGAAGTTAAGATCTATTGATTGCTTAGATATAATGAACATCATAGGGTTTATTGTAGTTTCAGGTAATGTTCGTAGAAGCGCACAACTGGCTATTGGTGATCATGATGATTTTGAATACCTAAAAGCAAAAAGATGGGACCTTGGCTCTATTCCTAATTGGAGAGCAATGAGTAATAATTCCGTATCAGCACCTGAAGACCTTAAGGATTTACCAAAAGAATTTTGGGATACTTATGAGCAAGGTGAACCTTACGGATTAATTAATCTAAATCTCTCAAGAGAAGTAGGGAGAACTGGAGAAACTCAATATCCTGATCCTCACGTAGAAGTTTATAATCCCTGTGCTGAACAAAGTCTTAATAATTATGAGACTTGTTGTTTATCTGTAATATATCTACCAAATATTACAAGTTATGCAGAATTCTTAGAATGTCTTACTTATTCATATAGAATGAATAAACACTCTCTCAATCTACACTGTTCTTTGAAAGAAACTGAGAAGATTGTTAATTCTAATATGAGAATGGGTATAGGTATTACTGGATATCTACAGGCCACAGAGGAACAGAGAAATTGGTTAGCTGATGCTTATGTATGGTTACGTAATTTTGATAAGGAATATAGTGCAAAACACGGATTTCCTGAATCAATCAAGTTAACTACCATGAAACCTGACGGAACTACAGCCTTGTTACCAGGATTGACTCCTGGTGCAGGGCCTAGTCCAGCAGGTCCTTATTACATAAGACGAGTAACTATTGCTAGTAATTCACCTTTAATAGACATTTGTCTAAAGAATGGTTATCACATAGAACCAAGGAAGAATTTTGATGGAAGTGATGATAGAAATAGTTTTATAGTTTCATTCCCTTGTAAAGTACCAGAAACAACACCTGTAGCAGCAACTTTTGGTTGGAAACCACAGATGGATGCTATTCGTAGATTACAAAGAGAATGGAGTGATAATTCTGTAAGCTGTACAGTTTATTACGAAAAGAAGGATTTACCTGAAATAAAAGAGTACCTAGAGAAACACTTTAGACATGAACTTAAGACAGTATCATTTTTGCTTTATCATGGACATGGATTTGCTCAAGCTCCATATGAAACAATTACTAAAGAGCAGTACTTAGAAATGAGCAGTAAATGTACTCCTATTACAGGAATTGATGTACGTGAAGAAAGTATAGAACTCGAAGATTGTTCAAGTGGACAATGCCCTATTAAATAAACGTTAATTACTTGTCTAGTTAAATAAATTTTCGTAAATTACTACTAGAACCTTTAATTAAATAAATAAATAAATAAAAATGGGAAAAGTCAAATTCAAAGAAGGATATAGTGACTTGGGAGCATATCCCTTATTATTACATATTATAAAAAAAGGAGGATTAGAAGCTGATGGTGGAGCAGGATTAAATGCCACTCTTACCGATCCAGTTACTTTTACGGATGTAAATGGTAATAATCTTATAATAGGTAATACTTCTACAAATCTTCAAAGTGCCTTCGTAGTCACTTCAGTATTTAACAGTTTTGCATTAGGGTTAGTATCTATAGAAAGCAATCCTTTTGCATCTGCTGGATTTTCTGTATTAACAGATAAGACAACTTTGAGTACTAGGGCTGCTTTTGAAATGATAAGTAATGCAGGATCAACTACCTATTACAAAGGAATAGGTCTTAATAAAGATGGGGCTACAGGAGAAACTACCATGGCTCTTCTATGCTATACAGATTCTTGGCACCAAGGAGGAACTATTACTTTTGATGATTTGAATACAGATTCTTTTGTAAATATCGAAGATAATGATGATTGCCCAAGAGCTTATTTATTTACAGTAAGAGCTGCTGGGGATCAAATGTTTTTTGGACTTACAAGAGAAGGAAATATACAAACAGATTTACCTTCTTATGCTGATAATAACGCTGCTGATGCAGATACAAATTTACCTTCAAAAGCCTTATATCTCTTAAATGGAGACAGAACAGTTTATCAAAAACCTTAATCATGGAAGATACAACAAAATTACCTCAAGAATCTCCTCTAATACCTATTATTAAGGTATTGGAGAATTTACCTAAAAAATAACTAGTAAAATTTTTATTTTTGACCTCCCTATGGGAGGTTTTATTTTAAATTAATATTATGATTAAAGAGAACTCTGTAGTCCAAATTAATGAGAGTGGACAAGAAGGTTGGATTGGATGCTTGGTTCAGGTATCTGAAGTTAAATCTTGGGGCATTCAAGGCTGGGTTAAGATTCCTATGCAAGGAGAAGCCTATATTCGAGTTAAGAATGGAGAATTTGATTATATTGGTGAAGCAGTTATGATTCACGGAAATCAAGTTTTAGATGAAGAAGATAAGTGATAAACGTAGGGCTAGACTTAAGGAGAAATCTGAAGAGACTAGAAAACTACACATATTTATGAAAGAATGGTTTGATAAGCAGAACCCAAAGGTTTGCTGGTCATGTGGTCAAAAACTATATGAATTTAGTACTGCTTATGTAGACCACCTTTTAAAAAAGAGCAAATATCCACAATACTCATTAGACGAAGATAATTTATTTTTGTGTTGCCTGCTGTGCCATGATTCAAAGGAAAATGGGCACCCAAAGCCAAAACATAAGGAAGCAATTCTAAACATTGAGAAGATTAAGGGAATATGAATTTTGTGTTAACTCTAGGATAAATATTCCTAGAGTTTCATATTTTATGTATATTTGCTAATAAACAAAATATATGCAGGTAAAAATTTTAGTTATAGAGAAGGAAGATATTAATCAGGAAGTAAGTAATCAGCTTTCCAGATTTATGGAAGAACATAATAGAGAACTTACTGATGAAGAAAAGCAAGAACGAGAGTTGAGAAGATTAATATCAGGAGAAGAAGAAATGAAACCTCCACCAATCTTCCGCCAAGAAGTAAATATGCTAGATTTTGCAGAGTTTGTAGATTTTTATTTTAAGAAATCATCTGTAGATTGTATATTTAAGTCACCAAAGGCTGTATCAACTCCGAAATATACTGACGTGGAATTAATGGTCATAAAAATTGGATCAGTAGAATATGAAGCGTTATTTGACCAAGAAATATTTAATGAATTAATAGAACATTTAAACAAAGACTAATGATTTTTAACTATATTGAAGAAAAGCCAATTCCAACAGATGATAAAGGTGGATTTGAAGTTATCAAACTCCATAAAGGTTTTAACATTGACCATATGATAGATTATGTATTAGTAAGTAAACTATCAGATGGGAAAATACTTAAGAACTTATTTATAAGAATGAATCAATCTAATACTGTAGAAGTTCCTAAAGAATTTATTACAGGAAAAGGAAGAAAGGAAATAAAATATGTAAAGGAAGTAATGCCAATTGAACATAAGATTTTTGACACTGAGACAGTAGATGCATTTTTGACAGCTTTAGGAATTGACCCAACAGCATCAAACGTATTTGAAGAAGTCAAAGAGCTAGAAACCACTATATAATTTTGTTTTTTAAAGTAAAAGGAGAGATGGGTAACACCGTCTCTCCTTTTTTTTTTTTTGCCAGGTCTTTTCCTAGTTTATCTGAACCATATAATCGTATGATTTCAGTAACTGCTTAGGATGTGTAATATTTAATTTTAATCCTAGTGCTCTCATAAATTGAGCTACTACTTTAGAATCACCCTTATTAAATAATGGAGTATCTTTCTGGTAGTATAAATCTTCTTCAAACCAATCATATCCCATAGTAGAACCTACTGCATTTATTGGAGTAACTATTATATTAGTTAATAGGTTATATAGATTACCTACAGATCCCATAGCTACATAAGGAGTTTTTAATACTGAATAAGTTTCTTGTAAAGAAATAGGTGGAGCAGATGTTTGAAGCTCATGTCCAATTCTTAATAAGATGTACTGAGCAAACATTGCAGCATCTCCATCATCATCGTCATCATAGTAACCTAAAGCTAGAAGAAGCATCATAAATCCAGCCATCATGTAGAGTTCTATCATAGTTTTTTTGATAGCTGCCACTTGCTGGTCTGTATATTGTTCAGTAAGAGAAGAGTCTTTTACAAATGGTGCAGCAAGTGTTGCTCCTAACTTCTTAATAACATTTTGTCTATACATTATTAAATCTCTAAGAAAAGTCATTATAAATACTTTGTAATGACCTTCTCGATAGGTACCCATTTCAAGATCAAACCTTTTCATTCCAAATCTATTTACAAAAAGTGGAATAAAGAACTTTTTCATAAAAATCATTAATCTAGCAACAGAGTATTTTTCTACTAGAGATTGGTCAAATTTAGCATATGAACCATTCAATGCTTTATTTATAGCATGAATTTTATTAGTAAAATCTTTTAAATGTTCATATGTTAAAGGAACACCTTCTTCATATTCTATTCCATCCTTGATTTTAGGTAAACCTTTATCTCCTTTTTCAAAAGCATCCATAAGAGAAATAGCAACCCTTTTTCCATTAGTTACTTTGAATACTTTCTTAGCATTCATCATAGCTATGAACGTTGATACTTGAAGTTCCCATTCTCCCATATTTTTACCAAAGAAGAATAGGTTTTTAGCTCCTGCTCTGCGTGTAGACCATTGTTCTTTTTCTCCAAATTCATTTTCGAATTCTCCCTGGAGTGGATCAAAAAAGTCAAGCATCTGTCCAAATAGAGATTTATCGTGAGTTTTACCTGCATCTGTCACTATATCTCTAATAGTTTCAGGTCTTATTAAGTAAAGTTTGGCTCTTTTAAAATCTTCTTTGAAGTTAAATTCTTGATTACCAGTAGCTTCAATAAGCATTTGAAGATTACCAGAGAAGAAGTTCACTATCCAGTTAGGAATATTAAGGAACATCATATTTTTACCAGCAAAGCTATTAATAGCATCAGCTATCTTGGTATCTGTTAAAGTTTTTCCAAATGTAAACATATTGTTAACTGATACTAAATCTTTCTTAAATTCATCATAGAATATTCTGTTTATTAAGTCTCTAATATTATTTAGACGAGTGCTATCTGTAGAATTAACAGATACATTTAAACCTAGATTTAAACTTTTATTCAATTTATCTTTTACGACATTTACGAAACCTTCTTTTTTAACTTTATGTGAAGATAGTGCTCCTTCAAGAGTTTCAAAGAATGCGAGTTTTTTCTCTAGTATCTTAGCTTTTGTAGCTGACATCTGATATTTAAGAATAGAACCAAATACATCGTAGGATTGATCTTCCATGTCTATATCTTGAGAATATCTTACTGGAATAAATTTAGTCTCTTCTCCTGATAAGTTAGCAAGTACATGTCTATCTTTAAGTCCTAAATCCTTGAGACCATCTGAATAATCTTGAGCGTTTTGATATAGATTCCTCATAGAACCTTTAATAGTATTATATACTCCTTCATCAGTTATTCTTTCCCATGTGGATTTCTCAATTGAAGGAATAGCATAATACAATTTATTTGAAGTATTCAAACCTTTTTGTATTTCTTGCATTTCTTTCATTAAGAATTGAATATTCTCAAAGTTAACTCTATCTTTTTCAGAAGTTCCTCTTTCTAGTTGAATATAAGAAGCTTTTCCTGCATTATCATCACCTTCTAATTGAGAAGGTTTATAATATTTAGAAGTTTTCTTTAGCTTTGGTCTACCAAACTCATCCTTATAGTTAGGATTTAACCATTCATCATTAACAAAAGATGTAGTATAAGCTAGAGAAGGAACTTCTTCATAGTAATTAGAATCTAAAGGAACAGTTCTCCTATAGATATAAATTGGAATTTCTTCGTCCTTCTTGATAGGATTCATGTTTTCATCTACCTGTAAGTTTCCATTTTTATACGTATTTTTCTGTATAGTTAGATGCGAATTAGAATACCAAGGAGTAGACTTAAACTCATTAAATAAAGCTGGGTCTATATTAACTTGGTTAGGAGTAATTGTAGTCCCAGTTTCTGCTGATTTTCTAGCACAGAATTTAGATAGTTCTCTATTATAATCTTCATAATACTGTTCAGTATTTTCTCTTACTTGTAAATCAGATAAGGCATCAAAAAGGGTATATAGGGTTTGTTTATCTTCATCTGTCATACCTAGAGACTCAATAGAGTTTTTAAGTCTGTCTATTTCTAATTCTTTACCTTTTACTTCTTTTAGAGTAGCTTCAGGGATAATCTGTGTAGTAAATTCTCCTTCATTTTTATAAGGAGCTGTTATTCTAAAAAGGGACTTCCATACAGCTTGAATTCTTTCTTGAGTATTATCCGAACCAACTTGATATTCTTTCATGATAGTTTCAATCATGTTAAAGATTTCATCCCTATGTTCATAAAATTCTGGTTTGAGTACTGTTCTTGAATTGCGAGCATTCCACTCAGCAAATTCACGAGAATCTTCACCAAAGTCATTAATCATATTTTGTTTTAATCTTTGCCATAAGAATATATTAGTCTTAGTGGTTCTAAATTTCTTAAGATTTTCCCTTCTCTTTAATAAGAGTTGCTGAACTTCTTTATCAATACCAGTTTTTGGTGAGCCATCTTCATGTAATTCTGAAAATAATAATGAATATTGTCTCCAGAGTTCAATAATTCTTTCAGCATGTTCTTGACTAATATCTCCTTGTAAATACTGAGTTGTTGAATAGCCTGATTTAATAGTGCGAATTTCATCAAAGATAGTATCAACCATCTCTTTAGGATTAAGAGTTCTTTTTCCATCAGTAAAATCTTTATCAATTTCTTTTAGAACTCTATAGTATTCGTCCTTATATTTATTTTCGAAATGAAGTAACTTATAAGCTTTAATATTAGCTTTAGCTTTATCAATTTCAATTTTAGCCTTAGCTTCAGCTAAAACATCACTCTTCTTCCTAGCTTCATCTTTGGCTTTAGTAGCCTTGTTTAACTCATATGTTAATTTATCTAGGTGATAGAAAACATGCTCATCAATATCCGAGATTAGATGAAGTTGTTTATGTTCTAGCCCAGTCATTGTATCAATTCTGGAAACAACATAAATCAAATCTTGATTCATTTTTTTAATTCTATCACGAATATCACCAAAAACCTTTATTCTTTTTTCAAATTCTCTACCAAATCTTTCAGAATTTTCTATAGATTTAAATCTTAAATCCATTAAGGAATCTTTTAGAATATTAGTAGAAGCAGATATAATATAGTCTGGGTTTGACATATTAGCCATAAAATTGGAATAGAACCAGTCTGAATCACCTAATTCACCTTTAATCATTTCTCTAATTACAGATTCACTTGGTAAACTTTCTATTTCCTCTTGATATTTTTCAATATCATTTTGAATTTTTTTTCTTCTATTATCATCAGCAGGTAGTGAATCTAAAAGTTGCTGTTTTTTCTGTTTTCTATCTATGAGTTCCCTTGCTACCCTATCTTTATATTCTTGTGGAAACTGAGCATTTAAAACTTTAGCAAGAACTGGTAGAGTTCTATCTTCATATGTTCTTTCTATTTGATCAATATAATCTAACCCTTTACCAACCATTTGTTTGAAAAGATTACTATCTTCAACTTCTGCTAGGTGATTAAGTTTAATTTCTTCTAAAATAGGTCTATAAGAAACAGCTAGTAATTTTAGTTTGCCCCATTCTGACAACATGTCAAAATCATCTTCATATTCTTTACCAATCAATGAAAGCTGATTTTGTCTTATATTTTCTAGAGAATTACTAATTTGTTGAATAAAACCTAGGTACTGAACAACAGATGCCCTAAAGACATCTATTCCTTTCTCTTTATTTTTAAAGATATGTATTATATTTGAACGTATTAACTTAATAACATCTTCTGAGAAGTCTCCAGATCTTTCTTGGAATTTATCAAAGAGATGTCTTTTGAATTCATCTTCTGAATTTCCATATTGCTTGATGGTTGACTCTATAATTTCGAAGATTTCTTCTAGTCCCTTGGAAAGATTTTCTGAATTCTTTAATTGGTTTTCTATAGTTTCACCTTCAAGTTCAAGTTGAGTTTTAACTCTAGGTCTTTCTACAGGAGTGTGTATAATCTTGTCAGCAAAGTTTTTGTTATACTTAACTTGGTATTTCTGTAATTGGTTTTTATCGAATGAATGTCTATTAGAAAATGGGTTGAAATCTATTTGTATAGGGAACTGGATAACTGGTTTTCCATTTCTAGAAGCTATTTCTACACTAATTGGAGAATCTTCAGTTTCTTGAATACCCTTTTCTCTTCCTATAAAGATAGGAACTATTTGTAAGTCAACTACTTTTATTCCAGTTAATTCTAGAAGTTTAGCATAGGCTGATAATTGCTTTTCGAAGTATTTTTGCCTAATCTTAGAAGCTGCTTGACCATCAAAACCAAAATACATCTCATCCATCTTTTTTTCAGAGATGTTATCTGCATCATCAGCTATCATTGGTAACATATTCTTAAAATCATGAATAATAGCAGTACCATCTTCTAGAATTTCTATAATATCAGGTGTTCCAGCTACTCTATTATTCTGTTCTATCTGATTAATAGCTTTTCTATCTCCTAGAGTAACTTCAGTTAGAACTATTGAACCTTTGTCTCTGAGTGCTTGTACATATTTAGCTATATAATCAAGTATAGCTAAAGACACTTCCTTATTTCCACCAAAGAATTTGTTTAAATCGGATTTTTCTGCTATCTCATTGAGATTAATTTTAGATATAGGTTTTCCTTGGTTTACCAATTGATTTAATAAGCTATGAACAGCAGTACCTACTTCAGCAAACTCTAAGAATATGTTAGAGAATTTAGATACTTGTATCTTTTGAGATACAGAAATATAAGGTACTGTTATTCCTGTATCATCTAGAGTAGAATATGTATGACCGACTGCTTCAAAATCAAATAAGTTTGTATTATCTATAACACTATCTAGAGATTCTTCCTGAGATACAGTTTTAGGCATATCCTGAAGATTCTTAATCTGATCTTCAGATAAGTGAAAATTAGTAGCACTTGGGATATCTCCTAAATTAATAGTAGTTCCTGTCTGCATTAAGTGCTTAATTAACTCTTGAGCAGACATATTAGGTAAATCCATAATATCAGATTGGATATCTGGATTAGAACCTATCATTCTTTCTACAAGACTTAAAAGCCAATCCTTAAATTTTTGCCACCAACTTTTAGCCTTTTCATCATCTATAGCTCCAGACATCATTCTAGAAAGAGCCTGGGTTAGAAACTCTCTATTCAAATCTAGAATAGAATCATAAACATCTTTGTATTCTTCAAATATACTATCTTTTAACTCAGGAAATAATTGCTTTGCTTCTAATAGAAGACTTTGGTAAAGTGAGCTATTTTCTACTTCTAATGCATTAACAAAGGGGTGTAGATACTCTTCAATAGCTACATCCTGAGTAACCCTTTCCTTTATTAAGTAAACGTTACCATTATGATAAAAAGATATTACCTTCTTGTTAAGTTTATCTATAGCTCTGAACTGTCTTTGAATCTCTTCTGGGAGAGTACTTATTTGAGCTTCAGTAATGACTCTAGTTCTAATTTGTGGAAATAATTTAGAAAATCTGTCAATAATTGGTTTTATTGCACTTGAGAAAAACTTTTCTGGAGATATTGACTTGTTAATATTTAAGAAAATTTTTTCTTCAGATTTTTCATCAATTTTTACTTCATTCCATGTATTTCCGTATTCGTCAGTAATTAATGCTGGGTTATATCCTTGTTTTTTAAGAATGTTAGTTACAGTGTTCTCATAGAAATTATAAATAGGTTTTAAAGCACCAAATCCTTCTTTTTCAATTCTATCAAGTTCTTGTTTAAGTTGTTTTATTTCATTATTAATATCTTCTACATTTTTTAAAGAATCTTTTAAAGAACTTGTAGGGGATGCAGAATAAAAGTTTTCTCTACCATTTATTCTTCTAAATTCATTAGCTTCTTCTTCAGTATTAAAATAATGTTTTTTATTACCAGTTACCTCACTAACCAACCAAGGTTTATTATTACTTGCAGTTTTCTTTTTTTCTTCAAGTTCTTTAATCCTATCTTCTTTCTGCTTTTTAAACTCTTCTAAAGTAGTGTGGCCTTCTACTTTACTTGCTGTATTACCACTAGGAAATAATACTTTCTCATATCCTTTCTTAGCACTATCTTGTATAATAGATTTAACAAAGAATGTAACCCAGTTGTTATCTTTGTTTAGAAGTTGAAGAAATTGGTTTTCTTTAGTTTTAGAAAGTTCGTCTGCCCATTGCATAGCTTCCTTACCAGTAATTGACCCTTCTTTTTCAGCAGCCTCTAAATCTTTAGTATTAGTTAATAATTGATTAGTTCTACCTTTTTGAAATACATCAGATTGTACTTCTAGTATTCTACGAGTTTTAGGTTGTTGACTTTGTAACAACTTAATTAATTCTCCTTCTGTGTATTTTACACCTTTATATTCGTAACAAGCCATAATTAATTATTGTTTAATTTTTTAAGTTCCCAAGCTTTAATATTAGCTTGTCTACGTTTTTCAATAGTTTCTGGAGATTGTTTCCTACCTTTTAAAGTATTAGCAATCTTACTTTTAATCTCTTCAGAATGTCCAACTTCTCTATGAAACTTTTTTACAGAATCTGAAATTTTAGATTTAACTTCTTCTGTATGATTTAAACCCCATCTTCCTTCCACTTTTGAACAAATATTATAATTAGGTTTTAAAGTATCAATATAATATTGTTCTTTTATAGGTAATTCTTCTTTACTACATTCTTCTATTAAAAACATTGTAAAATTATCTTTATCATATTTATTATAAGAATTTTGAAGATGGGTATTTTTATGAATACCTAATCTTAATCTTCTAAAATGGTCAGATTTTCTATTATAGAAATGTGTAGCACTTCCTATATAAAATTTACCATTTGCTTTATTTTCTATTTTATATATTCCTGTTTTCATTATCCGCAAGGTACTTTTTTTATTGTTCCTGAAGCAATTAAATCTTCTAAAAATCCTGTAAAAGGATATTTGTCATCTGAACGAAACCAACCAATACCATTATCAGTACTAAACTGTGCATGACCTTTAATAGAAGGTGTAATACCTGGAGTACTTATTTCATTCTCAGTATAATTAGTGCCACCTGGAACTGTTAGATTAGAATAATATTGAGTTGGTTGTCCTTTTTCTTGTGATATAATACCTCTATCTGTATAAAACTCACTTTCTTCTGGAGCTATTGATTTAGTTGCAATAGCAGTATTAATCTCAACAGTATGAGAATAGTTAGCTAAAAGGTTGGTCAATATCTCCTCTCTATTTCTTGTACCAAAAGAAAGGATTAAATCTTTCTGTTCTTTAGGTATTTGAAGTTCTGTTAGAATTTTATCAATAGACCAACCATTTTTATCTCCTTTTCTAAATGTTTCATCGGCCTCAGGGCTCGATAATATTTTTACTGATTTTAATGAATAATCAACATTAAATTGAGTTTTATTTGAAGGATTAAATGATGTTCTATTTTTCCAAATCTTTGAACCATCTTCTGTTTGAGTATATTTTGGTCCGAGTTTTTCTTTATATTTCATAGAATTTACTACAGGTTTCCCTGTAATATTTGCTATTTTTTGAAGAATTTCTGAGGCTATACCTATACCTCTAATTTCGATTGGAAGTTGTATAAAATTTACAACTATTTCAGAACCCATATCTCTTATTATAACTTGGGATTGACCTGTTTCGAAGTCTTCTGAATTTTCATCTACAATTTGCTCTTTGCCAAGAAAAACATTAACATTCTGATTATCACCAGAAGTTCTTCCTAATTTTACAGTAATATTACTTCTAACTTTTGGAGTAGGTTTACTAAGATGAAATTGAATTTCCTTAGAGTTTTCTTTCTCAAATCTCCTATTTGTTTCCTTAATAATATCATCAATCTTCTGAACTTGTTCAGAAATTTCATTCTGAGAACTAGTATCTGAATCACCTTCATCATTGATAAAGTTAACTTCCTTATTAACTGTATTATAAGTATCCTTATATTTTTGCCAGTAAGTTTCTACCAGAGAGTCAGATGGCTTAATATAGATGTACTGCCCACCAGGGATTTGTCCTCTGGAAGCAATAGCTTCTTTGAAATTTGTATTAAGTTTTAAAACCATAGACTTGGCATAACCCTGTGCTAAATCTTGCCTTCCTTGAAATTTATCTATAGAAATAAATAAATCATTTCCTAGAGCAATAGCTTTAGGTTTTCCATCTCTATGTGCATTTATTACTAAATTCTGGGCCTTTTTGATAATCCCTTTTTCTATATCTATTCTACATTTTAAGCTCATTAGCAATTGTTTTCTTCTGTTAAATCAATTTCAGGTAATCCTTCTGGAGCCGCTAATATACGACTATTTTCTTCATTTTTAGTTTTTAATGCATATAATAATGGAGCTTCATAATGGAAATCCTTTAAATTCATTAAATATCCTGGAGGGCTTCCAATAATACCTGGAACATTTGGAACAAATTCAAGTTTTACACCAGGTATTTGTGACATCCAATTATAGATAGTTCCTGTTTCATAGAATGCTCCAAATTTTTGAAGTACAAAGTTATGGAAAGTTTGGTCTGAAGTACTATTCTTAAGTTCAGCCTTTACCATTTCTTTCATAGCTTGTAAGGATGGTTCTTGTGTTAACATTGTATGTATTAAACCTAGAGAACCTCTTCTTGTAAGATACTCCTTGAATAATTGTTTTAATTCTTCATCTGTTCTTGGAATAATTTCTTCTCTACCTGCATACAAAGCAGCGGTTCTTACATTTCCTTGTGTTAATTTAGTAATTTCTGCTCCAGAAAAATACATAGGTACATCTTTACCAAAAGCTTTAATATGCTCTTGAATAGCTCTTGTAGCCAATGGCATAAAATATTGCTTTTCAAGTTCAAGTCTTTTATGTTCTTCATAAAGAATACTATTAATATCTTCATTGGCATTCTTAAGATTTTCTTTACTCTGTTCAATTCTCTCATTAGCAACTTTCTCAAAGTATGCAATTCTAGACTCTATAGAGTTATATTTTTCTACACTTTTGTCATAAGTCTTCTTATCAACTTTATAGAATTCAGTCCGTCCATTTCCAGCATAATATATTTCATCATCTTTTTCAAATGCAAATCCTGCTGTACCATCTAGATTTATTGACGAATACTTTTCTTCCAGTGATTTTCCAGATTCGTCTCTAGCTTTTTCATAATCTTCTTTAGAAATTTCAGTTGCAACTTCTTTTATTGGGAACATAGGTTGAAGGGAATCTTCTTTTCTAACATATTCATCTAAAGCTTTTTGAGCTTGAACTGCAACTTGTTCTTTAAGATTAACTTCATTACTTTGGACTACTGCAACAAGTTTTTGAAAAGTTCTTAAATCAACATATTTTAAGAAGTTTTCTTTAGTCTGTAATAAAGATTGGATTTTATAGTTTCTAACTTGATCCATTTTGAGAGTTGTTAATCTCTTAGTTGGAGCAGCTTGCATTCTTTTTGCTAAAAGAATTAACATATATTCTACGTTATCAGATAACATATCAGATAATTCTGTTCCTCCTCTTCTTCTAGGTCTTCTAATAGGTCTTAATGTTAATATTGTATTTTCATTTCTTTTTTCTGCAACTTCTCCATCCACCATAGTAAGAGTATTGTTTCTATAGAAGTATTCCAAACCTGCATAGTTTTTGTCTACAAAATATTGGAACATCTTTTTCTCTATTTTAGCAACTACTGGACTTTGTTCATACATTCTTTTTCTCTGTTCATAAGTTAAATATGGATCATCTTCCCAATCTGAATCCCAGTTTCTAGAATAATTAATCTTTTGAATTTCTTTACGTAATTCATTCAAATCTTCTTTAGTAAGAATTCTTTTTAAACCACCAGCTTTGAAAAAGTTAAACATATCATGTTTTACTTCATATGTCTCATCAATTAATTTAGCAGTTCTAGCAATAGCCATTTCTACTGATTCTCCATAACTTCTTGATAAATCAATTGACTCCTGAAAGGCAGCTCTTAGAGCTTCGTAAGCTTCTTCAGAACTTCTATATCCACCTAAAGGATGATTTAATTTTTCTTCAATCATTTGATATAAGAAAGACTTACTTCTTGATGGTAAAGTTGCATTATAGATGTTAACTTTTGGGGCCTGCGGAGTTAAATTTCCTATATTTTCTTCCTTAATTCTTTCTATTTCTTCTATTCTTCTATTTAAGTCAGCTTCAAGGTTAGGAATCTTTGCAGAATCCATTTTCTCTTTATTATCATTTTGTAACTCATGGAATAAAACAGCATCTTTAACTTTCGAATCTTTTGAAGAATAAAAATAGGTTAAGTTTACCCAAGAGTTAGGTGCAAGATTAAAGTGACCTCCGCCTTTGAATACAGTATCATTGAATCTTAAACTTATTTTATTATGATAAATTTCTCTTTTTCCAGCTAATCCTAATTCTGCAATTAATTGGTCTCTTCTTTCAACTGTTATATTTCCAGCTTGTACCTCTGCTTCAATTTGAGCCATGTCGTAGTTCTTACTTGATACTCTATCTGGAACATTGATAAATGTTTGGTCAACTCTATAGCTTAGATACTTTTGCTCTTTGGCAAAACCTAATACATAGTTTAATTTTAAGAAATTATGAACTTCATTAACAAACTCTTCACCTGTTATACTTTTCAGAGAAGGATTTTCTTTTTTAATTAAGTCAATTATTGATTTGTATATATTAAGCTCTTCCTTTTTAACTCCATCTAATTTAAATTCTTGACTTAAAACTATAGGGTGTTTTCTAAATTTCTCTAAAATCTTAGGAAGACCTCTTAAAGCAGGTGATATCCCATTAATATATTCATTATTTCTTTTGAGGTCTTCTATTTCAGAAGGTGTAAGTTTTCTAGTAATTCCTACTGAAGTTCCTTGTTTTACTGTCCATACTTCTGGATACCATTGTGCCCTGAAGTTTTTTGAATCTGCAATATCATAGAATCTTTTTATAGTTTTCTTTAAGAATTTAGTCTTAAGTTTAAATTGATTATTAAATAAACTATCTAAAAACTTCTTAGAGCTTTCTACTTCTATAACTTTTTTATTAGGATTTACTTCATCTTCATCTAATACTTCATCTGAGAAATAAACCTTTTTATTTAATTCTCTATATTCTTCTGGAGTCATTAAATCTGTCATATCTCCTGAGAGAATCTTCATCGCAGCTACTTCAAAAGGGTCATTTCTTAAAGCTTTGAATCTTGCCAGCAAGTTATTAATCCACTCTACGAATTTCTTTAAGAATGAATAGTCTGCTGGAGAACCGTGCTTTTCTTGAATTCTATGTATTGCTTCAGCTACAAGTTGTCCTATAGCTTCTTCTTTTAAAGTACTAAAATTATTGTAGTTAAATAACTCTCCATATTTAGTTTTGATTAATTCTTCAGCTTTTTTAGTAGAAGTTGCTGAATTCCATAATAATCTACTTAAAACTGAGTCTTTTCTTAATAGTCTATACCAGAAGTGAGCAGCTTCTTCAGGAAGTTTATTCCAAGCTTCAGGTCTAGTTTCTAAGTTGTCTACAATATCTACTGTCATATCTATAAAGTTAGCAGCAGCTATAGCATCTCCTACTACAGTTCCATTTTGGTCTATAATATCAGGTACTAATCTTTCAGGGATTCCTAATTCTTGTAAGAAATTAGATACAGCATTCAGAGTATTAATATGAAACTCCATTTGCGTATCATCCTCAGTATCTAAACCAAAGAGTTGTTCTCTTGGAGTATTCATATCCATCTTGTAACCAGTCTTTAAGTCTACATTTTCTATATAGATTTCACCTGTTTCCTTACTTACTAAGTCGTAGTACCCATTGGCATTTCTAATCCAAGATGAATTGTGTGGTGCTTTTTTATTCTTTCCGAATTCTTTAAGGAAAGATGCAGCAGTGAAGAATTCTCTTGGTTTATCAGGTAATCTATTAAATCTTTCAATATCTACGTCATCAATAATCTTTTCTCTTCTGAAACCTTTTTCTGGAGCTGTATCTAGAGAATAATCTTTATATCTCATAGATTCTACTCTTGTGAGATTTCCAGATACTTTTCTCTGACCTTTTCCTCTGAATTTATTATTGTTAGCATAGAATAACTCAGTAAATGAATTTAAAGCATTGGCTTTTTCATTAATTGATAGTTTTTCGTATTCGTTAACAGCATAGTCTAGTAATCTAGATATAACTTCTGGATTAATAACATCTGTAGAAGAAATAGGAGTTTTATTTAACCCTGACTGGAAGAATGATAAGAAAGCGAATTTCTTCATAAATTCTTGAGTGTCAGGATTATTTTCCAATTCTTCAAATTGGTCTATATAGTCATTCTGTAACTGAATATCTTTATTAAAATAAATGAGGGCTATATTCTTAATCTTATCAGACATTTCTGAATTCTGATTAGATGTAGAAATAACTAGGTTATCAATAATAGAGTACATTTCCTTAAGTTTAGGGTATTTACTTTTAAGTTCTCCTAATTCTAAATAAAGTTTAAATAGAAGTTCTTTACCAAAAGCTACTGGATCTGACTCAAATTTACTGAATGAACCAAACTGTGACTCAAAGTATTTCATACCTTCATCAGAATTCTTAAGGAAGTTCTGGAAAATAAAATGAACGAAGTCATTCTTGAAAGTTCTTTCATAAGCTTCGTGAAGTCTTTTAGGTAAATCCGAACCTTTTCGATCTTCCATTTCTTTATAGATTCTATCATTTAGTTGTGGAGAGTTTAGGATTGGAAGGACTTTATTAGCTATTTCACTTGAGAAATCAGAAGTATCAAATATAGAAACTATTGAATGATTCTTAATCTTATCAAAGTTAATAAGCATACGTTTATCCTGAACAGCCTGGTAATCTTTTTCTCTCCTGTAGGCATTAAATGAGCTTTTTGTCATAGCTGTATCAAAGTTTACAGAAGATTGAGCTTCTCTAAAGTCTGATGCTATTCCTTCCATAGCTATAAACTGCCATAGATATAAAGCTTGAACTTGAGCTTCATTTTTATTTCCTATAAAGTATTGGTTAGATTTTCCTAAATATTTATTAAGAACTTCGGACTCTAAAAGTGCACCTGGATTGGTTCCTGCTCTATGTAAAGTTCCTTCCATAGAAATAAATGGAGAAGACTCATCTGTCGGAAGACCTACATATTTTAAAGCTTCATGAATTGGATTAAATCTTTTAGTAATAGATTTAGATTCTAGTTCTTGTTTAGCTATAACATATTTTTTAATAATTGGTTGATTTAATAAGAATACTATATTCTTAATTGGTAAACCCATATGTAATCCCAGGAATAAAACTGGAGCTGTACTTGTTCCAATATTAACATAACCAGATTTTGGATTATTGGCTATATCTACATAAAGGTTAATAAGCTGAGAGATAGCTGTAGCTTTTGAAACTCCATTTAATAATTTAGATTTAGCTAGAGAAATATTTCCTTCGCTATCTCTTAATCCATTAAATAGAATTAGGTTTTTTTCTAAATATTCAGCAGAAATTTTAACATTAGCTTCTGCAAGTAATTTAGTAAATGTATTAGCTTGAGCTGCTATACCTAGGGAGTCTTTTCCTTGATAAAGTGAGTCTGCTTTATCTTCATTAACAGTAGGAGAGAACATTTTAGTTAGCTTAACATCTGTGTTAACTTTTTCTGTTTGTTTATCAACAAGTTCTGGGTTATTAATTCTGATTAACCTATCTATTAATTCATCAAATAAATATGTAGAGTTTGGTGTAATTAAATTAAGAAGATTGTCAGGTCTTAGAATAACTTCTTCAGCTACTCTGATAATTTCATTCTCTAAAGAACCTTTGTAATTAAAGAAATCCCACTCAGCTTTTTGAGCTTTTTGTCTAAATTCATTTAATTCTTCTGATAAATCAAAAGAATAACCCCAGATTCTTTCATAAAGTTCTGATATTTCAGGGATTTCCTTAACTGCTTTAATTTTAGTTTTTCTTCCATCTACAGTAAATGTATTTGATACATATTTTTCAAGTTCTTCTTTCTCAAAGTTTTTAGCCTTAATAATTGATGATAAAGTAATTCTATCGTCAATAGCTTTAAGGATATCCAGCATAGTTATCACTCTATCATTATAGTCTTGTAATAACTTGTTCTTAATATCATAAAATGGAGTTTCTTCAGATAAATCAGTGTACTCATCAAATATAGCTTTTAAGAATGAAGCATTATTCACCTTTAGGAAATTTCTAATTTCTTGAGATATTGTAAACTTCTGATTATCAGATTCTTTTCTGATAGTTTTCCATTCATCAAATAATTGCATCATCTCTGCATAAATCTTATTCTTTTCCTTGAAGAGTTCATTAAGTTCTATCTCATCAATAAGATTTCTTTTTTCTCTTCTATGAACAGCCAAGTCATTTTTTAATTCAGAAATTCTATCAAATATCTTTTGTTTAATCTTAGCTCTTTCAGAGAAAGCGTAATTAGTAAGAACTCTTTTTTCTTCTTTGATGCGAGTTTTAGCTTTTTTAAGTTCATCCATAGCTTGAAGCATAGGAATTTCAGCTTCGTTCTTAGTTTGGAACTTCCTAGTAATGTAATTACCTTCATTGTCTATATTAGGCATGAATGTATTCAATTTGTCAATATCAAAGTCAGAACCAGATTTAGCTGTCATCTCTGTTGGTACTATAATAATGGAACCTGCTCTTTCTGGTAGGAATTCTTTAATTTCCATTACTTCCATAGAGTTATGTTCCTGAGTAGGAATACGATAACCAACTATAGTTAAAGATTGAGAATCAATTCTTCCTTGAGCTATCAGACTATTAAGTCTTTCCAGAGTACCAATTGGTTCTCCATCAATTTCGCGCTTTAGAAGTTTCTTGAACTCACCTGAAAGTGCTACTTTAATTTGAGATTTTCTGATAAGAGTATCTCCAGCTTTATAGTAATATGTTCTTAAATCGTTAGTACCATTCTCCAGGGATGTAGATTGGGAAGAACCAAATTTCTCCCATCCAGTACTTGAAACCTGAATTTTCATTTCTCCCCTGGTTTTTTGACGTACTAGTCTTTTGTTTAATACAGCCTGAATAATAGAATCAATTACAGATCTTTGTAGAGAAACATCTAACCTATTTTTGAATTCTCCTGATGGGAGTAACTCAAAAGTTTTTAAGATATTCTTATTAATAACTTTCTTCTCGATTTCTTTCTTAATAAAGTCGATGAATTTAACTTTATCATGAATATTATAGTTTCCACCTGCATCTTTAGTAATAGATGCAACCTTAAAGATACTTTCTCTTTCTATATCTGTAAGTTCTTGAATAAGACTTTTATATTTAGTGAAGGCTTCTTTTAGTTCTGGAGTTGTTTCTCCTTCATCGAATGTATCAAAAAGTAGCTTTCTAAACTGAGTTCCGAATATAAGTCTAGTATCAATCTCTGGAGAGATTTTTACTTGTTCTTTAATATTATCAAGAAAGCCTTCTCTAACAGAATAAGTTCCTTTATCCTGTGAATAAGTATCTAGAAGAGAATGAATAGTATGTGGAATTCTAGCTTCTAAATCAATGTCATAGAATTGATCAGGTTTCTGAGTTTCAGCTTTATCTCCAGATTTAAATAGAGCATAATCAGCATCTTCTATCACCATTCTCTCCATATGTTTTTCCCAATTGGTACCAGCAACTGCTTGTGGTATAATTGGAAATACTGAGAACTTGTGAAAACCTATTTCCTGTATAACATCATTTTTAATATTACCAAAGTACTGAAGTTTTTGAGGCTGAAAGTAAGATATCTCTTCTTCATTCAATTCGTTCTTAATCAATTGATCTCTTAGTTCCTGTGAAACAGTTTCATTTCTTTGTTCAAGATTATTAATTTTTCTATTTAGCATATCCCACTGAATAGCTTTCATATAGGCTTCCTGCATTCTATCATCCCATCTTCCTGATAGCATTTGCATTTTTCTAAAGAAATCTAAAGTAATAGCACCCTGTCCATCTGTTTCATTTACAGAACTATAAGCTTTTATAATAGTATCTCTTACAGCCATAAGCTGTGCTCTTCTTGAGTCTGAGAGATTTTCTTTTCTTAATTGTACATCCACTAATTCTACGTAGTGTTCTAAATATGCAGATTTTGGCTTAATATCATCAAATACTATAAATCGAGTAATTCTTGAAGAAGCTTCTCTTTGAGAAATTTTAGGGAATTCCGCTCCTGTAATCTCCTTAAAGGAAGCTTTCATCAAACCTCTTTGAGTTACTTGAGATAAATCTTCAAAATCTTTTAATAGTTGTTCATCTGTAGTTGGAATAGTTCCTGTAGCAGATCCTCCAGCTACACGCTTATGAGGGTCATTATAGAAGAATGTATTTCCAAATATAAGCTTGGAAGATTCTATATTAAAAGCTATTTGATTAGTAATATATTTTCTTATAAAGTTGTCTTTTTGATTTTCTGTCCCAGTAACATGTTTCCAGACTCCTTTATCTTTCATATATTTGATATGTTTAGCTACTTCTTTATTTAAGAAGATATTAATGCTAGTATCAATGTCAGCTTGATTTTTAGCTATAACTCTATCAATATCATCAATATTCTTAGCTTCTAGAAGAGCTTCTCTTAGTCCTGGAACTTCAGATACTATGTCACGGAAGATACCAAATTGGTACCCTTCTTCATTTTTAATATTTCCTGAAAGTTTTACAAGTTTAGTTAATTCTGGATTACCATCCCTGTGAGAAACCATAATAGCTAATTCATCTCTCAGATATCCTTCCATAGCAAGTTTGAACTCCTGAGAGTTTCTTACTAAAGGGCCTTTAAGACCAAAAGCATAGAACATAGATTTATCACCTAATTGAATTGTAGGATAAATATTATGATTTACCAGATAATGTGCATCCATAAGAACCTTATCTCCAATATAAAGAGATTTAGTTTTATCACCTTCTGTCTCAGAACCTGGATTTCTTTCTGATGCCATACCATTATAGTTATGTATAGCAATAGGTTCAACATCTTTTCTAGAACCATCTCTATTGAAATAGTAAGAAAGAAGTTGAGAGTTTCTCATATCTAAGAAACCTTTATTATTTAAGAATCCTTTATAGTGTTCAAATCCAGGGATTTGTATAATAGATTGAAGAGAAGGATAGTTTTTAGTATCATTTAGAATACCCATAACTGTGTGAATTCTATTCCACATAGTTTGTTCATATTCTGTTTTACCATCAGCATTTCTCACTGAATTAGAAATGTAAGAATCTTCATATTTATCATATGCTGTAAGTAATCTTGTCACAAATGATTTTACACTTGATGTTCGATCCCATTTTTTCTGGGTATCCCAATTGAAAGTAAGAGCGTCATCATATCCTATATCTGTTCCTAGAACTTGGTAAATATCCTTAATAGGATTACCACTCTTTCTGGAAGCTTCTCTTTTTAACCATAGAACTATGTGTTCTTTTACATATCCCATTTGAGATGCTAGTCCTGACTTATTTAATAATTCAAGAGTAATAGGAATTCCTAGATTTCTATAGAATTCTAGTGCACTACCTTTGAAGTTTTCTATCTCATTTATAGTTTTTTCATCATAATTAATTACAGTTTCTCCATCAGCATTATTTGAGATAAATTTAGTAGGTTTAGTAAGTAAGAATTGAGATCTTAAATTAGCATGGATTTTTTCTTTATTAAGATTAGTAATTGGAGAGTCTTTAAACTCAAGTTCTCCAGCCATTCCATCTTCATCCCAGTTCTTATCAATAAACATTATTTTAAGAGGTGTTGAAGGTCTTGAAAATGTAGCTAAGAATCTAGCTTTCATATTAAAAGCAGAACTAGAACTACCTGCTAAAAGTCTATCCATTATTATTTTAATCTCAGGGTATTTTTTAGACAATGCTTCCATAATAGCTAATTGTCCATTAGATCCATATAAATTTTTTACTCCTGAAAGATTTCTAGTAAGAATACCTATAATCTTTCTAGCATCTATTAATCTTGGAAGACCAAATTCTGGGTCTAAATATCCAGGAATTGATATAGATTCTATCATTCTTACAATATTTGGATCTGTATAATCATAAAATGATTGTTCAGAAGCTACGTTATCATTGTAAGAGTCTCTTCCTTTATTTTCAAATTGATTACTTTCTGGATCTTTATATACAAAAGTTCCATCTTCTTCAATATCAAAATCTTTCGAAATATTCGAAATGGTTTTTGACTGTGCTAGATGTGCATCTTTAACGCCTTTATTATTATTGTCTCCCCAATTGTCAAGAATTCTTTGTTGATTAGCAATAATAGGGTCTGTTTTAGCTGCTTCTTCACCAATAGCTTCTATTCTTTCTAGTTTTAAATATTCGATATAGTCTTTTACTAGCCCGTAGAGTGAGTCTAGTTTTTTAATTTTCTTGATATCAAGAGTTGTGTATCCTTTAGAATATAAAACTTCAGTTACTATTGCTTCTACTCCATTAATAATTTTAGTATAATCTCGGCTAGAAAAAGCTGGAGATATATCTGAATTTAAATTAGAAAAGTAGATATTATCTGTTGAAGGGACTCTTCCTTGAAAATCTCCTTTCTTAAGTGTTTTATATAATGTGTCTAAAGAAACATCCTTAGAGCCAAACAAGCTCTTTAAGAAAGCCCATATCTTCTCAAATATAGACTTTCTCACTGGATAATCTCCTAGAATTTTGCCTGTTTGGTCGAATTTTGAGAAATCCCTGGCAATGAATTCTTCCACTTCAAGATCTGAAGCATTCTTAAGCTTTGATACTTTTTCTCTAGTTTCGTCATAAAGTTTCTTTTTCTCGTCTTTTGTTAAGTAAAGCTGTGAGAAATGGTGCCAAGCTTCATGGAATAAGTCAGCTCTAGTAGCACCTTTATATAAGGTAATGGCTGATGCTGACCAAGTTGCCCATGCACTTGAGTTAACTATTTCTGCTAAATTTTGTACGTTTACATCTCCAAAGATACGTTTAACTTCTTCAATATCTGTATTTGTTACCTTTAAGGAAGGTACTGGAACTTGCTTTTTGCTAGATTCTAGCTTAGTTCCTTTGATTTTATCCTGGAGAGCTTTTTTTCTTTTTGATACTTCTGATTTATCTGGAATAATGTTTTCTTTCTCTGTAAGAGTAGAATTATCTGTAGAAATAACTAGAGACTCTGAAGTAGGTTCTTGAATTTCCTCTTGTTTTATAATAGATTTATTAGATATTTTAGGTTCTAATAATTGTAATTCTTTTTCTAATTCATTGAGTCTATTTTTTAACTCCAGAATATCTTCTTCAGTAATTTCTTCACCTTTTTCTTTCTTAGTTCTAATTCTAGCTACAAGTAAATATAATCCTGCTAGTGCTTGTGAACTACTTCCTAAAATATTACTCAACGCTTTTTTAAGACTTGCAATTCTATCATCCAAAGTCTTAATAACTATTTCTGGAGATTTATTATTTAACCAATCAGCATAGGTTTTTACATTTTCAGCAGAAAAATAATTTCTTAAATATTCTGAATAACTTTCAATTGAGCCTACTTCTGGTAAAATATAGAAAGATACATCATCTGTTAACTGATTTTCAATTGAAGAAAATATTTCTTTATTAATTCCCATACATCCCATTGAAGCAGCATTATTAGTAGGATCTGAATCTCTTAATAATTGTTCTCTTACTTTTAAATTAGCATGAAATCCTATATATGAAGTCTCTCCTGTATTTTCTCTATAAACCCCCGTTCCTTGTAATACCCATTTATACTTAGCTCCATAATCTTTATCTTCAGCTTTTTTGGCTTGATATACTCCTGCTGGAGTAATTTTTAACTTAGCTATTTCATATTCTTCTTGAGAATATCCTATTTTAGCTAATTCATCTGATTTTCTAATATCTCCTTTATTTTTTCCTATAACGATATCTCCAGAATAAACTATTCTTCCATCAGCTTTAAATATAGTTACATTTCTTTGTTTTTTATTTACTACTACATAATCTCTGTCTCCATATTTTTGTTTATGGAGTTTATTAAGATTATCAAAATTTAAAGTCTCATTAGTTATTATTTCTATAGTTTGAGCATTGTTGAAATTTGCTGTTTGTATAGAAACAGCACTTACACTTGAAAAAGATATAGCTCCTATAATAGCAACCTTGATTACTCTATTATATAATTTCTTTAAAATTTCTAGAATTTTATCAGAAAAACCTTTAAATCCAGCCTGAAGTTTTGACAAAGATGATGCAACATACTCTTCTTTAGTTTGCCCTTCTTTATCAGCTTCTTCTTGAAGAATTTTTATTTCTTCATCTGATAACTCTTCATTGATTGCATCAGAAATTGTTTCATTTATTTTTTCTTCATTAGCCTTTTCTTCATCCTTTGGGGGATTAATTTCGTTAAAAAGTTGTTTAATTTCATTAATCTCAGCTTTAATTTCAGCTACTCTAATATCTATTTGTTCCTGAGAAAGCTCATCAGATATTGCTGGTATTTTCAAACTTTCTTTCAAAGAATTTAATTTATCTTCCAACTTTGAATGGTTTTCTTGTATAAGTGAGCTAGCAAGAACTTTTTGTTCTTGTTCACTCATTCCATCTTTGTAAAGTTTTTCAAACTCTTTCTCTAGGCTTGTACCTTTAAAACAACTTCTTACTGACATTATTGTTTATTTATCATTAAAAACATCCTTATTATTAGATAAACTTCGTCATCGTCATCTAACTTTTTAACCTTTCTTATTATTAATATTCCTGGAAATTTAATATCTTCAGAAACTTCACTAATTTTCTCTACTATTTTAGCTTCTTCACTACCTAGTAAATCATCTACTAATATAACACTATCTTCTATATTTTTGTATATTTCCTTTATTAATTGTTCGTTAACATTTAGGTAATCTTCTTTTAATAAATTAATACTCTTAAAAGTTTCTTCCGATAGTATTATTATATCTAGTTTCGAAAGGCCAATTTCTTTAGAAATTTCATCAGTAGTATTAATTGTTTCATCCTTATTTAAACTAATTGACTTACTATCTGAATCTGTTAATGTTACAAAGTCCGAAAATACTTTTTCTAGAAACTTTGAATCATTATCAGTAGTCGTTATTGAATCATTTTTAGATAATCCTATTGATTTTATTAAAATATCTGAAAAACTTACTGAATCATTTAAAGTTAATGTATAATTATTTATAACTACAGGAAAAAGAAAAGGAACTGGTTCTCCATTAATATAATATGTTATAGTTCCCGTATCACTATTACTATTATAAACTCCTCTAACTGGTTCACCATTAATGTAATAGGTTAGATTTCCTGTGTCATATTGTGCTGCCATTAGCTTAAGTTACTATTTGTTTTTTCTTTCCATCTACACAGTTAAATATCATTTCTTTAGTTTTATGTGACTGAAATAGAGTCGATATTAATCCAGCCAGTACTGCCATCACAATCTACATAAAATTCCATACCAACATTATCCGTAACAGCACTTGGTAATGTATAAGATAATGTCTCCCAAGCTCCATTAGCAGCATTGGTGGCTGTTGCGGCTACTATGTCAGAATTATAAGCAGATGCATGTGCTGATGGATTTGCCTTTAAAATCAACCTTGGCTGATTTCCATTATAAGCAGTTCCATCTCCTATTACAGATTTTCTTACCTTGATAGATATTGTCGCTGTTGTTCCATTGGCTACTGCTACTTGAAAACTACTGCTACTTAATTTATATGAAGCTGAGTTAGGAGTTAATCTCTGGCTCACAGAAGCAGAATCATAGATTGTAGAGTCATTGGATATAGTGCCGTCTCTCTTAATTACCCTATGAACACCAGCCGAATTAAATCGTTGGAACCTCAAAGCATTTGTTGGTGACATTTGAGCTAAGTTAGATATAAGGGTACCTGTTGATATCGTACAATTTCTAAACGTAGCATTAGAAGAAGCCGCTTGATAAAATTGATTTCCCATACCTATAACACTTGAGCTATATGAAGATGTACCTCCTAAGTTACAGTTATCAAATATTACATCCTTAACAAGTGTCCCAAATACAACTCCAGTATTCCCACCTTGTCCAGAACAGTTCTTAAAAGTAATATCTTCCCCTACCATTATGGAAAAATGAAATGTATTACTAAAACTTGTAACGGTATCAAAAATTACATTCCTTGGTGGTAAGCTTGAATAACTCCAAGGGGCAAGATTTATACTTGTGCCATTGTTCCAAAAAGTAGAATTTGAAAATGTGGTAACGGTAGCTGTTGAATAACTGTTTATAAAACAACTCACATACATTCCCGTAGTAAGACTATATGCTGTATTACCAGATATTGTCCCTTCAATAACTCCTCCAAATAAATACCCACAACTACCACCTGCGACAGTGTTATTAATTAAATTAAGGAATATCCTTGTTGTTGCGTAAGTTGCAGCAAGAGTTTCTATGTTTATCATACCTGGGTTGATACCTTGTCGTTGCCCCATAAAACAATTATTTTGTATGGTGACATAATGTGTTTGAGTAACCAATGGTTGATATACAAGTATATGAGTATTTGGGGTACCATACGCTACACAACCATCTATAGTAACTCCTCCGTTAAAATTGGATATAACTACCCCATAACTATAACCAGCATAAAAATCCATAAATACACAGTCCTTTAAATTCGCTGAACCCGTTGGTGCTTGTATTATAAGTTCTATTCCTCTTTTACCACCCGCAGACGAACCCAAGTATCTAAACTCTATATTATCACAATCTACTGTAGCTTTATTGTAGGCAATAATGTAATATGTGTTAACAGTGCTTGTCCCGTATATCTGAAAATTAGATGTAAGGTTTATGATATCAGCTTGTATACCTGTAGTGGCATTACCTCCGTGTGCATAAGTTAAAGCGGCTATTGTCAAGGTTGTTCCAGTAGCGGTAGCTGATAGATTCTTTACTTCATTGCCAGATGAATAAGCGGTATTTGGAAGTCCTATTGTATCTCCACTTAACCAAGCTGTAGAAACATCGGTAGTAAGAGAAGTAGCACCAGCAGATGCATCAGCAGCTAATTTAGCCTTTCTTGTTTTGGCAGTTCCATATGCTCTGAATGTTCCATAATTCCTTATAATTATTCCAGTATTTACTGCCGTAGAAGATGTAACTGTAAACACAAATGAAGAAGTAGAAGGTAACCTTGTTCCTGTACTTGAAAATTCCACTATTCCATTATGGGAAACTATAAAATTCTTTGTATTATTTACAGCTAATTTATATGCTGTTGAAGCTGAATTTTGACCAAGTATCTTCCCATAAGCTCCAACCTCTATTAACCCATAAGAAGTGGCTGCTGTGTTATCAAAAGTTACTGTATTAATAGCTGTAGTAGCTGCTGCTGTAATATCCCCACAAATTATGATATCATCTGAAGCCGCTAATGAAGCAGTAGTTGAAGTAACTAACCCTCTTGACCAGTTACCTGCTGTTGCATTTCTATATACAGTTACAGTTCCAGCAACTGAAGATAATACTCTTACCTGATAGTTGGTAGCAGCAAGAAGAGCTTGAGGAGCTGCAAATTTAAAGTAACACCATCCCCCATCATAGGTTGTGTCATTGTTTATGATATCTGTAGCGTTACAGGTAACTACATCAACTTGAGCTAATGAAGTACTATTCCATAATTGAACAGAAAATGTTCCTGTAGGAGATGTAGTAGTTCCTTTTACTCTTAGTAATATCCCTTCTACTGTAATTGCCCCTGGCATAAAGTTAGCACTGGCAACATAGGATGTTGTAGTAGCTGTAGAACCTGCTTCACTATACAAATAGGATGTAGTATCTACTACTTTCCAAGATGAAGAAGACCAATTAACAGAGGAGCCAGAGAATAGTGTTGCCATAAGTTATTAAATACTTTCTAATAGGTATTGATTTTTGTAAAACAAGCAAGAAATTACCTTCTCGTTTTCAATACGTTCCTGTAAGGTATCAGTTACTCCAAACTGTTTGTCTATTCTAACTATAGGCATTATTCCTTCATCATCTATAAGAACGAAAGTGGTGAAGAGTATATCTCCTTCTTGTTGGTCATTGATTTGTTCTACCTGATATGCCATATTAAAAATTAAGAGATAGTGAGTGTCCACGTAATTACTATAGAATCTCCTGCTGCTTTATTTACTACACTAAAAGAAGCAGACATCCACATATTTACAGTATTAGCTGTAACTACATCAAATGTACCTGCTTCTGTAATAGCTCCAGTACCAGTTCCTGCTGGAAAAGTTGCAACTACAGTTACTACTGCATTATTTCTTGTTTTAGAATCAAATGCTACTCTAGCTACTTCTGTTCCTAAAAGAGTTGCTGCTGGAGAACCTGTTCCAATTGCCATCCATCCCATTTTATCTAGAGTAGGAGCTCCAAGAATTTGATCTGCAATCCCATATTTACCTGCTGTAGTCACAGTATTATGAACGAATCTTTCATCTTTTTGATTTCCATTTTCATCTAATAATTGAATATGCATATTCACATCAAAATAGAGTCCTTCTGCAAATCCTTTTCCTGTTTTTAACCCAATAGAATCTTGAGCCTGAGTTTTGTCATATATCATAATTGTTTTGCTTTTACTTTTTTAATGGTTCCATCGAAACCCCTTTCGACTGTAAATTCCCACTCCCTTTCTTTATTTAATGATTTACCTAGAGATTGTACTTCTTCCAGGTTGAGTTGTAGCAAATCTACGATTTTTTTAGTTTCCTGTGTATTGTCAATAGGTTTTATTTGTGTTAAGTTTTTAGATATAGAATCCAGTCTTAGTCCTAGTTGTTCCAGGAGAGGTTTAATAGGATCTTCCTTTTGTACAGATTTAAGTATAGAATTAAATATAGACTTTAGTTCTTCATGTCTTTGTTTCTCTAAAGCAAGGTCAAATTCTCTATCATCAACTTCTATTTCTGCCATATACAATTAATTATATCTTCTAATTCTTTTGCTTTTCTTTTAATCTCTTCTTGTTGGTCAGCAACTGTAGCATCTTGCTTCTCAATTGATTTTCCTTTATTTGTAATAACGACTTTTTCAGTAGCTTTTTTACTTAAAGTTTGGGTATCTTCTATTAAATTAAGTGATAATTCTGGTCTAGGTGTTTCTTCTTCCTGTTTCTCTGGAGTTACAACTTCAGTAGAAATAGTAGGAACTTCTTCATCGAATTCACCAGGTTTTAGAGTTTCATACTCTATAGCTCTAGATAAAGGTGACATTACCATGTTAGGATTTCCATCCTTAGTATCTGGTAACATTAACTTAATTTTAGTAGATGGTTCTGCTGTTTCAATCCACCATTTTAAGTAAGCATCCTGAGTTTTTAGTGGTAGATATTCTAATCCATCCTTGCCTTCTCGAATAGCATCAACTGGGTTGATTGCTATATTAGTTCTTAATCCAGACAATATTTCCTGAAGACTATTTTTATCAATTGAATTTAAAGCTGATACTTCTTTTCCAGATACTTTCTTGTTTTTTGTTACTAGAAAAACATTCTTAATTTTCCATCCTTCCTGAGTAGCTGAAGTAAATATCTTAAACTGTCCTATTACTTTTCCATTCTTCATTCTGGATATAGAAATAAATGGAGCTTTTCCTTTTCCGTGTTCTTGGAATGCCATCTGGACACTAAGAGTTTCTCCTTTCCCTACATTAATATTTGAATTGTTATAGATAATAGACTCCAAGAATTTCTGTACATCTTCTGGGTTAACTTTAGATTTATTATTAATAATATTTTCAAACTCTTTAATTATCTTAGTAATTACTTCCATATGACTAGTTTTTGACAAATCTTTGGCTAGTAATGGAATTCTTAAATAAGGTATTGATTCCACACCTTCTTCAAAAGTATCTGATCCATTTTTTACTAATAGATAAGGGAAACCTTTCATAATAGGAACTCCACCTTCAACTCCTTGAATTTGAGGACCATAACCTGGAACTTCAAAGTCTATAAAGTCTGATAATGTTCCATCAGCTTTAAAAATAGTTCCTGGTATTAATGGACTAGATGCCGTCTTAGCATAGAATTTAAATTTACCATTTGTAATTCTTTTTATCTGTACATTAATTATATGAGTAGGATTAGCATTTAAATAAGCTCTTGATTCTAAATCTCTTACAGTATGAGCAAAATAATTACCCTTATCATTAACTTCATAACCTGAACCGTTCCAGAATAATTTTATAGGCTCAGTTGTATCTTTCTTAACAGCTACTAGAACTTGACCTCTTTTTTGTGGATCATTATTCCAATATTCTTCTTGAAATAGTTGATTTTCTCCAAAGAATCTTTCATCTGGAACCATAAGAATAAACTCAATGTTATTAGCTAACATGAATTCAGGAAGTGTTTCAGAACCTGGTCTTGTAAAGAAGTTAAGTATTTTCTGAAATCTCAAATAAGCTGGAGCTAATTTTTCTCCTTTATCTCTAGAATCTGTAAAGATAGTTGCTGGACCTTTTGTAGTTGCACCTGAGGTAGCTGTTGGGATATCGTTTTCTTCCTTAATTATCTTTTCTTCTTCTTGAGCTTGGTCTACCTCTTCAAGACTTTCTGTAGGTTCTTCTATACTTTCTGGAACTATTACAACTTCTGGTACATCTTCAACTGGAGCTTCTTCTTCTGGACTTTCAACTTTTATTTCAGTTGGTATATCTCTTCCTTCAATTAAATCAGCTCTAAGTTGAGCTAATTCTTCCATGTTTTTCTGATGTTCCTTAATATTTTCTTCAGTGACTTTAATTTTTTCTTCTAAATCTTTTATCTTACTTTCATGTTCTACTTTTTCCTCTGGAGTTAGAGTATCTATATTAATAGCTTTTAATTCATCTAAAGCTGTTTTTTGTGCATCTAAATCAGCTTCATTTTCACTTATTAGTGTTTCAATTGCTGATATTTGTTTTGCCAAACTGTCTATAGATTCTTCTTTATAATTTTTTAGAACTGAGTATCTTGCTTCTCTTATTCTTTTTAAATAAGCACTATTATGTGCTTTATAAGTAGTAATATACTTATCTAAAAATTCTTTTTGTCCTTCTGAAGTCTGGAGTCTTTTATTAGCATCTAGAAATAAACTTAAAGCATGATTCATTAGATTTAAATCTGCTAAACCATTAATAATTTCATCTACTTGACTTTTTAGTAAAGGTTTATCATAACCTTTATTTTTAAGTTCATTTTCAAGAATATGAGAAATAATATTTTTATAGGCAGCAACTGATTTTGGACTTGATTCATCTCCTGCTGCTTTAACTGTTTCATAAACTTTAATTCTATTATTTGTTTCAGTTATAAATTCACGTAAATCTTTAATTTTAGTTTTTAGTAAATCTCTTTCCTTTATTTGTTTATCTAAAATTTCTTGGTTAAATAAATGTGAGTCTTTCTTAGCTTCTTGAATTGATTTTGCCAGAATATTATATCTATCTATTGCTGAACTAAGTTCATTTTCTTTATTTGCAAAATGATTGTTTATTTTTTCAATATTTATAATATCTCCTACAAGGTCTTGCATAAATGGATATTTATCTATAATATCCTGAATATCTGCTGGAATTCTTGAATTCAAATCCTCCATATATGACATTCCATGTGCCATTGTTGTTTTTAAGTCCTGGAATGCTGTCCATCTTAAAAAGTCTTTTGCAGGATTAAGTTCTGTTGTCAATGAATTATTAACTAATTCTACAGTGTTTTTTATGTGTTTAGCTTTTTGTATAATATTATCTACATATGAATCTATATTACCATATAAATCATTTTTTTCATCTTCAGTAAGACCATCTGTAGAAACATTCATTAACTTCATAAATTCTTCTGGAGCTAATTCTTTGAATGTATTCAATTTTTCTAGGGCTGCTTCAAATTTATTCAACTTAACAGCAGATTCTATCATATTAAATAACTGGTCATGTTGTAAAGCCTTGAATGCCAATACATTTCCCGTTTTTACTGCATTAGCCATTTGACTTGCTAATACATGAGTCGTTACTGCTGCATCAAATGCTATTCCATCTCTTTCTGAAGTTTCCTTGATATATTCTAAGAATTTATCAGAAGAAATAATATTTTTAGCTTCGAAAGAATTATATGTATCTATTAGGCTTTTTCTATAATCTTCACTTGCTTTAGTTTCTCCAGTATATTTACCATATGCAGCTTTCCCTACATGAACCATAGACCCAGTAAGACCTCCTATAAAAAAGTTCTCTAGGCCTTCTTTATCAAACATTCTACTTAATCCATAAACTTGTGATTCTACATAATCACCTAAACCACCCCTTATCTGATGGTTATATTTTTTAGAAGCATAGTCATGAGTTGCTTTTTCAAAAGAATACTGTAATGCTTCTTGAATACCTTCTGACCAAAAATCTCTGGAAGCTTCAGACTTGGCAACCATATAAGCTTTTTCTCCCCAGCCTATATCTTTTCCAGCTCTTGAAATAATATTTCCAGCTTTATCAATAAATTCTCTAGAGCCCCATCCTTCTATATCTCTGGCAAACATACCTGTAACAGAAGATTTAAATGGAGAAAATATTCCTCCAAACTGTATGGCATTCGTTACAGCTAAAGTTACTAAGTTTAATCCATAACGAACATTGGCAGAAGCATCAGCAATCTTTCTAATCTCAGTATATTCTGATGCATTAGGAAGCCTATTATTTTTATCTATAAAATCTGCAATTAAATCTCTATTAATACCAATAGCTCCATCAATGCCTTCTACAGAAGCTTCTCCACTGGCTGCATTAAAATCTATTGCTGCTGCTTTAGCTAAAGTAAATGCTTTTTTTCCAGCAGATGCTGTATCCCAAGCTTGAGTTGCATTCTTCATAAAACCTAAAGTTCTAGAAGTCATTACTCCTTCTTCTACTAATGTACCAGCCTTTGCAATCTTATTTACATTTAAAAAAGCTTTCTCTAACCAGCTTGCTGCTTTTCCTAACTGAAGTCCTATTAATGGCACGGAAGCTTCTGGCCCTGCAATGAATGAAATAGCAGCATCTTGAATAGCAGCAGCAGCAATAGCACCACCCATAAAACCTAAATTCTTTACAAATTTATCTCCCCAAAAGTTACCAAATCCTGATGTAAATGGAAGAAAACCTTTTAAAGGATTTTTAGAATTTCTTTCTTCTGCTGAATAATAATTAGGAAAATAATCTTCCCATTTTCCTTGCATTGAAAAAAGTCTTCTATTTGTATCTGTATCATAATACCCTGGAGTAAATGAAGGAATAAATGAAGATAGAAAAGCTGGAAACATTTTAGCAGAACCGTTTAATGTTTTGCTCATCCACCCTTGTTTTTGAGCATTTAAATCTTCATTATCATAATATCTTGGGTCCTTAAAAATAGGATCTTTCTTATGCCAAGAAGACTGAAAATATCGTGAAGACTCAGAAGGTGTTGCATAATATCTTCCTGTTTGCTTCTCTTTAGCTAAAGCTTTATATTCTTCAGAAAAATCCTGATTAGAAGTTAAATTTCTAAAGTCGAATGTTGCGGAAGGTTTAAAGTCATTAATAATAGGATTAACTACAGTATCATTTTCAGGAACAGAAGGCTGTCCTTTATCTGGACTAAAGTCTAAACTAGTAACTATATTATCAATCATCTTATGTATTTAAGTTGTTGTATTCTTTTCGCTAATTCTTCTCTAGAATAATTATCTTCATTATTCTGTAAATTATCACCTATAATTTTTCTATAAGCATATTCTATGGAAGGAATATTAGAACCTGCCTTATATCCAGGAAGAGTTGGAAAGATACTAAAGTCCAAAGTTCCATCTGAATTTTTCTTCGCCACCCTGTATGTACCTATATCTATTTGTTGAAACCAGTATGTTTTTCCCATCCAATCAAATCTATATTGTGCTATTTGGTCAGCACTTCCTCTTTTTGCCTCTCTATTATAACTAAATTGTACATTCAATATATTCTCTATATCATAGACTACTGGACTATAAATATTGTGTTGGTCTAACCAATCTTTACTTACTGGAATTTCTCTATCTTGAACTCCTATTAATGCGTTATTGCTTTCATAAGAATATTTAATTTTATATCCTGAATTATCTTTTGTTGGAACCAATTTTACACTCTTTATCTTAGTTTTATCAATATCTCCTTGTCCTGCTATCAATACTTTCATATCTGAATCCAAAGTTGAACCTGGAGAATTTGATACATTTAAATTTCTTGGATATAATTCAGAGCCAACTGGACTTAAAGAAAGAGAACCTATGTGGTCTTCCATGTATCCATCAACTGTTTTCTTATATTTTTCATAAACATCATCAAGTTGTTTAATTGCAATATTTGGCATAGGTATTGCATCTCTTTCTGCTCTAGATAAGGCATTAGGAGAATAATCTCCTTTGTAGTATTTTTCTCTAATAAACTTTTCTGGTACTCCATTTAGTGTTGCTATCTCCTGAAGAGCCTTATATGGATAAGATAATGTTTTACTTAGAAAAGCTTTTGCATATTTTTCAGGAATTATAAATTCTTTTGATACTGGATATCCTTTATTATATCCATAATTTGATTCAAATACAAATTTTCCTATTTTAACTCCATCTAATCCACTCTCTGCAACTTCCATTGCATCTTTTTTAAAGTCGTTAAAAATAGATACCCTAGCTTGATATGCAGATTTTTTAGTTGAATAATCTTGAAGAAATGTTCTAATTTCTGATGCTCCTGGATTTTTGTTTTGAGAATTATATAGATACTCTCCATATGTTAATTCAGAACCAGAAATTTTCTTATTTAAGTCTTTCTTAGGATCAGCATCAAATTCCATTTGTATTTTTTGATACTCATCTACTTTTTGTTTAAAAGCAGAAGAACTAAGACCTGAAGAGCCTTTTTCATAAACTCCAGTATTAAACTGAGATAAAGCATCCTTGAATGCTTGTCCAGAAGACATGTCTATTTCTTCCTGACCTGTTTCTAAATTAACTTTCGAACCTATTTCATTTCTTAATCCATTAATTTCATTTAAATAAGAGTCTTTTGTATACTTGTTTTCATCTTGTTTTTCACTTGCTACTGCTACTTGTACTGGGCTTTCTGGAGTTGAACCTGAAGCTCCACCTCCAGAAGAACTGCTACCACCACTACCACTGCCACTGCTACCTAGCCCAAGTTCCTTTTCCCACATCATTTTTTCTAAATCATTAGCTAATTTTACATCTGCTTCTTTCAAAGTATTACTTAACTCTTTATCTTTTAAAGCAAATGGATCTGCTGTAATTTCTCTAGATGTTTGATTGTAAGCCCAACCTTCAGCAAATCTACGTTTCTCATTTCTCCACCAAACTTGAGTCTTTAAATTATCAAGCTGATTGGCATTTAACTGTGTTTGATATTCAATAATTTTACCATTAGAATCTTTAATTGGCTTATAAATATCATCAAATTCATTTAAATTTCGATCAACTTCTTCCATCATAACCTTATTATCATTATAAGAAGCTGTATATTTTGTAAGTTGTCCATTTAAATCTTCAAGAGCTTTTTTCTTGGCTAAAGCATCAGATGACCCATATTGAGACTCTAAATATTTTTTTGAATCTGGAGTATCATTATTTATATCTTTTATTCTTGAAGTTATATATCCTCTTTCTTTATCTATTACTTCATTTACATCTGCAAAACTTTTTCTTTCACTTTCTATTGCACTTCTTTGAGAATCTAATAATAAATTCTGAGGAGTAGTAGAATAAGTCTGTGCTCCATTTACTTCTGCTTGAGCTAAAATTTTTGACCCATTTGGAAGAATTTTCATTATATCTTCCATTGATCTAAAAGTTTCTTCCTGTTTAAAAATCCATCCTTTTCCATCAGCAGTTTGAAAAACTTTTGTATTTGCTGGAAGATCCTTTACTGATTCTCTCATAGCCTTATTTAAGTCTATATATTCTATAGGTGCAGCTACTTGGGCACTCATCATAAAATCTTTGCTAGACATTTTTATATTTCTACTAGCTTTTTCTAAGGTATGTGATTCATTTTTTGGATCATATAATTCTGGCTTATTTTCTCTCCATTGATCATAAGTAGCAAATGATTTATTCTGCATCTTAGTAAATGAAGCAGCATATTGAATTTCCTTATCGTTGGTAATAGGCTTGAAAAGGTTATCGACCTTTTTAATATTATCTGGATTTAGTAAATCTAATTTTACTGTAGTATTAAGATCATCCTCCATTTTCTTGAGCATGTTATCTTTTTTATCAGTAATTTCCTTTGAAGCCCAACGGGTATCAATACTTAATAAGGCATTTTCCTTATTAGATATAATATCAAGAACCTTGTCATATTTATTTTGTTTTATCTGAGCTGCTTGTAATATATATTGGATTGGCTCCTGATATGGAGTTACAGATGGGACATTTGGCTTACTTAAATAACTTATTGACATTATTATATATGTTTAAATTCCCATCTGAATCCGTAAGCTGATTTTCTCTTTCCCTTACAACAAGCTGATATAGGAGCTGATGAATAAATTTTTAAAAATTTTGCAACATCGGTAGCACTCTCAAATTCTCTTATAATTTTACCTTCTAAATTTAACTGCAAAACTGGTTTTTTCTTTGTTCTATTATATTCAAAAAGTATTTTCATATGTGATTTTGAATTAATTTTTCCTTTCCTTAAGTTTTTTAATCTCTCACTTTTTAAGATTTTTTCTTCCTCTGACATATTATTCCATTTTTCTTTCCAAGTTTTAGACATTTTAATACGAGATTTTTCAGTATGTTTGTAACCAGTTGTTATACCAGCAATTTTACAAATATTATAACCCTTATCTTTTTCATAAGATTTATAGAAATTTAACCAATGTTGTTCTCTTTTTTCAAGTTCTTCATTATTAACTTCTTCAATTATTTTAAATCTAAAATGCTCAGAACTATATTTTTTCCAACATCTTTGTAAATAGATAGAATGATGTTTTCCATTATTTAAATCCATGAAATGTCTTTTAATTCTATCATAGCAATTTATTGAAGAACCTATATATTTTTTCCCTGTAAGAATATTTTCGATAATATAAATTCCAGATTTAGAATTTGTCTTTCTATCTACTTTTTCTAAAAGAAATCCAGCAGGAATTGAATCCTGATTGGATATATTTTGAATTTCTGGAGCTGAAATAGGATTATGTAGATTTCCTGCTGGACACCCTAGAGCTTGTGTCATAATATTCTATGTTAAGTTTTAACTTCCTATGTTATATATTTAAATGCATTTCTTAAGCCTCATACTAATTTACAACATTATAGTTATGTATACAAATAAATTTCATTAATTTTTAAAGTTATGTTGTTGAAGCTTCATTACCACCATCCATATTAGCAATTTTTATTTTCCCTTTATCATCCTTATACCAATAAGAATTAGTTCCAGGAATTTTCTTAAATTTCTCGCTATTAGAACTTCCTGTATTTGAGTTGATAAATTTCTCTATCTGATTATACTGTGCTATCTTATCCTTATTAGGTACTAATTTTCCAGATATAGGGTCATAGTCATAAACTGTATTAGACAATCCAAGTTGCATAGCTCTGTCTTCTTCTGCTTTTCTAAGTCCAATATTTGTCATATAGTCAGCAGTTGCATATTGTTGTTGTCTTTGATTTTCAAGAGTTTGTAACCATTCTTGCTCAAATTGTTTTCCTAGATTTTGGTTAGATTTTAACCATTGATTTAAATATTCAGTTCCTGATACACCTTTTTGAGTTTTAAGAGCTTGTTCTCTATTATATTTATCTGTCAATAATTGATTATTAACATTTTGATAATTTGATTGTATTTGAGCTAATCTAGCATTTCTTACAGAAGGGTTTCCTGTTGCTTGAGCTTGCTCCGTTAATAAACCTCTTTGATTTTCATTTAATTGAGCTTGAACTGAAACATCAGTATTAATATAGTCTGCTGGATTGTGATATTCATCTTGTCTTAAAACAGGAGATATTAACGGTTCGAACATTCTAGGAAGAGCATTTAAATATGGTGCAGCGTTTCTTAAGCCATATCTAATTCTATCCATAATAGATGTCATAGAAGCAGGGTCTGATGACTCAGATTGATATGCATCTTCTTTAGCTTTATTTTCAGCATCTTTATCTATTGGATTATCATTTTTAGTAACATTAGAATTTAAATCTCTGAAATATTGTGAACCATCCATGTTATAACCCATTACAAGTTCATTTCCCGAAAGATTTGGAAGTTGTTTATGTGCTAAATTACGCTCATCTGAAGATAACTGATTAATATTCATAGGAGTTTCATATCCATATAAGAAATCTCCATTATTTCCAGATTTATTACTTTCAGGAGTAGTACTAGTATTAGGATAACTTCCCATTCTTCTAGAAGCAGATCTCAATAAAGATTCAGTAACAACATCCCAAATATTATCTTTGTTTTTTTCAAGATTCCAGTTAGAAGGTTTATAACTAGGCGTAGACCAACTATCAATTCCTAGTTGATTTACCCTTTCTGAATCTGAGTTTGGGTTTCCAAAAACTTTTATGAAATAGTCAGTTAGAGGATTTACCATTTTATTAAATTCTGGATTTCTTTTTCTTTTTTTAAAATCCATTGAATTATAGTCAGAATCTCCAAGAATTTTTTTAAGCATTCCAGATAGTTGTTTTTTATCTTCCTCTGTTGCTGAACTTAGTGCATCTTTAAATATTAATCCATCACTAGCTTTTACAAATCCACCCTTCTCAAATTTTTGAGTATTTCTTTTTCCTAAATTAGCTGTTCCAAGTCCATAAACATAGTTAGCATAACCCAATCTTCTCCTATCGTTAGCTTCTTTTTCCCCAGGTATTTCATACTTTTTACGTACAATCATAGTAGCTTCTTCTATAGAATTTGCACCAGCAAGTTGTTTTGCTACTGCTGCGTGACTAGTTGAAAGCTCATGGTCCACATAAGAAAGCTGAGTATCCATATCGTATGGGTTTAGCTGATTTTGTTCTGCCCAAGTCTTAAAGTTGATTTTTCTATCTTTAAACCATTGAGCAATGCCAAATGCTCCTATACTATTAGTTACAGTAGGATTTAAATTAGATTCTTGAATTAGATTTCCAACAATTCCTGCTGCTTGTACAGGAGTGTATCCCTTATCAATAAAGAAGTTATTTGCATAATTAGCTCTTAATTTTAAATCTCCTGTAAGTTTCACATTTTCAGGAGCTTTAAATGTTTTTCCAGATAAATCTGGTGTCATTCCTGACTGGTGAGCTAATGATATAAAATCTTCAAATGAAGTATCTGGCTTAAGTTTATCTGCAAATTGAGAGAACTTTTCTATAGAAGCGTTCATTCCATCTGCCGCCTTAAGCATTGGTTCTAGACCTATCTTAGAATTTAAGAATTGTTGTGCTTTATTTCTAGCTAGAGTTCCTCTTTTTGTAATATCTTTGATATGAGAACCAAACTCAGCCATATTTTGATTTATATAATTAGCCTTTTCTTTCTGTTCTTTTAAATTAAGAGCAGATTCTTGTCTATTATTAAGTTCTTTTCTAGCCATAGCTAGTTTTGTAAGCATTATTCCTAAACTTTCTTCTGATATCTTATCAACCATTCCTTTACTCTGAAGCTCATTAAAGTTTTTCTGGATTTTTTCTTCCTGATTTGATATATAATCTGAAGCTTCCTTATGAGATTTTCCTTTAAAATTTTTATTCCCAATCTTAAAGTCAGTATCAATTTTAAATTTATGTGAATTTATTACAGAACCTGGTTCTAATCTAACATCTACCCCATCCTGTTTATGTGAAGCACTACTTCCATCATTAGGAATTTCGTAAGTAGTTTCTCCAGAAACTGGATTTTCAGACTTTTTTATAAGTTTACCACCCAAAGAAGAAGGCTTTGAATCAGATGCTACTGTAACATTTTCATTTCTCTCTGCTTCAATATCTACTTTATTTGGCTCATCAAATGCCTTTGATTTTTCCATCAAGTTTTGAACAACTTGATTTTTTACAGCCTTATCATCTATCATATCCAATTTTTCCTGGATATGTGGAGGCAGGGTGTCTATAAATTGTTTTTGTAATAGTTCCATCAGTATAATTTAATAAATTATTTCCTAATATTTAAAGTTATTTTTTATTGTAGTTTTCAAAATCTTGATATATAGAATCAATTATTCCCTGATATTTTGGATTAAATTCCTGAACTCTTTTTCCAAACTCAGCTAATTCATTTCCATAATTATTTTGAGAAGACACTCCTTTATTTCTTTCATTAAAATCTGCGTAATCCATAGCCTTCTTTTTTTCTACAGTAGCAATATGTTCTCCCCAAGCAGTAAAAGGAGCAGCAAAAATACTAGTTAAAGCCCCTAAAGCCTTACCTGCTCCAGGGATAGGAACTACATTTCCTATAGATTCTCCTATTTTACCAATTTGCCCTGCTTTTTGTAAAGCTCTGGCAGCAGATTCATCTCCCGCTAAAGAAGCAATTGCTCCTCCACCTTGAATAACTGCATCTCCAGCAGAACCTATTATATCTAATGGATTAACTTTTAGTTTCTTTGATGGATTTCCTTCATCTCCTATCCCAGTTCCTTTTATACCTACTTCTTGCTCTGGATTTCCATTTTCTAAGTTAACATTTGTAATACCTATTCCACCTTGTTTTCCATTTTTAATATTATTAAAGTCAATACCTATTCCACCTGGTCCTTGTCCATATTGAGTAGTTTTATTTAAATCTATCCCAGTATATCCAGATAATTGACCAAATTTGAAGTTTTCAACTCTATTCCCTGGATTAAACGTGTCGAATCCATTATAAGCTTTAATAAACCCTCCCATTTTCATAGGTTCTCCTTTGAGTAAGGTTTTTCCATCAAGAGAATAACCAACTGATTTATTATCCTTATCGTAGACATTAAAATAGCCTTTAGGTGTTTTATTTAAAAAGTAATCCTTACTAAGCATTTCTGTTTGTAATAATTTTTCCTTAATTAAATCTGGATTAATTAGATTTCCATTTACATTATCCCAATTAAATGTACTTTTTACATCTTGATTATATGAAGTAAGAGAATCTCTTTCTCTAGAATTTTCAATTGAACTATAAGGATTAACATTTATTCCATCTTGAGCCATTTGTTCTCCCTGAAGCTCTTGAGCCATTTGTTGAATAGCTTGTTGTTGATTCTTGGGATTCATAGCTTGAAGTTGTTTCATAATTTCTTGAGGGTCAACTTTTGCTTTTTGAGCATATGCTTGAATTATCTGAGTTACTTGATCTTGAACCTGAGTACCATCTTCAGCATGATGCCATTTAGCAGCATTCTGGGCAAAGATTGCCCTCTTCCTAGTTAAAGGATTTTTGGAATGCGTTAATTCTTCAGTGGATTTTCCAGTTCTTTTCTTTAAAGCATTGAACTTACCTTTATTTTCAGGTTTTATATGAATAGTTCCACCATTTTTCATTTGAAGAAATTCTTCTTCCGTAACCCATCTTTTTGCCATAATATTATTTTTAATCTTCTATTAAATACATTTTTTTGTTTCCTTCTATCTTAGTGTCAAGAACTTTTATAGTTCCTCCAAATTTTTTTTTCTCTATAGCTTTTTTACCTAAAGTTCCTGTGGCTACCCCTCCAATTATAGTTTTATAAATATTAGGATTAGTCATATCAAACATTCCATTATTATACATTAATGATTTTACATTAAACCTATTTGAATCTATTGCATATACTGATGCTGGATTTGTTTTTTGTTTACCCATTACATCTATTACATTATCTATTCTTGCTATAGGTTCTTTATTTGCATTCTTAACATATTGAGCATATACATCTGTTGAAAGATATTTTTTATTTGGATCATAATCAAGTAAATTATACTGTGACTGATTTGTTTCTAAATTTAGATTATGATTATCCGTAAATTGTCTTGTATTATTTGCTATATTTTCATCATAATCAAGAAGTCTCCAGTTCCTATTGTTTGCATTTCCAACAACTGTATTTTTATTTTTAGGTATTCCAAATTGATAGATACCGTCATTCCAATCATGAATTGACTCATCTGGTTTAAAATACCTGCCTTTAGATTTTGGTGCATATGTTTCTGCGGATAGCTTATCGCTAGTTAAGAATGTTGCATAATCATTTCTATCTCTATTAGCAAAATCATCTATATGTTGAGGAGCACCTCTATATGCAGGATTTTTATACATATCTTCTGATAGTTTTTTACTGCCTGCGTAATTTATAGTATTTTTAGAGTTCATTTGAACAAATTGTTCTGGAGTACCATTGAATGCAGATCCGTCTGAATATTTCATCCATGTACCATTCTGTTTAGCATTCTTTTCTATTTGTAAATATTCATCCATTAGTGGTTTGTTGGATGGTATTTCTTTATTCCATTTACCCCAATCTATTTCTGATTTAAAATTCTGTGTTGTTTTAGGTGCTTCTATTTGTTTATATCCTTTTAGCCAATGCTCTTTATAAAAATTTACTTCATTAGAATTAATTGGTCTTGTAGAGGTAGCATATCCTTCTAAATTTGATGGAGCTACTAATTTTCTTTTTCCTTGAGAAGATGAAACCATAGGTACACCTTTGCTTTCTACTAAAAAAGGACCAGGGTATCCTTGTCCACTCATACCTTTACTAATGCTATTATATCTACCATAATCCAAGGGAACTCCTTTAGAGTAAAACAGATCGTTGTTTGCTGCTTTTTTTAAGTTAATTCCACCATTAGGATTTCTACCAGGACCAGCAGTTTCATTAAATAATTTACCAGCATCTGATTGACCAAATCCTTGAAGATTACCACTTTCTTTATTTATTATATTTTCTATATTTGGAGATCTATGATAATAAGCCTCTGGATTAGGTTTAAACGCAAAAGGATTTAATTTATAAGCTTTTTGTAGTGCTTTAATTTCATTAGGATTTAAATTTTTCAATCCCTTTAACCCAGCTCCTACTCCTAAGAGGTTTATAGGATCTAATGCTATATCAGCAACCATAGCTTTTACAGGATTTTTTTTACTATCTATATTTAATGCTTTGGAAGGTTCTAATTCATTATTCTTACTTAAAGCATAAGTTGCAGCAGCTTGAGGTAATCCTAATATGGACATTAAAGGTGCAACAAATAAAGAACCTTCAAGAGAACCTGAGTAATCATCACTTATTTTTTTTGAATATTTTTTAGTAAAATCTTTTACTGATTTAGGGCTTTGTGCTGTTATAGTTACTTCAGGTAATTCTCCTCCATAATATTCATGTTCTATATTTCCTCCAAATTCTTTTTTATCAAGGCTATTCATACTTATTCCTACTCCTACAGGTGCTGCTACTCCAAACATTTTGTTTAAAGCCCTAGATAAACCTTCAGGAGAACTTATAAAATCAGCAAATTTCTTACTAATTGGAGTTTTTCCTTGAGCTATATCTTTTATAATTCCTTTTGCCATATCATCTGTTACAACAGTTTCGGGATTAAACCTGTAATGATTTCTAATCTGATTCAGTCTTGCATGGATTTCAGTAGGTTGTGAAAAATACTTTGCGTCTTTACTGATTACTTCATTTCTAATTATATCATCAAAACTTGAAGGTTTTACCATTTCAGATAAAATATCATCTTTATTAACAACCTTTTTTAATAGGGATTTGTACTGTTTTGAAATTCCTATATTTCCATCTGTTAGTTTATGAGTACCTTCATGTACAGCAGTACTAGATGGACTCACTGCATCAGAAAATACTAAAGCTTTTTTATCAGCTCCTGAATAAACCCCAGCATGAGAAACCCCTTTTCTTCTTAAAAACTCTCTTTCCAATTCATCAGCCAACTCAGAATATTGCTGAGTTCCATTAGTTATATCAAATACTGGATCGTTAAATTTATTATATTTTCCAGCCTCTTTTAAAAATGAGTTATTTTTTTCTAACCTTTTTAAAATTTTAGGATGCTCATACCAATTTTTCATCCATTCGTTTCCTTTAGAAATTTCCAATGCAGACTGCTCTCTTTGGACCTCAGTCATATAAGGAATATCTATTACTTCGTCTTTAGATGGAGCTTTATTCATCCCATTATTACCTATTTCTGATTTAAAAGATGAGGTAGGATTGGAATTTTCTGTCACATTAAAAATTTTTTGGTCTTCAAAAGGAATAACAAACTCTCTATCAGGCGCACGGCTTAATGTTTTATCATATTGTTGGTATTGACTTAGTTTAGATTTTGGTACTTTTAAATTAATAATTTCAGGGTTTGTAAATTCTCTGTCTTTTAAATACCAATTTAAATCATTTTTATCATTTGTAAACCATTGACCAAAGTATTTTTCTTCAGCAGCTTTTCTAGCTAATATTTCAGGTTTATTAAATACTTGAGGTATTTTACTTTCTGCTGCTAACTGTGCAAACGATTTAGCCCCTTTCTGTTGAATTCTATATAAATCTACTAAATCTTCTAGTGTTGTAGGTTTAGGAACTTCTTTATATCTTTTTAACCAATCTTTTTCTAATATTCTTCCTTTATTAATTGGTATATTTTCATCAGAAATTTGACTCCAAGTTTTATTACCTTTCCCTTTATATCTTAATCTAAAACTTGTAGCATCTTTAGGAACCTCAGCAATAAAACCTTTCCCATATTGACTAGCTGTTTCAAATTTTGGGGTATAATATGTACCATTAAATTGTTTTGACATATTAAATCCATTATACATACTTGGTTCAACATTTTGTTTTGCTCTGAATACTCCACTTTCTAAGGCATCTTCCATTCCTTCTTTACCTATACCTCTATACATCATTTTAGGATTAGGTTTAAATGCCCAAGGATTTAATTTATAAGCATTTGGTAAATATTTATTACCTAAGTTATTTATTAAATCTCCAGTACCAGCTAAAGGATTCGCAATATTGTTAATAAATTCTCCTGTAGTATTAGCACTAACTCCTGCTAAAGCCCCAAACCCTAAGGGCATTGCTACACTTAAAGTAGCTTGACCATAATTTCCTTTTTCTAAATTTAATGGAATTCTACCTAATCCTGAAGCCATATTTCCTATTCCTTGAGTAATATCTAATATGTTTGGTATATATTTTCCAACATAAGGTATATTTTGTAAAGCTATTTTATCCCCTATTGCTCCTGTTTCATTCGCCAAATCTTGAGATGATTGAATTCCAGTAGTTTTTCTTTTTTGATAAGCTTGTTCGGATAATTTTAATCTTTGATTTTTATCTTCAACTTCTTTTGCTTTTATGTTCTTTACAGATGTTGGGCTTTTTTGTAATTGTTTAATTTCTTCTTTGGATAATTCTTTTTTTGGACTTAATTTAGTCTTTGTATTGTCAGATATAGAACCTTGAATAGGTACATAATAAGGATTTTTGAATGCTGGTTTTCCATCCTCTGCTATTATAAAACCTCCATGACTATACTGAGATTCAAAACCACCTGGTCTTTTCTCTCCAATAGATGAGATTTTAAATTTCTTACCTTTTTGATTTTCTAGTATTTTAATAACTTCTTTATTATTTTTTATTTCTTCAGGTTTTAACATCTTCTTTGTTTCTGGGTCATAGTAAATCCTATCATATACTTCAAAAGGTTTGCCTGCTCCAAAAAGTTCAGATACTTCTGTATTCTCATTAACATTATGACCTCTCATTTTCATATATGCAATAAGAGCCAGATTATTTGCTTTGTTTGATGAAGCTCCTTCTCCTCCTATGAATGGATTTAAATCCCATTTATCATATATGCTCATATATTTTCCCAGAGAATCTTCTGATGAGTTTACTGTAAAATCACCTAAAGGATTATCTTGAACCCATTTTGCTGTTTCAGGATTATCCCAGGGTACATTAGCTTTTTTTAGAGAGTCTAATTTCCAAGGAAATACATTAGTTTTCTCATTAAAAATAAACTTATTTTCTGGTTTATCGCTATTATTTAAAGAATTTTGAAAATCGTTAATTTCTTTAAATTTAAGATAATCATTTAAAATCTGTTGCTTCATTGAATCAGACCAATAATTAGGTCTGAAATAAACTTGATTAGGATTTTTAGAATTTGTTGGTTTATAATCACTTACTCCAAAGCTGTTTTCCTTTTGTGGCATCCCAAGATATAACCTGAATGCATCATCTCTTTTTGGAATCTGATAATAAATATTCTTATCAGAAACTTTTCCATTTTCTAAAACTTCTCCTTTTGCATACCAAAGTAAGTCATTTTTATCTCTCCCAGTATTTTTATTGTATTCTCTAAATCTTTTTAAATTACCAGAAAGATCACCATATCCTTGAGGGGTGATATTATTAAAAGCTCTTTCAGACTTATCTTTAACATAAGCTTTTCTCTGTTCTTCAGTAATTCCTTGAAGAAGCATCTCTTTCTTAGCTTTTACTAAATTTCCATCTTCAGATTCAATAAATCCTCCGTCTTGCATTAAAGATTTATGACTTCTTGAAAACATATTATGATTTTCATTAATCAAGTCTTCCCTTATTTGCTCCCAGTTCTTTCTTTCTATTATAGGTTTTTTTAAATCTGTATTCGGTATATATTCCCAGTCTAAAGTATTACTTTTCCATTCTCCACCTAAATACTTGGTTTCATCATTATAATATTTACTTTCTGAAGAAAATGTAGGATGATTAGGAAGCTTAAATTCATCTGTAAGATGATATTCCTGATCATCAGATAGTTTTTCCTTACCATATTTTTTAAAATATCCACTCAAATCATAATTACTATCATCTTGTAACCTTTGGGGAAGTTTTTCTTTCCACTTATCAAAACCTTTAATTTCCCTTTTATTTAAAGGTGTTCTTAAATTATCCCATGTTGTCTCTACATTTTCTCCATAAGTTGCCCCGTCATCTATGAGATAATGCTTTTTACCATCTATTATTTTCTCAGCTAGGATTTTCATTATCTAGATGATTTAAGAGTTTTATTAAATATCAATTTAAGTATATATTTATAGTCAGATGTCTGATCTTGAATAAAGGTGACATCACAGAATTCGCCTCTGAACTTCTGGTTGCCAAGTCTCATGTCCTTAACCTTTTGGTAATCTACGTTGTTAACAGTTCTATCCACTCCATTCTTAGAATTTAAGAATATAGGAATTGAGTTATTCTTATCTCTGACTATATCAACAAATTGATTAATTCTAAATTTATGACCTTCAACTCTAGAGCAAAGAACATCTATAGAATCTATATTTACTATAGGGTACTTTAAAGATTCATAAGGTTTTGAGTTATCTTTCATTACTATATTTAGAATTCCAGAAGATTGATTATCTGAAGATATTATTAATTTACTAAAGTTTATCTTATGATCTTCAACTATGTCTTGATAGTTTCCATTAAGATATTTTTGAACTTTAAGTACATATTCAACTGTATGAAATATAGAATTTTCTTGTTCAGAAGCTGTAGTTATTCTAACTTCGAAGGGTTCAAATCTATTAAAATACTCTTGAAAATTATTCTTACTCCAGTGTGAATAGAAGTAATTATTATAAATTTCTCCAGAATAAAACTTGTTAATTCCTTCCATATAATAATTAGGTTGGAATGAATGAAATGATATCCATGACTTATATATTGGAGAATAAGAAGCAGTCCAACCTACATTTTCCCAAATATTTTCATCATTAAAGTTAACAACTTTTCCCTTGTAAAGTAATGTTCCAAATTCATCAAAAGTTAAATTTTTTAACTCATTATCATTTTTTAAAATATAGTCCTTTTTGGTTAAGAACCAGAGATTAAATCTATTATCAAATATAGAACAGAAACCTACTCCTAAAAAAGGATTATCTTTATTAAACTTTTCGATATTAATTTTCCCTGAAAGTTTTTTTAGAATCTCATCAAATTTTAATGGTATATTTTCATAGAACCAATTAAACATTCCTGCATTAGATATTTCATCTAGTTGTCCAGAAAATTGAAATATTTTATTTCTTTCATTATCTATAAAGAAAGAACCAAATTGAGATGTATTAAAAGCCCACTTAGCTTTAGAACCAGCATAACCTGTGTCTGTTTCTAAGAATGATTGTGGTCTTTGACTAAACATTCCACCAGTTCCTACTGTTACTGAGGTTCTATCTAACTGTAGAGTATCAAATGCATTAAATACCTGAGAACCATTCTCGTATCTTACAAGAACTTTTTGAGAATCAAGAGCTTCTATATCTGTTATTGAACCTAAATTTGAATCTGCATCATAATAATTATTTGCTGGATAAATTATCCAACTATCTGAAGTTTCTTCTTCAGAACTTTGTTTAGAATATATTATTCTTCTTGGATGTGAATTTTTACATTTTGTATTTGGGACGAAATCAGCAGCCTGGGTAAATAATGACTCTTCTATATTTTGCTTTGAATAATCAAAGTTATAATAATAAGTATTATCAAAGTTTATACTAACTTTAACTTCTTCCATCCAATCATAAAGATTTGTATCTTTAAGTTTTGGGAACCAGGTATCTTGAATATTTGCTTCAGAATACCTTAATTCTGTATTTATTGAACTTTCGGCAAAGAAGTTAACTATTCCTGTATTAAATAAGTATAAGAATCCATTGTTTGTTCCTCCTGTAAAGATATTGCAATCTCCCATTCCACAATCTAGATGAGAAGAACCTCCATCTATTACGTATTGTTTTAATATTCCCCCTCTCTCATTACTCAAGGTATATATTGGAGAGATTACATTATGATATTTTTTATCTCTATAAGTCATTCCAACTGGAGACAATCCTATAAAATTAACTTTAAAAAATGAATGTTTCCTTTTTAGGGAAAATCTTGTAATAAATGTATCTCCTCCAAAAACTGGTTTTTTCTCAAAGACATTATGATATTTTCCAGTAAGTACATATTTTATTGACTCTAAACTTCCATACTGATTTGGAATTTTAGCTTTCAATGAGCCATAATATGAAGAGATATACTTATAATCTTCTGTACACTGTGAATCTACTTCAAATGAATCTTTACAATTCATTATTTTATTACTTACTTTAATTTTACATTCACATTTATCATTACTGCTTACTGTCCATCTTGATTCATCAATTATTGTTGGGTCAGAAATATCACAATTTGTAATAATACCTACTGAAGATTCGCGAAATCTATTATTAATTACATTTGGGTCTGTTTGGAACTTATTATCTGAATTTGCTACTAGATAACTAGCATCAACAAGTCTTCTTCTTAAATTACTATTAGTTACAGGAATAAAACTTGAATAATCTCCTACTGATTTAAAGGCACATGCATAATTTGAAGAACCACTAATAATTGCAGGTTTTAATAAAGGGTGACCTTCTACCTTATCGAACCTTCCTAAAGATGTTCCAAATTCTAAAGAATGGAGATTTAATTCTTGTCCTAAGAAAGGTTGTTTAAAATGAGTATCTGGGCTATGAAAAGTAAATATTGACTTTTGATAAGAAGTAGCAGGAGTATAGTCAGAAGCAAAGCTATCACTTACACCTGTAAAGTTTCTAATATCTTCATCATCTGGTGGATAAAAATTAAATCTTGCTGCATAATGAACTCCAGTAGGATGCAGCCTTATTACTTTTTCATAAACTATAGTAAAAGGTACAGTTGGAGTGAATGTAGCTAATCCATCAGGTAAGTTAATCTTAATATCTTCTGGAAAGGGATTATTAAATACATCACCTGCATTTGCTAATATATAATTACCATCATCTAATTTATATGTAGCAGTTCCATCTGCTGGAATATTTACAGTAGCTGTATCAGTACTTGAAGCATTTGAACTAGTAATAAAAGGATCTTCTCTTAAATCATTAAATGGATAATTTGGATAATATTTTTTTATAACTTCTCCTGTAGACGGATTCACATCTACATAATCTTTCATATTATATAAAAGTCCTTTTGCAATTATTGATTTATTCCCAGTTCTATCTCCTCTAACTAATTCATAACCTGATATTAAATCTGCTTCTTCTTGAGAAATTAAACCAAAAGATATTGCTTGATTTATATACTGTAAAAGGTTATCTCCTTTTAACCTAACTCCCATAGGATATATGTACGTATTTGGATTTTCGTATCCTACTGATACTCCTGATGCCGAATACGCAAATGCAGCATTATGATGATGTACTAAGTTATTACTAGGAAACTTGTGATGTCTAATTTTCTTTCCAGATAGTGAAGAATATACTTCTTCATTACAAGGATAATTAATTGTTGATTCCCAATAAGCAAAATCTCCAGATTTAATTACTTCATCAGAACAAGCATCTATTAGAGTTTCATTTAATTCATAATCAATTGTTGCAGTGTCGTAAATTTGCCAGTGAAATAACTCTTCAGAATTATCATCTTGACAATAAGTTTTATCTTCGAATTCGTAAAAATTACATTCCTGTCCATAAGGTATATTATCTTTTGTGTATTTAATTAAATCTCCTGGTTTAGCTTCTCTTCCTGGAATATGAAAAACAGAAGTCTTTCTTCCATTAGATAATAAAAATTGAATACCAAATGGATAGACTTCCCCTCTCTGATATCCCAGATAATCAGTAGTATTTAATGGATTTTTATAGGAACTATCGAAAACATCTGCTTTTTTTCTAGTAATTATCCATTCTAATTGTATTAAGCTTGCTAATGGCTGATAATTTGTTTCATCCTGAGTTGATAAATTACCTCTTATTAAAAAATTATTAGCACTAGTAATAGTTTTTGAATTATAATAATCAGGATATAATCCTAACAAAAGATCCGCTGATAAAAGCCTAGTCGTTTCTCTACCAGTATAAATATAATTTTCTACTGATATTGGTAGAGTTGCCACTACTTCATAAGTAGGAGTACCTTGAATTGTCTTTATAACCGCTAGATTTATATAGTCATATTTTGAATCAATATTTTCGAATGTAACTTGTATGGATTTGTTAGTTAATACATTACCTTCTGAACCTTCTACTGATTCGTAAGAACCAAACCTATCTACAAAAATTGGAACTATGTTAGTTTTACTGTAATATGAAGATTGTTCATCTCCATTAATATTAGCATAACATACAGCAAACTGATAAACTCCAGTTCTTAGGTTTCCAGTTTCATTTACATTAGTAATTTTAACTACTGGTGGAGTTAAATCATTTTGAATATTTATTGCTTCACAATCAAAAACATCAGTTGTAATAGGACATTCTCCTTCTTCAACTATTTTTACATATGGAGGATCATCCATATTTATTCTTCTATCTCTATTATATCCATCCTGGAAACTAATTATTAATTGACATTTCCAGTATTTATATTTAGCTTTAATTGGATAATTGACTTTAAAATTGAAACAAGAATTAAATTTTGTTTCATATCTACATTCATCAGGATAGAAATAACCTATCTCAGATTTATCAAAAATAGGATTAACTAAAAAAACAACGTGGAAATTACGCTCTTTAATATACTCTGAGCCAATTTCAATGTAACCTTCTGGAAATGTTCCACATCTCTCATTGGATGGCGCATTTTGCACGTAAGGTACATCTCCTTCAAATGAAGAGACTATACCATTTTTCATATGATGATATTCTCCATCTTTGAGAGATGTTTTATGAAGATCTTTTTTTAATCCAATAGTACTGGTAACTTTACCTTGTATTGACTGATTTTCTGACATAAGTAATTAATATAAGTAATGGTATCTTTTTCTAAAATCTCTTTTCAGAGTATTATTTATAGACATTAATGTACTAAACTCAGGAGTTGTAGCCAATGTAATAGCTGCATTTTTTGCCTTAATAAAATCTTTTTCCACTAATTGTAAAGCCTGAGCTATCTCTAGTCTTTTATTTATATATAAGTCTGAAAGAATCCTATATTTAAGAGCCTGTTCATAATATTCTAAAATAATAGGATTATCCAAACATTGAGGGATATTATCTCTATTATTTAAGGAAGCTGTATAAAGAATATATAATTTACCTTCGTCTATACAGTCTGTCCATATCTGACCATTTCTTATTTCCATATAATATTTAGAATCTGAATATATGTTTAAACAGTCAGAGGCACAATACTTCCTTTCAGTTAATCTTATGATATACGTTTCACAAAACTCCATAGATACATCTTCTAATTCACAAACTAATGTAGGTTTCTTTCCACATTTGAGTTTAAAACTACAACAAGGATTATCCACTATAGATAATTCTTCTGCTGTAGGACATACTCCTGTAAGAGTTTCAGTTTTAATTTGTGGAAAATGATGTATAACTTTCTGTGTATCAACCACTAAGGCTAAGTCTAGTAATAAAAAATCATCGGGAAGAACTGCTGATCCACTCTCAATAGTTAACATAGCTTCCTTTGTTGGATTTATTTTAAAACCTAGAGTAGCATTACAGTGATCTATTACTTTATAATATTCATCAATAATTACTAAATCAGAATCAAAATAACTCTTCAAGGAAGAAGAAACTCTATTAAATACTTCTGAAGCGTCTATATATTTTCTTAACGTGTATTTCATATTTACTTAATATTAGAGTTTTTATTTGTATTCTCATCTTCTACAAGCCTTTGGTCAAATCCAAAGAGTTCTTTATTTACTTCTTGAAGAACTGCTGACCTTAAATCAGAAGGTATCTTCCACTCTAAATCCTGCATTCTTACACAGGTATTTGGAGTTTTACAAGAATTTAAATTTAATATCTCAAGAGGATTCTCAAAATAAGCTTCCATTGTGACAGCTTTTGGTGTGTCTCTAAAAGGAATATAAAGATAATCATTTTTAATAAAGGCTTTTATACCTTGTGGTTTATACTTAGATTTTGATAGTCTAACTACATCATTAATAGTTATAAAATCAATTCTCTCAGAAGTATCTAAAGTGTATATCCCTTTAATAACAGAAGATAGATTGCTTTCTGCTATCTTGGGAATTTTTATTTTTGATCTTAAAATTTTACATGCTGGAATTTCCTTACAGCAATCTATAGAATTAACCAATTCCATCTCTAAACAATTCAGAACTGTATAGAGAAAATTGTTATTATTAAGATTAAATCTATCATTCTTTTGTTTGATAAAAGTGAGAGTAATATTTTGAATTTTATTCCAAATATATCTATCTGTTAATCTAATATCATCAGAAAAAACTTTATTCTCACTTTTGATTTGAGAAATCGCCTGGCCTATTGTCATTTAAAAGTCGTCAAACATGTTATAATAATCAAAATTTGAATTTCTATTTTTTGGAGCATATATAGACTTATAGTCATCAAATGAAACTCCTTTTTCTTGCATTCTTTGAATAATAGTTCTATTTGGAAGAAAAAACCATCTTTTAATATCCATAGTAGAACCTACTACTCTTTTATGTCTTGGAACAATTCTAATAATAAGAAATTTACCATAAACAGATTTCTTTTTCTTTTGGTGGGCTATTCTTGAAGTCTTTTTTAATCTCATTTGGTCAACTAAGTCTAACTTCAATTTGAATTTTCTAAAAACTATTCCATCTGGGTCTTCTATTAATTTCTTTCTAACTTTTTCCATAAAAGTATTGATTACTTTACCAAAAAACTTAACATCTAACGGTTTTTTGGAATTCTCTCTATACTTCATCCAAAGTCTATATCTCTTAATAAATGAGTTCTTATCCGTATCATATAGTGGAAAATGAGTGTAAGGGTTCCTTAATAGGATATGTTTCCCACCCTGAGCTTCCCTATCTTTTTTTGAAATCACTTTAGGTAGCCTAGTCTTCTCATATTTACGAATATTCATCTCACTATAATTTAATAAATTATTTCGATAAATACATAATAAAAGGGAATAACCTTTTAAGTTATTCCCTTCTTTTCAGACTAAAATTGACCATTTATAGTGGTTGTCTAAGGATATCGCACAAACCTACTTGTTCATCAACTAAGAATGTAACCATCCTAGCTGTCTTTATGTTGTAGCCTTTTTTATCGTCCCATTTTCCTACAGATTTAGAAAGTTGCGGAACCCTGAAACAAAGTACACCATTTTGGTCACTTGATAGTTCCGTATGTTTATCTCCTGAAAATACATAATAATGTTCACAGAAACTCCAGTCTTCTTTTGCCCATACTGGAAATTTACTTGCTAACATTTTTGGACTCATATCATCTCCATGATTAAAACAAAATAGGGAATTGCCGTATCTTAAAATTTTCGTATTATCAGTAGATGAAGAGAATGTTACATTAGTGTTAAGTCTAAAATATGATTCTAGGAAATTAACAAGGTGCCATCCAGCAATTTCATCATGATTTCCTGGAAGAAATACTACTTTAACTTTAGGGCAAATGCTTGCTAAAAGTGTAAGTGTAACTACTTCAAAATCACAAATTTTCTTAAATGCTTCCTGATAAGAAAGGATATTTTGTTGAGGTGTTCCTTTAGTAGTTAATCCAGTCCATTCTGAATTAAACTCATCAGAACCAACAATATATACAACTTCATCAAGATTATTAGCTACTTGAGCTTTTTCAATTACTCTTGCTAAAGCTATAGTAACTTCTCTAAATCTCTGATCAATATCATTATTTCCATTGATATCATATTTATTAAAATGAATATCCTGGCGTGGTAATATTAGACAGGCATTAGATTTTGTAGAATCATATCTTATTTGATTCATATCAATTTTAGGGAGAGGTGTAATTGTTTTTAGATAATCATTAAAAGAATCTTTCCAGTTAATATTTACAGTATTCTTCAATGCAGTTAATCCTATAGTCATAGTAAATTGGTCAGTAAATGACTTTTTATTATAAACTATTCTAGAAATCTTAAACTTAGATTCATCAATATTAAACTGCTTGATTATCTCTTGTTCCGTAGGAACAGTATCAGTAGTGAACTGAATTTGAGCTGTTCCTGTATCTTTGTTTTCGAAATAGGAATGTGACATTGCATCATTTACTACTTCTTTTGCTACTTCCTTAGTTCCTACAATTTGTACAAAATTATTACTGTGTGTTCCAGTAATTGATTTTTCTTTCCTGAGTATTCTAAATCGTGCTCTTATATATTCTGCATCTAATATAGCCTGAATGCCTGCTTCTTTACTAATTCCTTCTGAAACTTCTTTCCATGAGAATTTTTCTTGAGTTTTGCTCGTACCTAATCTCCAGCTTTCTATTTGGGAATAATGCCTTTCTAGGTATGAGTCAATAATATCTCTTAGTTCTTTCATAAATAATTTTTAATTAACTAAATGGGACTATTTCCATGCAAAGATAATGCACGTATGTTACGTGGAAGTTATTTGTACATTAAGAAAAGTATAACCTTGATTCTGCCTTTCTTCTTGCTGTTAAGCCTGCTAATACTCTTCCACCTGCCTTATTCCATAAAGTAAATTGATGTGCTATCTCTGGATCTGTAGGGTCAGCATTTACCTTTTTTAGAAGTGTTGATTTCATTAAATTCTTTATTCCTACATTGAAAGCAAATGAAACTAAGGCAGAGAATTGATTATCATTGATAACAGAATGAATTAAGGGAGCAACTCCCTTAGAAAACTGTGTTACATGAAATAATAGTAATGCATCAGCTTCCTGCTGGGTTATTTGCTCTCCTTGTTTCACTTTCCTACCATCCTGATAATAAGTTGCTCCATAACCTATTGTCCAAATTCCTACTGAATCCTGGTAGGATTTTAATCTACAACCTTCAAAACGCTTTATTAAGTCTATTCCTACTTGAGTTATTTTCATAATCCTAAAAACGCTAACCATTTATAATTTTTCGAAACTCTTCCTAAGATAAAACCTAAAGTAATACACACTAGTATTACTACTATCCAAGCTATAAATGGAGATTTATGCACAGTTTTATTTAAATTCTTTAGAGGAGCCGAGTTTAAACTTTTTCTTAATTTAAGATTTTCTTCAGAAATTATTTTGATTTTATTTGCCAGAGTTATACTATCATTTCTTAATTGAGAATTTTCAATATCTTTTTGTTGTATAGAATTTGTAAGTATAGTCTTTTCATTATTTGAACTCTTAATAACAACTTTTTTTGGTTGTATTTTACCTGATAAATCAGCATAAGTTTTAAGTTGCTGGTTTAGAGATGCGTTCTCGCTCTTTACCTGTACATAATCCATCCATAATTTATAGTATTCATCTGTCTTATCCACGTAAGCTTTAAGAAGAGTTTTATTCTTAGATGCACAATCCTTATCTTGACCTAATTGTAATTCAAGTTTTGTACTTAATTCTTGTTTAATATCTTCAGGTTTTGGAGATTTTACTGGTTTCTGGGTTACTGTACATCCTATAACTAGTGATATTAGGAATGTTAAGGTTTTTCTTTTCATGATATTTTTGATTGTTTCTTAGATAATTTCTCTACTAGACCTAAAATAGAAATTATGTGCCCATCATGTGGGCTTCTATTTATTATAGCTCTATATTTAATTGGGAATGTTTCTTCTGTTAAAGGATTAGTAATCATATACGAACTAGATATTTCTGTCCCACCATCTACTACATTTACCCATTCTTCTTTAGCTCTTTCTCTATCTGATTCTACTATAAAATTAACCCATCCATGTCCTAGTAATTGCTCTTCAGTTCCTCCAAACAGTTCTGTTAAAGCTTTATTTGCACCCGTACAATTTCCAATATTATCATTTCTAAACATTGCTGATTTTGATAATTGAAATTCAGCATCTCTTTCAGAGAGAATATATTTAACATTTGAATGGATTTTAGTTACTAAATCTTTCAATGAACCTCCACCGTTTGGTTTTAATTCTGAAGATATATCAACTAACTGCTTAGTCATTGATTCAATATGTTCAAAAAGTGTCTGTTGATTTTTCACAATATTACTTAACTCTAAAGCCTTTAATTTCTTTTCTTCTTCCCTTTTATTAATACCTGGTTCAATTATTTTCTTCCATACTCCCCAATAGGCTAGTGCAGCAGTACAAACTGAGCCACCAAATATTATAATTAGTGAATAAATAGTATGACCGAGTACACCGTAGTCAAGAGTTTGTGCATGAATTGTATCCATAGAGAAACTTAGGGGTTTTCAGGAACATCTATGTTTTTCTGCGTTCCGTGCTCATCCTCTTCATATGAACTCCAACTTTGTGATGGAGTTGAAGATTTTATTATTTGAACTAAATTTGTTGCAGTTACACCAAAAATTCCCAATAGTGTGATATAATATAAATGTAATTCTATTTGTTTAATTATTTCAATATTTGCTAGTTGTACACTTCCAGATGCAATTGATATTAATAGAGTTGCTACAATAAGATAAAAAGCCTGTAAAGCTATAAATCTCCTGCTAGATACTTTATTACTATCGGATAATAAAAGAGAGAACCATCTGAATATCTTTTTCATATTAGCAACAATCACAAGATTTTTGAATTATTCTCGCTAATTCAGTATTAGTAACTTTAAAGCATTGATCTTGACTTTCCGTAGTTCCACAATCTCCACAGTCAATATATTCCACTAAATAGTAAGGAGTATCCTTATCTAATTCTTGTAATGAGAAACTTATTGCTCCTTGAAGAGTGCCTGCAAATAATTCTGCATCATCCGTATCAAATATTTTATAGGATTTTGCACAACCAACTGGAGTTGGACCTGAAGAAGAGAAGAATGTATATGCAGGTAGTCCTAGTACTGTAGTTGCTCTATGAAGTTTTACAGATGCTTGAGGTACAATACATAAATCAGATGAAGCATTACAAACCTTTTGGTCAATCTTTACCAGTATTTCATCTAATCTATCACCATAATCTACTTCAACACAATTTAAACCTTCTCCATAATATTTTACACATCCTGCTGATATAATTTCTTTACAAGCAGTACATGAACCTGATGGAGGGCAACTAGATATAGTTATTGTTTTACACTTTTTTGCCATGATTTATTTTTTGAATTTCCTGTTTCTGAAGATTTTGTACTTCAGCTCCTATCTTTTGAATAAGATTAAATGATAATTTTGCTGGTAATTCTGCCAATCCCTTAACAATTAAATCTGCTTCTTGCAGTGAGATTTCTAATATAATTTTCTTTTCCATATTTATTTATTTATTAATGTAAATCTGTCCAACCAGTTGCTGTAGTATATCCTTGATATTTATCATTTCCTGGATTATATCTAATACATCCTACTTCTGCTGTTACAGCACCAGTACTTTGTGAAATTCTAATCCAGTTACTGTTTATAATTACTAAGTTTGTTTCTTGTGCCCATCCTTTTCCAGCTCCAGTTCCAGTATTCGTAAATAAGTAATACTCATCTACGTTAAAGGTTGCTATATGTTTACCAGATGCATCAACTTTGATTTTATCTGTAGTGCCCATACCAGTTGAAGATGAAGTAATTGATGTACTTGCAATGTTGAAAACAAGATTGGCTTGTGGTATACCAGCTCCATGAACAACAGCAATATCAGAACCGAATAGCCAAGATGACTGGTTTCCTGTTCCACCACTTGTATAAGCAAGGTCAGAACCAAACATTGTACCACCAGCTCCTGCTAAACCACCATTTACATTCAAATCAAGTCCCATATAGAAACCTAAAGCTGTAGTTAAGTTGATGTTAGTACCTATTGCATTTGCTAATACACCATTTAAAGTAATATCTGTTCCAATAAATGTTCCTCCTACTACTGGTCCAGCAGCAGTTATATTTGAACCTATTCTAATACAACCATCATATGTACTGAAGTCATCAAATACATCTGTACCTATAGATATAGAAGTAAAATTTGAATCATATCTAAATCCTCTGCTTTGTGTTGATTCATCTGAATCATTTAGTGATATAATGCCAGTAGAAGAAAGATTTATTCCTTCAGTTTTAGCTATTAATTCAGATAGTTTTGATGCATTAGTACCTAAAGATAAGAAATATGAACCTGCTCCAAGTAAAGAAGTATTTTCTATAAGTGTTCCACCCAATTTAAATAAATTAACTCCTGGACTAGGATTAGATTCAGTAATCCCGTTAGAAGAATTATAGTCTATAACTGTAGGAATAGTAACAGTTTCGGCTATCCAATTTCCATCAATATCACTCCATCTAAGAAATTGACCATCTGTAGGATTAGCATCTACGTTTCCTAAAGAATTCAATTCACATGCAGATAACTCTGAACAACTAAACGTATAAGCTTCTGGGAATTCTATAGAAGAATTTACCCATTTTGTTCCATCCCAAGATAAAACTTGATTACTAGAAGGAGAAGAAACTACAACATCTGCCAAGTCATTTATACTACAAGAGTTTAACTCAGCGCAACTAAATTGATATTGAGACTCATCTAATTCACATAATAATGTAGCCATACTCTCGATAATAGTATTAAGAGTAGCTCCTTCTGTTATATTAGCACAACTAAAAGTTTCTCCATCATAATTGATACATGATGATAAATAAGTATTTAGACATCCATCATCTTCTGGAATATCTAAGGGATCAGGACAGTTGTTACAAGACATTTTTTTATTTTTAAAATATTTAATTACAAATTTACGCTATTTTTTGAACTAATACTAATGTAGTAAAGGCATTACGAATGTCTATAACATCATTACTAACTTCTCCTTCCCCATCAATATTATCTGTGGCATCCCCAGTATTTACTTCGTAGTAACATTGAGCATCATCTCCAGTATTGGAACCAGCCTGTGCGTCTAATTCTGTGACTGTTTTAGCATATTCCCCAGAACTTGTTGGGATATTTGTATTATGTAACCCTTCATAAATTGTTCTACCATTTACGTTATGAGTTAAAATCCAATCATAGGTATGTTTATGCGCAGGAAGATTAGAAGCAGTCAAAGTGAGAGAATCAGAACCTCCTGCTTCTGCTGAAGCATCATAATCAGAATCATTAATATCAAACCCTCTTAAAGTAGCTTGTTTATGATTTTCTGTAGAATTGTTTCCATTACAAATTGCCCACTTAGTCCATTTCGTATTAGCTTTTCCAGCTCCCCAAGAACTTCCAGTAAGAATAAAATCTACAAGATTTTCTTGAGAAATACCCATTTTGGTTCCTTTAGGTAGACCTAAATCCCAGTATTCATTAGATTGTAATATATTTACAATTTCAGTAGTAACTATATCTGAGATATCTTCTTCAGTTATTACTTTATTTACTTTAATAGTAACTTTAGCAGTACACTCTTTTTCTCCTTTTACTACTTTATATATAAGAGAGTCATTTCCAAAGAAGTCAGTACTAGGAGTATATGTTATTGTGTTATCCACATTCCTTACTGCTACACCATTAAGTGGTGGGGTAATAATACTTACGACTGCTGTACCTGAAACTTGAACTAGATAGTCATTAAATAATATATCTATATTTAAAGATGAATTTTGATCTAGCTGAACTATGTCATTACTACAGATAAGAATAGAGAAATCCGAAATTTTAGAATATAGAGAGCAAATATTATCTCTATAATATTCTAATATTGTCCCTACAGTTATAGAACCAGGAATTTCAATATCTGGATTAGCTTCTATAACACATGCTAAATCAATTGATGATAAATCATAGTCAATAACTTCAGTCTGTACTTCACAGTATTTATCTAAAAGTTTCTTTATCAAGTAGTTAAGAAGAGTAACATCTTCACATCCGTTTGATTCTAAACATTCAGGGATTTCTCCTGTATATTTAATCAAATCTGTACTTGTTATTTCGCATTTTGGAGCAGTTTCTCCAGAGTATTTTGACATTATATTAATGATTTAATTTTTTCTAAAAATCTCTTATCACAATTATTTAAATAAATTTCTTTAGAATAAAAATCATCTAGAGAAGTTTTTCTTATATAGCTTGGAAAAATAGTATTTTTCTCCTGAAATTTAATAAATTTATATTTTAGTAACTTAATTTTTTCTTTTAGTATTTTTATATAATCATCCAGTATATCTATTTTATCTTCACATTTCTTAAGATTATACTCTTTAGAAACCATTTTCATATATACTTGACTTGCAAATTTACATTCTAGTTTATTCAACATTTCTTCTAAAGTTCTTAAGTTTACTCTCATATTAATAGTTTTTAATTATTTCTGCATATTTACATGGATACTTATTAAAGACAGCTATCTGCGATCTAACTATAGCTTTCTTATTATTTACATTTGGAGATTTATCTTCATTTAGTTTTTTCAATAAATTATTAAGAAAATCTAAAGTCATTGTACAATTCTCATTTTTTGATAACTTGTAACATTGTGAGCATTTTCCAGAAATTAAATTGCATCCACATCCAACATCAGTGTTACATGAAATACATCTAGCCATAGCATTTACAATTTTTTTCAAAACTATCTAATAAAGAACATGCATAATCATATAATTCTAGTGATTGTTCATATTTACAACAGTCAGCCATATATATTGCGGCATCTATAAATTGTCTTATTTCCCTTAATTTTTCTAAATCACTAGAATAATTCTTCTTTGTACATTTTTCAATTTCAAGAGAGCAAAATGCATTATTCCATTTAATTTCAAGTTTAGTAGTCCTAAGAAATCTGTATTCTATGAATAATTCATCATTAGGGCATATTGAGTAATTAACAGTCCATAACCCATCAGGAAGATCTGATAATCCATCACTTGTAGTTACATTAGTTATCCCTAAAGTATTACTATTAATAATTACATTAAAATGTATCCCTACATTAAAACTTACATACTTATCTGATCCTGGATATTGAATTACCATTAAAGGATTAGAAGGTGTTATATCTGGATTATAAAATGATGCATCCTTAAGAATTAGTATCTTAGGGTTCAAAACATCATCTTTATAAATATCTAATTGTGAAATCATTTTATTATGTAGTATAATTCTTCTGCAATTGATTTAATAATTACTGCTTTATCATAAGAAATATCTAAAATAGATCTAGCTTGATACCAGTCAGATTTATTTAAGTTAAAAAAATCATCTAAATCCCTTCCTGTATATTTTCCATCTCTCATTCCTATAATAAGAACTTTAGATGCAATTACTGGGTCTAATAGAAGTTCAGGTTTATTAATCAAATCTATGTTAAATCCCAATCTATTTAATAGGATAGTAAATCTTTCATAATTTACATACCAAGCTAACTTATAGAAACCTCTACCAAAGTAGACTTTCCCTGTTCGCTTATCTGGAATTCCATATGTTTTTCCTCTACCTTTATCTATCTCTTCCCTAGATCTAAAAGTCTTATTAGTCTCCCAAAGTACAGTTGCTAATATATATGCAACCATTCTTAAGTCTGTAACATCAAGTTCAATACATTCATATAATAAAGTACCAATGTTCTCTTTTGATGTACTATCTAGTTGTTTTTTAAACTTAGAACCTTCTAGAAAATTGATAATTACATCAACCGTCTGCTTAAGATTCTCCATTTTAAGTCTTGGAGGTGAAGGTAACATTACCTGATTTTTAGGAATTTTTAATTCTTGACCTATAAAATAGTTATTAGGTTTTATAATCTCATTTATACCCATAAGATCTGTAACACTAACTCCTAATTTTTTAGCGATTGAAATTAAATTCTCCCCTTCTTCTATCTGATATTTCTCCATGTTTCTTTATTTAAAGAAGAAAAGGAGGAGCTTATTATAAAATAATCCTCCTCCTCCCTTCATTAAGTTACTTAATATTATCTGTACAGGTTACCTGTATGGTCAGAGCTTACTAAGTCAGGTCTAGCAGAGATAATCCATCCTTCAAGAACATTCTCGAAATCTGTAGTGTCTGCTTCTTCTGGGAATGCGAAAGTCAGTGTTGTTCTGATATCCATACCACCATAACCCAAGTTTTTGTTGTATTTGTCAATTGCTTCGAATTCTAAGTAGTAGAACTTGAAGAATTTAGAAGTGTCAATGAAATCATAGTTATAACCATAAATTTCTCTCCATCTCTTATCATCAGTGTAGTGTTGTCCTTTAAATGACATATTTTCAATGTAGTCTCTAAGAACTGTCTCACCTGTACCTGTTGGGTATTTAGGAGCTTGAATTAGAGTTACTGGCCATTGTTCGACACACTCATCAGCATTATCCCAAATTGAAGGAGTATTTTGACGAACTGTAATCTTAGGGATATCAAGTTCTACAAAATCATCATATTGGAATGAGCATTTGCCAAATTTAGTATCAACATATCCACCAACTAATTTAATACCAATGTTATCAATTGCATTACCTGTTACAGTATCACAAGGGCATTCAGTCCAATGGAAACCTTTATAAGGATCTAATGTACCAAATGTTGGGATTCCTGTTTCACACTCATCTTCTAACACTAAGTCAGAGTAGATTTCAATTGTGAATGAGTTAGCACATGAACCATCAGTATCTTGAGCTAGTGAACTATCTACCACCATTGGGTTATCTGCATATTGAGCTTCTAGAGCTGCTAATGTATTAGAACCATCGGTATCACATTCTTCATCTCCTACTACTAAACAAAGTGTTTTCTTAACTTTGTAAGGTGTAATAGTAGACTTAACCCAAGGAACTTCTACTGCTGAAGTAAGAACACAAACTGGAGGGATTGTATCTACCAATACTACAGTATCTCCGCTTACAGCATTTGTGATAGGTGTTGTTGCACTTGAACCTCTTGCTTCATAAGTTGAAACTCCGTTAGCAAATACTAAACGAACTACAGTTGAAGCTTCAATATAAGCATCATAATCTGTATGAATATCTGTAAGAGCAGTAGATGAACCATCGTCAGCTCTTGTTATAAAGAATTTGTATTTAACATCTTCTCCTGTAAGTGTATATCCTGATGGACATTCTCCTGGGCAACCTTTGATAGTTACTACATTAGATGTAGAATAAGGATCTGGATCTGGATCTGTACCAACTTGTACTAATGAATATGTACTAAAGATACCATCTCTTGATTCTAAAGTTACTCCTAATCCTGGATATGCAGCCTGAAGTGCAGCTAGATTTTGGATAGAGCCATCATCAGCAATTGTTAAAGTAAATTTCTTAAATGTAGTTTTATCAACACTTGGAGGTGTGGAATAAGCTACAATTTTCTCAGCTTTAACAAAAGGAGAAATTGTTTGACTTGCGTTAATTGCTTTTACGAAGTAGTCAACCATATTTTCTGGAAAAGCTACACAATCATCTCCACCACAAGAACTAAATGTATAGGTATAAGTTTCAGTAAGAGGTTTAGCTCCAAAGAAACGAGATACTGGAGAACCTTCAACTTGTACAAACAAGCTATAGGTTTTACCACATTCTGCTGTGATAGTTTTACAATCTGTAACTCCATCCCAACCAATAGTAACTATTTGATTCTGAGGTCTTTGCGGAAGTGACTTTCTGTAAGCAATTAATTTACCAGCCTGAATAGGAACTGATTTTGTAGAAACAGATGAATTGGTCCAACCAATTTTATCTGGATTTGGGCTTCCTTGTGCTATAATGATTTCTCTAACTGAAGAAGCAGATGTACCAACAGCAAGAGCTTTATAAGTCTGACTATTGAATAAACCAATTTGAAGAGGAACTAAATCTGCTGTAGTTTTAGTTGCATCTGTCAATACTGCTCCTGTTCCTACGAAATAATTGTAGCTTAAGGATTCTTTGTAATTTTGCATGTTTTTTTAATTTTTTGGTTAAAAATCTTTCTTTGTAATTTGTTTAAATTTTTCTTGTCGTTCAATATAATATAACATAATTTCCTAAATTATCCTAACTTTATTCATCTAATTGTAAATTTTGTTGAGCTATCTGATTGCCAAACTGGTTTTGGATATCTCCCTGAATAATTCGAGCTGTTTCATCTATACACATTTCTATAACATCTTCAGGTAATTCAGGATCTATATTAACAGAAGGAGTACCATCTAGTTTTATATACCCTTGAATATCAACCTCTTTAGGTTTTCTTAGATAAGTTAAGTCTAGATGAATAACTGAGAACTTATCTTGTGTATAAATTTTTATCTTATTCTTTACTAGGGTTACTACTGTTTCGCCCCATTCAAAGTTAGGATTCATGTTTTCGTTACCAAGAATTGTATTTATATTTGATTCTTCTCCTTGGTAATTAAATAATTCTTTTAATTTACAATAAGGATTTGAAGCCGTTGTAGTAGACCTCACATATCTAAAATAGTTATCTGGTAATTCTTCTGTTAAGTAATATCCTTTCTTTCTGGTTACACTTAATCTTAAAGGGTCATCTGATAATAGATACTTAAAGTCTTCAACTCTCTTTCGAGTTGCTTCAAATCCTTGTTTGTAATTATTATTAGCTCCATAAAGTCTGTTTAATACAGACAATTGAGCCTTATTAAAGTCCTTAATTATCTCAAAGACAGGAATATTATCATAATCTTGGGTGTCTTTCTTATTTACCCTTTGTTTTACTTTTAATACTACGTCTTGAATTTTCATTAATAAACTTTAATTTCTTTTTCTACGTCAGCAAAAATCTCGTCATAAATATCCTTATTCTTTATAGAAGATAAGTATTTGAATGCATCATCTGGTATTCTTCCGAGCAATTGTCCTGTTTTTGCGTAGTATAATTCTCTTTCCTTATTCATTCGTATAACATTTAGGTAGATAGCATATTTAATAACTACTTTAAGAGTCAATTCTTCTCTATCCATTGTTGCTACTGTGATGAAATTCTTATAATAAGTTCTGCCATCCTGAGTTTTTACACCGTCAACAATCCCTTTAATATAGTCATCACCTCTTTTATATAACCTATCATCTGATTCTTGATTATATGATTTATCTGGGGCAAATAAATACTTGATAACAAGTAAGAATTTAGCTTTTTCTTTCGTAGATAATTCATCTAATAA